GCCTACTTGGTGTTATTTTTGGCGCCGTCCTGATGTGGTTGCGTATTGTGAAAAAGAATTCGCAAAAGTTGGAGAAACCGCAAGAGCCCTTGACGTCCGACTATCAATGCATCCGGGACAATTTACTGTACTTGCCTCGGATAATCCGGAAATTGTTGAGAGGAGCATAGAAGAATTTGAATATCACACCGATGTCTTGCGCTGGATGGGATACGGCCGCACCTTCCAAGACTTTAAATGCAACGTACACATATCGGGTCGAAAAGGTCCACAAGGCATCATCGACGTCTTACCGAGACTCTCGCCAGAAGCGCGAAACGCAATCACAATCGAAAACGACGAAATGTCTTGGGGCATTGACGCAAGCCTCGAACTTGAAAAGCATGTCGCTCTCGTATTGGACATACACCACCACTGGGTTGCTAGTGGAGAATACATATCGCCCACCGACGATAGATTTTTACGTATAGTTGACAGTTGGCGTGGAGTAAGACCTGTTATTCATTACTCAGTTTCACGCGAAGATCTACTAGTAGACCATGATGATAACTCTTTACCTAATATGGATTCGCTATTAGAGCAAGGCTTTAAGAAGCAAAAACTTAGAGCACATTCTGACTTTATGTGGAATAATGCTGTTAACGACTGGGCATTAGAATTTTTAGATTACGCAGACATTATGGTCGAGTCTAAGTCTAAGAATCTTGCTAGTATTGACCTATACAAATATGGTCTAGCAACAGAAGATTATAACTCAATGGCAAAAGACTTCGCAGGAAAAATATATGCATAAATAGTTTTATGCATGAACAAATATATAATTTTTTCCAAGATCTAAGTACAACTTACAATCCAGAAACAATTTTTGCAGAATATGCAAAAGGTGAGCCTACTCCATTTTATATGATAGACAACTTTTTGCCACCATGGTTGTACAATACTATTATAAATTCATTTGAAGATATCCCGGAAGAACGCTATAAAATTTTTGCTAATCAGTATAGCGAACGAAGAGAATGTAGAAACTTTGCTGAGGCGCCTTTACTACAAACCCTTGCAAATAGTTTTAACAGTAAATTGTTTGTAGATTGGTTAGAAGTTTGTACTGGTACAGAATCTCTTGTTCCAGATCCTCACTTCTTAGGCGGTGGGTTTTGTAGAAGTAGCAGAAATACATCATTAGGATTACATACAGACTTTAATTGGAATAACGGTCTTAAATTAAATAGACAAAAGAATGCCATACTCTATCTTAACAAAGATTGGAAAGAAGAGTGGAATGGACATTTAGAATTTTGGAACAATGAAAGAACAGAATGTGTTAAAAAAATTGCACCAAAGCCTAATAGATTAATTTTTTGGGACTATGGTTATGATTTAGTTCATGGGCATCCCGAACCTATAGAATGTCCAAAAACAATAACTAGAGATAGTTTAATACTATTCTACTATACTTCAAATGCAACATATGAGCATGATCCAAGACGTTCACAATTCTATGAGCAAGCAGAGTAAATACAGTACGGAGATAAACAATGAGCTATTTAAACAAAATGTACGGAAGAAATCCGGCCCAGACCCAATCATCATCTAGCGAATCTACAAAAAATCCTAATCGTGTAACGGGCGGGTTAAAAGCCCAAGGTGTAGATACTATGGTGTTGCTGGGAGAAGATGGCTCAACTCAAGAACTTCCTACTTTACAGTATGTTCGTAGTTTGGAAGAACAGTCAAGAAAACAGCGAGCCGCTATCACTGTATTAGAGCGTAAGCTGGCTCGCTGTGAGTCTGCTATCGAAAGACTAAGTGTTAGAAATATTACTTCTTAGAAAGTTTAAATACTTCGTCAACTAGGTCTGCTTTTTTCTTTCTTCTATCAATATCGACTTTATAATTTTCTTTTGCAAATGCTTCAAGTTTTTCTTTAGTCATTTTTGCTAAGTCTGCTTTTTTGACAGTAGTCTTTTTAGCTTCTGCTTTCTTTGGTGCAGGCGCAGGAGCAGGCTTTGCTACTGGCTCTGGCTGTGCAGATGAAAAAAGATTGCGTAACCAATTAAACATAATTATTCTCCATAATAAAATATTTGCTTGTATATTTACATAAATACTCTATATAGGAGACTAATTATGGTAGAAAGTTTAAAACTAAAAAAGATTGACGGACTTAGAATAGATAAGAAACCTTTTCAACCTATTAAACTAAAGCCCGAGCAAAAACTACCTGAAGAAAAAAGGTCGATGAAAACAACTGAAAATACTAGACCAGGAGGATATAAGTTCTAATGAAAAAATGGATTATAGACAGACTAGGCGAAAGAACTTCGCTTGATGGCGCTGTACTTATTGGTGCAGGTGTAGCATTTCTTATCTTCAAACCAATTGCTAGTTTAGTTGCATACGGTGCTATTGCATACGGTGCATGGACTATCTACAAAAAAGAAGATTAATAAATGTCTAGAGAGTATATATTGACTGTTGAAACATCTGAAAATACAAGAGAAGTATCTGAAGGTGTTACTAAAGAACTGTATAATGTTACTATTACTAAAGTAGAAACAGGACAAACTATCTCAATAGTTGATGTTGTAAGCACTTATGATAGAGATGACTGGTGCCAAACTGTATTTGAACATGCAAAAGAAGGATTAGATCACGAAGACGGTCCTAGTTGTTGCTATGTTAATGCAAGTTACGTAGACTAAAGTTTACTAATAGGGAGATCAGAACTAGCAGAAAATTTCCATTTCTGTTTTTGTTCTACTCCCTTTTTTTGTGCAAATTTTTTGCTATCACAATCATTACACACATGAAAATAATTGTTGCTTAACCGCTTGGCATCCATCTTGCCTCTAGGTCTTTCAAACTCGTTATCACAGTTATCACATCTTAGCAATACATAGGTCTTATTACGTGTGTAAGGGTGCGTACGACCTAATTTTGACGTTCTCACATGTCTTGTTTGTACAACAAATTCTTTTATGAACATAATTATATTTATTACATTAGGATTATAAAACTTATCGATAAATATATTAAAGGAGTACAGATGTTTGTATTAAATCTTACTAAATCAGCCAAAGAAAAAATAGATGAACTATGCAATGTAGAGCCAAAACACTTTGCCGTGCATTTAGGACTGAAAGGAGGCGGTTGTGCAGGATTTGAATACGAGTGGAGCATGGTCAATAAGGAAGACGTAGGTGTAAATGACGAAATAATACCTACAAATAATGGAAATCTAGTAGTAGATGCAACTAGTTTAATGTATCTATTTGGAAGTGAAGTAGATTATTCTAAAGATGTATTCCAGACCCAATTTGTTATTAATAATCCTAACGCTCAAAGTAGTTGCGGATGCGGCGTAAGCGTTAATTTTAATGATAACATAGAAGACAATATACAAATTTTGGAGCTAAAATAAAATGGCAAGACAAGAAGTAGACATCGGCATTGAAGGTAATGACGGAACCGGTGATAGTATTAGAGAATCGTTTCGTAAGGTAAACGAAAACTTTCAAGAGATATATGCTGTAGTAGGTAAAGGTGGACAAATAACCTTTACATTGCTTGCTGACACACCAGACAGTTTAAATCCATTTAAAGGTGACGGCGTTGATGCTTACTTGCCAATAGTATCACAAGACGGCACAGAAATTGAAATTAGAAAACTAGGCTCTGACAGCGACGAGAATCCCGCCAATGTAGACACTATTGATGTAAGTGTTGCTACTAACGGCAAAATTATTCTAAAATTAAATAGTATAACATTACAATCAGATGCTAAACCAGTATTAGGTGGTCCATTAAATGCCGCCGGCGTTGCTATAGCAAATGTAGGAACTGAACTAGATGACGTAACTGGATTTAACAATACTCATGGTACATCTTTTTCTATCGATGATATAGTTATTGACAAGAAGTTTGCTGACAAAAACTACATCCGTAGACAAGATCCAGGAGAAACAATTAACGTACCAGCAGAGCCTGCTGACGGATCAAGTTATACAAAAGTCTTTACAGTAAGTTTATCATCTGCGGTTGGTGTTGGGACAGCACTTATACCACAACACGGATTGACAAGAGGTTCTGATGGTGCAGCATACATTTTTAATACTTCAGGTACAGGATTAAATTGGAGTAGAATTGATCCAGCAACTGACACCCTAGTTTCTAGCACAGACTTGGACGACAACAATCAACTAATTTATGGTCCTTTAGAAAATGGCGATGTAGTATATCTTGGTATTTTGGACGAAAATAATATTGGATTTTTTGCTAATCCAGAAGATGCACTACTAAATGACTCTGTAGAAAGAAATAGAAGAAGATACAAATTAACAACAACTGATTCGGCAGGTTTGAGTATTACAGACGGCGGCTTCAACGAAGACCTAGAAGGATTTTTCTTAAGCCATCAGGTAATGCCACGTGATAGCATTGTAAGAAGACAAGGCGATACTATGGAGGGTCCGCTTACACTCCATGACCATCCAGGTGATTTAGCAGGAGCAGGAACTCCAAATGGTATTGCAGACTTACAGGCTGTATCAAAGTTATATGTAGATAGCCAATCAACAGAATCAAGTGCAAATATATTTGTTAGTGTTGTAGGTAATGATGCACAAAATGTTGCTCCTCCAGGTAAGGAAGGTAGTTCACTAGCATATGCGTATAGAACAATAGGCGCAGCAGCACGTAAGGCAGAGCAGATACAAATTGCTTCACCATTTGAACCTGGTCCTTATATGCAGGACATATTTACATCACGAGTAATAAACGAAGGCGATCCCGCTGTTGTAGAACTTTCACAAGTTACACAACGAGGCTATGCAACAGGTGCAGGTCTTGATAGTAGAGGTAACACTAAGTCACTTGTTGATGCTAACAAAAACTTTATTATTGCTGAAGTTATAGCATGGAAAAATGAACAAATAGAAAATAAAGCTACAACTACTGTTGGAACAACTACAGTCAACTGGACAGATAGAGTTGTAAATGATAGAGCTCTTGAACTTGATTTGAGCATAGCATTGGATGCAGCACTGTTAGATCACGTAGCAGGTACACTTGCATCAGCACTATCTACAAGGGTTGGTGTAGAGTTTTATAATGACGAATATGGTAGGTCACAAAATGGTCTACTAAAAACTGTTTATGCACATTTATTAGAGCAAGCAAGGACTATTACAGCAAGTATTATTACAAATACACCTGTAACTCCTTCGCAAACAATTTACACACAAGAATTGATTACATTTGGTTCTAACCAGCCAGACAGCGATGACGCAGCTTCAGTAACTGGCATATCAGGTAATATGGCAATACAAAGAGATATTGTTTTGAATGGTGTGTTCTCTGCAGAGACTCCGCAGACCGGTAACAGATACGAACTATTTTTTAGTAACAGTGTTAACGGAATAAGCCAAGGTAAAGTTGACCAAGGCGATCCACAAAACAGAGATCTACGAGTAGGTAAAGTTATTAGAGGTAAGACATCTGGGGCTATTGGTAAAATTATTAGATATTTTACAGGCGATGATAACATTAACAATCCAGGATCTACTGACGATTTAGCAGAACTAGAATTGCTTACACCAGTAGAATTCACAATAGGTGAAAAACTGGAAATGGGCAACATTGTTAACAATAGACAAATCACTATTAGAATAGAAACAGGACAGTATTTTGAAGACTATCCAATTAGAGTTCCTGCAAACGTATCACTAGTTGGTGATGAATTTAGACGAGTTATTATTCGTCCAAAAGATGAAGTTTCTCAATCACCATGGTCTGGAACATATTTTTATAGAGATAAAGAATTTGACGGCTTAACAGGTGACAGTGATAGTGTCACAGGTGTAGCAGATCCTAACTTACCAGTAGACGGTGAAGCATATATTAATCCGCTTACAGGAGAAACAGATGGATATTTTGGTAGACATTATCTATACAACCCCAATTTACCAAAAAACGTAGACAATGGCGGCAACCTTGCTATTACAAATCCAGGACAGTATGTAGATGCAGCTGTTTTAATTGAAAAGAACAAAGAATTTGTAATTGCAGAAGTTATTGCATTCCTTGATTTTTCAAAAGATCAAAGTAACCAAGGACAACCAGGATATACAGGATATGCAGGTGTTGTATGGGACGATCAGGCTAGAGACAGATATAGAAGAACAATAGGAAGTTTATGTGACGCTATTGCTGCTGATTTAAGAGCAGGTGGTAGCATTAATACATTACATATCCAAGGTAGTATTTTCTTCGATGGGTTAAATTATACAAATGAGGCAACCCCAAGATACCAAAGTATTATATCAGCGGCTGATGTTATACAAAATGTAATTATAAACAATGCTTACAATAACATACTTTATGCAGCTTTTAAAGGTTCAGATCATCCAACTCAATACATCAATACAAACTTGACAGGTGGTGCAGATGTCGCTGGCAATGGTAACTTAGTGTATGATATTGTTGAATTGATTAAATGGGGTAACGACGAAAGTCCAAACAATGACTGGAACCCAGCAAAACGATCAACAGCACTAGATGCTTTCTTAATGAATGATGCTACTATCCTACGTAATATGACTGTTCAAGGTCATGGCGGATTTATGTGTGTGCTAGATCCAGAAGGACAAATTCTTACTAAATCACCATATATTCAAACAGGGTCAAGTTTCTCGCAATCACTTAATAGACAAGCATTTAGAGGCGGGATGCTAGTTGATGCGTTCTGTGCTAACACTCCAGTTAAAGTTACAAGTGTTGAAGCTAACGGATTTGAGCTATTAGTTACAGCAGACCCAGGAAGCGGTTTGTCTATTAGAAAGCCGCAAACACCTTGCCCATTTTATATTAATGGTATTAGATATCAGGTAAACGATGTTACTGATTACAATGACGGTGGTGCATTACTTGCTCCAACAGCAAGATTAATACTTGACTCAACTTCTGGACCAGTAAGTGACGCAAACCCAGATATTAACATAGGTTGGGATGAAGTTGAACTACCTATACCAGGCGGCGGCTATGCTATAACACTTCAAACAGCGGGTAACAGATCTCAGCTAGGTAACGACTTTACACAAGTTAACGACTTAGGTTATGGGCTTGTTACTATTAACGGCGGATTGAGTGAAATGGTTAGTATGTTTACATACTACTGTCATACAGCATACTATGCAGGTAATGGTGGACAAATTAGATCATTAAACGGTTCTAACGCAAATGGTGTATATGGACTTGTTTCACAAGGTAGTGACCCTAACGAAGTACCAGACAATGTTGTTCTTAAGAATGACATGGTACAGTCAGCAAAAACATTTAGTGCTGTTACAGTTCTTGAACTTACAGCAAATTTAAGTGTAACGGCAGGCGATGCTATTGCTAATGCTGGTTCTACACCAAGTGCAAGCGGCGAATCAGTTTTTGCAACAGTAGGCAAGAAACTATATCTTGATACTACATCAGGAAGTTTTACACCTGGCGATAGTATCTTTGTAAATGGTGTAGACTCGGGTGTTGATATTGCTCTTAATGGAGTAGATACAACTGGTTACACTAACGTAGCAACACAACTTAGTATGCACGTATACGATTTAGAACATATTCCTACTAATAAAGGTGAAATAGATTATTACCATGATGATGATCCTGTATCACCTTTAAATAGAATAGGACGTTATGAGCTTGCAAACATTCAAACAATGAATGGTATTTTAGTTGACGGTTATACATTAGACAACACAGAGTATGTTTTTAATCCTGTAGCAAGAACAACAAATGTAAATGGAGTAGTAGGTAATGATGAAAGCGATCCTGTTACAGAAACTACAGAAGCTGTTATAGTTATATCTAAATCTCAACAAACTGTAAACGGACAATCAGGAATTTATAAAGTTAATATATTTGGTACAGAACGTGGAGATCACTACAAGATTGGTGACACGTTTACAATATCAGGAACGCAACTAGGTGGTGTAAGTCCTACACATGATGCAACAGTAACAGTAACAGAAATTAACCGTAGCACAGTAAACATTGATAACGGTATCCAAACAGGAAGCATTAGACGTATGTCAATTAGTGGTGCTATTAATATTATTCCTAACTTTACACCTCAGCGAGATGGACAAGTTTATAAACTTAACTTTAGTACATCAAATGACCAGTTCGATAACGATGGATTATTCCAGGATATTCCAGTTAACCAACCTGTCGATATTAGGCAAAACCAAACACACTTATTTAGAGATATCGAAAGTGTAGGTAGTTTAACAATTAGACCTAGTACGGCTGTAAACTTCGACGATGATCCATTAGATACTTATAGATCAATTAGTTTTGGAGTAAACGATAGTGCAGGTGGATTACTTTTAGATGACGAATCTTTAACAGGCTTTGACGCAACATATGATTTTGTACAACTTTTAATTAACGATAGTTATAAAAACTTAGCAGGGTCTACATTGTCAGTTCCATCTAGTTCAACAACTCTAGGCGGAACACAAGGCGACACTACTATTGCGATTGAACGACTTTCAGAATTAAAAGATATATTTAAATTAAATAACAACTTTGATACAGATGCACAATTCCAAACTATTCCGGCAGACGACACTGGTAGAGACTATACTATAACATATGAATTACCCAAAGTTATTTCTTGGCGTGGTAAAAAACATATTGTTTATAACTATAGAGAAGTAAAAGTTGAAAGTGGTAATCACAACATAAAAACAACTTTCTCAGAAGAAAACACCTATGCGGTAGTTGACTTAAAAGAAATTGAAGAAGTTAAACTTACTCTAAATGACTATGGCTCTTGGGAAAGAGATGTTTTCTACAATCTAGCACAAAGATCTGTTCTTGTTAGACAAGTTGGTAATACTTCAGCAAGCGGTAAAGTTAAAGTAGCACAATTCAATGAAAATGTATTAGACTTATATGACTGGTCAGGCGTAAACTTTAATACAACTGGTGCATTAGAAATCAGTATTGACAATGGCGCAACTTATACAACTATGACTGACCTGGCTACAAATTCTGTAAATCTTGTTCCAACACTAGTTGAAATTAGAGACACAAACGTTACAGGTGTAGCATCGGGTATTTCACAACCACTTAGCCAAGGCTTTAATAGTGTAATTGCTCTTAGAGCAGGATTACAAGACGGTGCTCCAGCAAAAATTACTATACAAATTAGTACATGTAGAGCTACAGGACACGACTTCCTAGACATAGGTACAGGTTCATTTAACCAAACAAACTATCCAAATGTTATTTTAGGTTTCCCAGCAAGAGAAGCTGTACAAGATAATGAAATACAAGAACGTAACAAAGGTAGAGTGTTCTTTGTAAGTACTGACCAAGATGGTTTCTTCCGTGTTGGTAGATTCTTTACAGTTGACCAAGGTACTGGTACAGTTACATTTGCTGCAAGTATTGCACTTTCAGATGTTGACGGTATTGGATTTAAACGTGGTGTTGTTGTTACTGAATTCTCAACAGACAATGCAATGAGTGACAATGCTAACGATACTGTTCCGGTTGAAAGTGCTGTTAGAGGATATGTAAACAGACGCTTAGGTTACGATCAACAAGGTAATGCTGTAACAAATCCATTAGGACCAAGTGTTCTACAGCAAAATGGTAGTGTTCCTTTAACAGGTAACTTACAAGCAAACTCAAATACTATTACAGGTATTGCTCCTGTTGATCTTACACTTACAGCAGGCACAACCGCTGTAAACAAAGACTATGTAGATAGCAGAGCTGAAGGTGTTAAGAAGTTTAAAGACTTGCGTGACACATCAATTGGTGGCGGACAAGCAGGTGATATTTTAGGTTTAACTGGACACTACAGTATTTGGCTTGATGCTAATAGCATTAACAATAAATCAGAGTTTGTAGCAGGCAGAGTTTTAACAAACAGTGGCGGTACAACAAACTATGGTACAATAAGCGGTTATGATGACGAAGTTTATGATAACGGTTTAGGTGATGTATATATTGTTTACTTTGATGCTGGACCAGATATTGCTACACTATCAGAATTTAATTTAGGATTTAATGGTACTACAATAGCAGGTTTAAAGAGTGGTGCACCAGCAATTTACTCTAAACCAGACGGCGGCGTTGTTGGCGGAAATGCAAAATATATAAACGGCCCATTCCAAGATATAATTAACATATCTGAAGAGCCTTTTGTAAATGCTACGCCAGTAAGTGACATCAGTTTAAGCACACGTCGATTAGATAATGACGATGCTGTTCCTAGCACACCGTCAAATCCTACAGCATACTATAATATGCAAATTAATCCAGGTGTGATTCTAAATGCTGACGTAAATGATAGTGCAGGCATAGTTCAATCTAAACTGGATATGCAAGAATCAGATACTTTTGTAACAACAGCAGACGATCAAATAACAATTCCAGCAACAGAAGTTGTGGTTGGATTTAATTACGAAATTATTCTTCAAGGCACTACAGACTTTACAACATTAGGTGCTAGTGCAAGCACAGCAGGAACTACATTTACAGCAACCGTAAGTAATCCTAATATAACAGGTGGCGGTACTGTTAAAAGATTACAAAGCAATATTGTTGTTAAAGATCTAGCAGACGATACAGATGCAAACAACCAAGCAACACTAGGATTGTCAAGTTTTGATGGTGCAAATTTTAAAGTTACAAGAGGACATGTACAACTTAAAGATAACGGGATACCTAAGACAAAGATAGAACAAATTGCTACACAAACTGTGCTAGGTAACTCAACAGCAAACACAGCTAACGTTGCAGAAGTGACATTTGAGACAGTAGTTAATGACGGTAAAGGTATACAACATGGTGACTTTTCAACCACAGCGATAGACGCTGAGGCTGGTCAAGAAGTTATGCTTAGAACAGATAGCACAGCAGACGCTGAGCTATATGCTGTAACCACAACAACTACTACAGGTGAAGCAAGTAAAATTGTTTCTACAGATACTGGCGGTAATATAGATGCACAAGGTTATAAATTAAACAACTACACAATCATAACACAATCAGGTTCAGGCAGTGATGGCGTACTTACTGTTAAATCAATACAGACAGGGGTAGGTATAACTGTAGCAGGTGGTAGTGCAACAGACCCAGCATACACAACTGTATATGGTGATTTGAATGTTGGTAACCTAACAGATCCAGATGGTGCTGATGCTGATTCAGATCCAGATGTATTTGATAGAAGCGCACTTCATGTATCAGCTGATACAGCATTTGATACAGCGAACAGTATAACAGGTACTGAATCAAGATTTGTTGCTTCTAAATGGATGTACACAAACTTTATCGAATCAGTAGACGAAAAAGGCGCAACATCAGCAGGTATTGCTCTAGGTTCATACAGCGGGAAAGTTGATGTAGGTAATGTTGGTATTATTGCAACTAACGGAACAGTACAGAAAACTGTTGCTTCGTTTGGTATGCTAGATAGCGACAGTGACGGAACAGTAGATACTCTTGCTATTTGGCCTGAAGATGACAACACTGTTGATATCGGTAACGCTAACTATCGTTACAAAACAATTTATGTTAAAGCTGTAAATGTAGATGGAGATATTACTTCTAGTGGTGGTACATTTGGTAATATCCAAGTAGGTGTAACCGCTGATGGTGAAATTGATACTTCGGATGGTGATCTTACACTAGACAGTACTGGCGGTACAGTTATAGTTGACGATAATCTTACAGTTGAAGGTACATCAACTCTTAAAGGTGATGTAGACATAGGCAATGCTATAGCCAGTGACACGTTGACTGTGTCGGCAAAAGTTGACTCTAATTTTATACCAAGCGGTACATCACGTAACTTAGGAGATTCTACAGATTATTGGGCAAATGTGTTTACAAGAAGTTTAACCACAGGTGCAAATACAACAACAGGTACTATAACTGGTGACTGGTCACTGACTTCAGGATCTAAATTACAGTCAACATATGCTGACTTGGCTGAGATGTATTCAGCAGATGCAGAGTATGAAGTAGGAACTGTGGTTGTGTTTGGTGGCGAAGCAGAAATTACACTTACTAATACTAAAGGCGACACAAGAGTTGCTGGCGTAGTAAGTGAAAATCCAGCGTTCGTAATGAACCAAGAATGTCCAGGCATTGCAACCTGCATTGCATTACAAGGAAGAGTACCATGTAAAGTTATAGGCACTGTTAAAAAAGGTGACATGCTTGTAACTAGTGCAATTCCTGGTTACGCTATTGTTAATAACACACCAGGAGTTGGTAGTGTAATTGGTAAGGCTGTAACAACTAAAGATACTGATGACAAAGGTATTGTTGAAGTAGTAGTAGGACGAGTATAATGGAAAAGAAACGCCCACAAGGAAAAAGTTTTACTAATGAAAATGGAAGACGATTAACAGTGATCGCCAATCGTGGTCCTAGATTACAAGTAAAGGTCATTGGAGATCCTAAAGGAAAAGCCGATGAAGCACTTAAAAAAATTAGGCGATAAATATAGTAAATAGGATAAGCAAATGGCCAATAGATTTCCACTAGTAATAGACACAACATCAGGTAACCAGTTTAGAGAATTACCAGACGGAGATAATCTATTACTTACAAATAGTAGCATTGTAAATGCTTTAGATATTACAGCATTAGGAACAGTTACAGCAAGCCAATTAGTTGTTGATGGTACAGTATTTAGAAACGACTATAACGACCTGCAGAATCTTCCAACAATACCAACTAGTATACTACAACTAGGAATTGGGGACGGAACATCAGGACAGTTTTTAACTACAAATGGCACAGGAACTATTAGTTTCCAAAACATTCCTACACAAGATCCTACCATGGGTGGGGATTTACAAGGCTCTGCAAGTAATGCACAAATTAAAGCAAATACAATTGGCATAGACGAATTAGATGTTGATGACGGAACTATTGGCCAAGTTCTTGCTACAGACGGTTCAGGCAATTTACAATTTATTGACATGTCCGGCGGCGGTGGCGGCGGTGGCGCTACTAGCTTTTTAGGGCTATCAGGACAAATTGGATTATCGCAAATTGATGATGATTTTATTACTCCTGAAAAATTAAAAGATAACGGCCAAACACCTACACCAGGACAATACTTAACAGTAGCAGCTGGTGGTGACTTTGAATACTTAGATATTCCTACAACTAATCCACAATGGGACGATGTACAAAATAAACCTACTATTCCTGCTACACTTACTGATTTAGGTATTTCAGAAGGTAACGATGGCGATGTTTTAAAAACAGACGGCGCTGGAACTTATACATTTACAGCATTTAATTCTATTGAAAATATAGAGTTTAGTGGAACAACAATAAGAACTGTTCCAGATAACAGCAACATTGCTATAGATCCAAAAGGCAACGGGTATGTAAATATTATTGGTACAAACGGTGTTGTAATTCCTAAGGGTACTTCTGCACAAAGGGCGCCTGATGTTGCAGGTGCTATGCGTTTGAATACAGAACTAGGAATATTTGAAGGGTATGATGGTAGTAATTGGAATGGTTTAGGCGGCGTAAGATCAGTAGATGGACTAACATATGTTAGTGCTGAACTAACTCCAAATGCAAGCGATGATACTTTAAGATTTATTACTAATAGTCAAACTAGTGCAACATTAACAGAAAGTTTACTAGATTTAAATTCAGCTGTTAGTGTAAAGATTAGAAGCACACAGTCCGCATTAGATTTTGATAGTGGTGCTCTTAGTGTTGACGGCGGTGTTAGTATTAAAGGTAACCTTATTGTTAGTGGTGCTATTACTGTAAACGAAGAATTCAATACAAGTGTAAAAGTAAATGCTACAGCATTGTCAGGCGGAACACAAACTTCAATTGTAACTGTAAATCCAGCAGATATAGATTACTTTAATACAGGTCAAAAAATAAGAATTTTTGGTGCAAGTGCGGATAACATAGATCAAGATACTTCTAATCTTGGAATACAGGTTAATAGAGTAGGCTTTGCTACTCCAGATGGTAGTGGTAACGAAGTTACATTTAGTTATAGAGTTGCACAAATGGATACACAATCAGGTAAGATAAGTGCTGTATCTAGTGCTGTAGATATTACTATTGAACCGGACGAAATAAACGATTTTAACAACAACAAAAACTTACAACTAGTAGTAAGTCGTGTAAGTTCGGCACACAATATTTTAATTTATAGAAAAATTGGTTCCGAAGTTAACTATACACTTCTAAAAGTATTAGGTCCAAAAGAACTAGGAGTTGCTCTTAGCAATGTAGTATGGACAGATTATTATGACTTTGATGTTGCACCCTGGAGTAAAAGAACTACACAAGGATTGTTTACAACTGATAGTGGACTTGTGCATGTTCCACTTGTAGCATCAGCAACACCAAAACTTGGTTGGATTGATACAGAAATTACACAAATTGATCCTAATACAAATAACTTAACAGTAGCAAATAGTTTTTATGCAAGCCAAACTAGTATAGAAGTAGTTGTTGACGATACAGAAGCTGTACAACTTGCAATAGACTCTGCTAAAGCTCAAAATAGAAATAGTTATGAGCTTGAAAATAGAACATACTTTATAAAGCGTTTAGAAATTCCAGATGGATTTACACTAAAAGGAAGTGGCGACCAAACTAGAATTATCAAGCAATATTGGTCAACTGAAACATCAACAGGTGACAATACAATAATAAGACCTAAGTCAGGGTATACAAGTTATAGTAATATAACAATAAGAGATTTAAGAATAGATGGTAATGCACAAAACCAATATTTGTCAACTGACACAACTTCAGAGTTTTTAAACTTTGCGTTTTATCTATATGGTAATGACTTACTTTACGAAAACATTGAGTTAGATAACGTAATAGGTGGCGGCATATATGCTTACCATCCAACAATTACAAATAACTTAACAATACTTAACAGTGAAATTACAAGCGGTGGACTGACATATAGTTATGATTATCAACCTTTATATGCAGATGAATGTAGAACTATTAAAATAGCTCATAACACATTTAGAGATTTCCCAGGACCAATAAGTGTAAGTGCTGTACAAAAAGGTATAGTTTCTCCGAACATTGTTGATAATTGCGGAGAAGGAATATTTGCATATGGTGCAACCAAGATAGTACTTTCACCAAACGTATTATTAGGTCCAGCAGGCGAATTTATTGCTAATCCAGATGTACTTAATTCAGAGTATGATAGTGTCAACATAACTTTAGAACCAAATATAGACTTTAACAGTCCTGCATACGTCTATCAAGAAAACGGCGCATTTTTTGACTTTACAGCAAATCAAGGTAGCCTTACAGGACTTATAAATGAACTAACCAAAGTGAATAACGTAGAAGAGCTTGTTATTCCAGGTGGATCTAATCCGGATTACAGCCAAACACTAGGAGGAGAAGATTACATATCATTCACTACCCCAGGCGATGCTAACGGCAATTTCCAATTTAGAATAGTAACAGGAAAGGTAAATGACTTACTAAGTAGAGCAGGTTATTCAACTTTACTTGCAAGTAATCCTAACTCACAGGGACTAGTATATAGAATAGTTGCAACAGAATATGTACCAACTAAAACTATTGTAGGGTTGGGTAGCACAGATGGTAATAACGACTATGTTCTTCCACTAGATAGTGTAGACGGTCTAAATGTAAGCGATGTGGTCCGCTTAGTGAACCACAGTACAACTCCTGCATCAGGAGGATTGAACGGAACCATAAATTCAATAAATACGATAAGCAATACTATAACAATTGATTTTGGTGTAACCACAATTCAAACGCCGGCGAGTTCCGGACAAGTTGCACTACAAAATAATTTCGTAGTAGCCAAAGGGAAAATTAACTAATGTCAAGTCTAAATAACATAAACAATAATGCTTCGGTCGTAAACGTAGGTAGAACTACTCCAGTAACACCCGGCGCACAACCAGCAGCAAACAGTATTCCGGTTGTGGTTGCTACAGATCAAACAGCAATTCCAGTCGTTGAACAGAACAAAATACAATCAGAGGTTGCACTTTCTCTACTTGGTATTCCAAGATCAGAAGTTGCACTAGGTATATTTGCAGACGTTAACACTTACGATGTTAACCCAAGCGAATGGTCAAGTGAACCAGCAGAATATTCACAAGTTCCAAATACAGCATCTCAATATAGTGGAATTGGCGGAGTACAAGACTGGGGTATTTTGCACTTACCAGAAGAATCAGGTGCAATGGTTACAGCACCGGCAGACGAGACATCAGTACTAACAAGTAAAAGATTTTTTAGATATCAACCAGGACGTGTTTCTGCAGCTACATTTGGTATTAAGAGTTCATTTGCATCAGGCAATGTTGTAGGTGCAGGACAAAGACCACCAACACGTAACCCTGACGTTAAAAAATATGGTATCTTTGATAAGTTTGATGGCTACTATTGGGAAACAAGAGATACTGGTCAAGGCGACCAATTTGCTGTAGTAAGACGTACACAGTCTATTATTAGAAAAAATCCATTAGAATTTGGTAACAGTGCAGGACAGCAATTAGAAGATCATGCACTAGGTGGTAAGGCTCCCGGACAACCAGCAAGCACATATAACCAATATCCTACAGCAACCAAATACTTGACAGCAAACAAATTTGATCTAATTGACGGAAGTGTACTAAGCAATAGTGCTGTTAAATGTCAAAGAGATTTAGGTTACTTCCTTGAAGCAATAGGAACAGACATTACACTTGGCACTAACTACGGTAGTACATTCCAAGGACTTGCAGAGTCAAACTCCAACGAGTATCCTTTACCAACAAGTGTTACTGATGCAATTAACAGTTCACAAACTGAAGTTAAATCATTAGCAGGTGTTGATAACACAGCAGACGCGGCTGTAGACACATGGTATAACAATTTACGTGCTATTGCTGTTGATCCTGCTACACGAGTAGACTATGCTAGTGCAACACAGGCAGAGCAAATTGCTTTCCTAAAGGCTGTTACATTTACTAATCCAACTAGCGGCGGATCAGCAAGTAGAGAAGCTGTAAAAGATCAACTAGTTGCAAACAGAGACTTTATAGCGGCAGAAATAAATGCTTGGGTAGCAGATCAATATCCAAGTGCTAGTCACAATGTAAACAAATGTACACGAGATGTATTGTTTGTTCTAAACGCTGTTAGTTATGATATATTATATGGCGGAAACAGTGCTACATACGATGCTGGCAGGTTCTTCTTTTACGATGGGTTTAGTAAGAGCGACCAAACAGCAAACTATATTACACAAACTGTTGCAGCATATGGTAGACTTGCAGATATTATAGACGACATAGTTAAAGACGTTACTATTGTTAAAACAACAGGTAACAGTGAAACACAAGTTACAGGCAATGGTGTTGCAAACCAAACAGAAGCAGATCTAGCTGTTACATATACAAACGTAATTAAAGATGTAATTAGCGAAGGCGACATACTGTTAAGTCTTCCTGTTACAAGAACAGTTCCAGATACTTCTTGGGGTGCAGCTTCAATGACAGCGGCACAAGCGGCTATTACAGCTGCTACACAAACAATAGTAGAAACTGTGGCTCCAGTAACATTTACAGGAGATGATTTAAAATGTAAGAGAGATTTAGAATTTGCGCTAGATGCTTACATTAACGATTTAAGATGGGGCGGTGATGGACATATAATTGCAAACGCGGCAACCTATAATACAGCATTACTTACAGACGCAGAGCGTGAGGGAGAAACTCACTATTATTTCAGAAATAAGCTAAGAGAAAAATTAGCAGAAATTGGCGAACTAGATGCAAGAACTAAAATTGGTAATCTTGCTAAATTCCAAATACAGGCTGTGACAGCAAATGGTTCAGGTGCATACCCTGCACAACAAGGACCAGATGGAACAACAGGATTTATTACAAATGCACAAATTGCTAGTGCTACATATGGCCAGCGTAGTAAAATAGAAACTATATTCAGTGTATATGCACTTTACTATGGTTATCTTGTAAGTGAGAGTTTAACATATGATACAGCAACACATTTGCCTGACGGAGCAGATCCTAATGATTTCTTAAATGTATTGAAGTTTAAGTGTATTAGAGATGTTAAGTATGTTGTTAACGGATATGCAAGCGACTTACAGTTCGGTGGCAACGCAGCTACAGCATACAATGCATTTAAATATTACAGTGACGGCGCATTAAAAGTTTATTCACAAACAAATGGTGGTGTAGTTGCTGAAATTAATAGACATACATTTTTGAAAGATCTATTAACAGCAACAGGCACAGTAGATGTAACACGTAGTGATTCTCAAAATGTTGCTATACCAAGTTTAGCAACACGTTTTGCTTTAACAACAGAGCAAACAGACAAGCTGAATACACTCGCTAACATTATTATAAACAACTTTACTACACAATACGCCGGTTCAGTAGATTATGGTACAGCAGGACAGTTTGGCGATCTTGTTATTTTAAGGGATGGATTAATTATGGTGCATGCTGCAGCTTACGATCCTACACTATTAAAGCCAAGACTAAAAACACCAGCACAAATTGATACAACAAATAATACCTTTACACTTGCAGAAGGAAGTGTTATAATAGGACAGTATGTAAACTATTATGGTGATTGCCCAGAACTAGTTGATGGTAAAACATATTGGGTAAGTGAAGTAAAAGGACCTAAAGGTAATGTAATTACATTAATGGATCCTGCGGTTGCAGACTTTGATCAATTTGACGTAACACCTAGTAACAACACTCCAATTACACTAACAGGAGCAGGAACTGAACACTATATCGAAACTCCAGTTCCATTTATATTCCCAGATGCATATAATCAATCATTTGGTTTAGCAGGTGTTGAAGAAAGATATGATGGCATGTTCCCATACTTGTATACATCATCTGGTGTATTACCAGCAGAACAAGCAGATGTTACAATAGGTTACATAGATACAGCAATTGACACTAGTGTTGATGCTGCATCTTTAAGAACACAAATTGATGACCTAAACTTCAAGTATAAGACTTGGGTGCGTGATCATGTCGATCCTAGATATTACAGTGTTTATGAATATAGAGTAGGTAGAACAAGATTCTCCGGAGACAGTTTAGACGGTACAACACGTAACAGTGTATACAGTGATAACGTACTAGATAAAAAAGCCGGTGAGCTATTCTTAGGCACAGGCGTATCAGCACAAGAACAAACATCAGTTTGGGACATGGACTTTAGTAAGGTGACCATGCTTAAAGTTGAATTTAGTTGGTATGGTGCTGTTGGTGCATTGTTCTTAGCATATGTTCCAGTAGACAACGGCGAAGCACGTTGGGTAAGAGTACATCATTTACGTTGTTCAAACCAGTTGAAGATATCTTCACTAGGTAATGCTACACTTCCAATTACATATCTTGTTTACGGCGGAGGAAGTGAAAACAGATTTGGTGTTCCAAATGCTAATAGATTGCAAAACCCATATGGTAGTTACGCAGAAAGCCTCGTCAAGTATGGTGCTTCTTACTACATTGATGGTGGTGACCGCGGTACTGTAAGATTGTTTAACCACAGTTCGGAAACACCAACTGATGTATATGGTTCAAGATACAAACTAGGAGTTGATAGTACAAATGCTACAGATCCTGTTACACCTATAATGACTGTAACAAATCTTGATCCTGATGCTACAGGAAACTCTGCACCCGCAATTAATACATTCTATATGAATGCAAGAGTAATAACAGGTAACTCACAAGACCAAAACGTAAAAGTAATTTGGGTTGATGGTAATGACTTATATTTGAATAAACCAGTAAGTGCTGTTTCGACATTAAATGTAATCGTTGATAGACCAGCATTACTATATGGTTTAAAAACCAAAGACGACATTACATCAGGTAACGGTGACGCTGTTAGAAACAGAGTACAGGTATATCCAACAAGATTAAGTGCAGGAGCAGACGGAACTGTAAATGCTAAAATGACATTGCTCAAAACACCTAAGTTCCAAACAGCAATAGGAACCACTGGAAGTTTTGCGTTAAATGCATCTGTAGACTTAAACAGCTCGTACTTACTATCAACTACTGATACAGACTATCTATCACAAAATGGAGACTTCTTATATGGTTACTTCCGTGCAAGTTTAAATGGTAGTGAAACTTTGATTAGTGTATTAGGAAGATTAGAAAAAAGCAATGACAACTACTACTTCTATCCAACAGAGATATATAATGGAACATTAGAAGTTGCATCAGGTGCAACATTCTTGAAAGAAGGAGTATTTGATCCACAAGGTAATAGTTTGACTTCAAGCGAAACTACTTTTGAAAAGGAACGTTTAAGCTCAGTAGAAGTTGCTCTAAGAGCGCAGACTCCAATACCTGGATCAGGTACTGAATTAGCAAGTTATTACATTGCACCAGGTGCTGAAGAATTTGACCTAGCAACATATTTTGACTACAACAAGGAATACATAAGTTATCCATTGACTGACCAGTTAGAAACATTGTTCTTAGCAACATTCAGTAACAACACTAATTCTACTAGTCCACAGGTTTCATTAAGTGCCAGCTTGACATGGGAGGAACAATAATAAATGCCTCAGATAAAAATAGGATTCGACAGAATACCTATACCTACTTCAAAGTCATTTGTACCTCTTTATGATATTGTAAAAGGGGTACCACTACGAGATTCAAACGGGCAAATAATTGTTACCGAAGATGAAGGTCCAGTAGAAGCTCTATCTAAAGCAGAAAACAGTACAAGTGTAGTTATTAATAATGCTGTAGTAGATAATACACAACTTTCTATAGAAGAACAATTTGCCGAAACTTCGCAAGTTAGTACGACACTACTAGGCATACCTAGAGCTGAAGTACAATTAAGTTTGTTTTCTGATGTTAGTACATACGGTCTTAATCCTGAAGAATGGGAATTTTTTCAGTATAATGGAGTATTTGGTCGTCCTGATGGATGGTATCGTAGACGTAATAGAGTTTATGGTGATCATTTTTATACAAGACTAGTTGAAGAAACAAACGAGCAAGCATTAGTTGTAGAAAGTTTTCCAGTAGCATTTACTTTTCCACCAGGCCCAAATTACATTAATGGCGGATACAACGAGGCTGTATTTAATAGATACTTACAATTTATTAATCTTGGTAACGATATGTATAATTTATATATTGGTACCAATGAACAATTTGCAGAAGAAAACTTTTTAAATCCTGCTATATGCTTTGTACAAGATGGCGATGTAGAATATCCTGATGATGAACAATTAGGCTATGATTTAATTGAAAATTGGTGTCAAGCATGGATGAACATGCGAGATGGATTGCTTATTGATCCTAATACTAATACCCCAATTAAATTTCCTGTAGGATATGATGCTACAAATACTAGACCAGGACAAACAGATAATATACAATACTTTGGCTTACTACAAAGTAAAAAAGCATATAGATATCAGCCTGGACGTATATCAGGATACACTTTTGGTTTTAGAGCAAGCCGAGACGAAGCAAGTATAGACAACATCATTGAGTGGGGTATCGGAAATCCTACAGATGAATATGTATTTCAGATTAGAGGTCCACAGTTTAATATCGTAAGACGTAGTACAGTTAGATTGCCAAATGAAGTTCTACAAAGAATGGGCATGAATGAAAACAATCAACAAGTAGTTTCTAGTAGAGAACCTTTCGTAGAAGATGAATTTTATGAACTAGTAATTACTAGAGATTTTTTCAACGGCGATGCGTTAGATGGTAATGGTCGATCAGGTTACTTACTCGACCCAACCAAAGTTACTATGTACAAAATTGAGTTTGGTTGGTATGGTGCTATTGGTGCTAAGTTCTATGCTTATATTCCAACAGACACAGGTGATGCACGTTGGGTGCTTATGCATACACTAACAATTGAAAACCAATTAGGCGAGCCTTGTTTACAAGACCCATATTTTAAATTTAGATATCTACAAGATATTAGAAACACAAGTAACATTAGAGAACCACAGTACCTTTACAAATATGGTGCTTCGTGCTATATAGACGGTGGCGATAATAGTGCAGGAAAATATTACAGTTATACTAGTGATGACAAAACTGTAAATAATGCAAGACAAACATCTATTGCGGGGATTTATCCAAAGCGTACAATTAAAAATAGTGACGGTGTAGAAAAGCCTAATAAGAAAAATGTTTTTCCAGTGGATTTGAAAATAGATTGTGATCAACTATCGGAAGTGCAATTGGTTGAAATTAACGGGTGCCCAGCATTTGGGCATCACTATGCACCTAGTTTACATGCTACACAGAATGGTATAGTTAGAAGTGTTAATATTAATGGTGCAGGTAGTGAAATAACAATTAATCCACAACCAACTGTAAACATTGCAAATATAAGCCAAGCAAATCCAGGAATTGTTACTACAGATACAGATCATGGATTCTTTATTGGACAAAAAGTTACATTAGAAAATGTAGTTGGTATGACAGAAGTTAATTTTCAAGAGTATTACATAGATGTTTTATCTGCGACACAGTTTGCATTATATTCAGATGCTGACTATTCAAATGCTGTTGACACGTCTGGATTTACAGCATATGCAAGTGGCGGAACAGCAGACGGCAATCCTATTTTTAGAACACGTGACGACGACAGTAAATTAATTGTTCCTGGTATTAACAGTTGTTATGCGGCTATTACAAGTGAATCAACAGCAAATATTGAACGAATTGGATTTGACGCTCTGTACGAGAAAAGTTCTACAGGAACTATCGATCCGCAAGTTTTACTAAATGGTGTAGTTACTGATTTAGCAAGTGTACCAGTTGACGCTGTTAGATTTACAAGTTACTATGATCATATTGCTGGTTCAACATATCCAATTACAGGTGACGGATTTGAATGTAATTATTTAAACCCTGTAACTACAGAAGGCACACAGTTTTGTGAATTCTTAATTGGAGTGACAGAAAACAAACCTATAATTTCTACTAGAACAAATGCATTAGGTAATCCAGTTAATGAAGTTAAGTTTTTAGCAAAGGATGGTATAACAGAAATAGAGCCAGACCTAGCAAACATATTGCATGCAGAGTTCACACATAGTTCACTCTATAGAGATAGAGACGGTTTTGAAGAAAGAGAAGGCGATGCACCCTTAGGCATTAGGTTTGATATTGATTATAGATTACCAAGACCAGAAGGTACAGATAGCGGAATATGTAGCGGTATAGATGTAAAGATAGAAGATAGATTAGAATTTAGTGTTACATATGCAAGTGCTGATCCAGTATCAGGACTTCCTTCAGACATAATAATATTTGATCAAGAGCCGAGTGAAATAATAAACGGCTTTTCGCTAGTAGGTGGTGAGTTTGGAGAATCAGGCGTAGCAAGCGGAATTAGATTTACATCAGAATTAAAGAGTTATATTGATAACGAAGATGTTGAAAAATATTATATAGATATAGACGGTGCTCCAAACAACGGAGCATTTACATTGCAACTAAGTCCTATAAGACTTACTGATAGACTGATAACAGGTAACCCAGAAAAATCAGTTAACAAAGTGCAAATTTTTAGTTTCCAGCCAAAACCTTTGTACTTGGTAGTATTCATGCGTGACAATGCTAGAATGAATAATATTACTATTACTGAAAACATTAACGGAACTACTAGAGCATTTTGTCCTGAATGGATAACCGATTCAGGTGTTGATGTTGTATTCTCAGGAGGATCAAGTGCAGGTGTTCCTGCTGCAAACTATCTTCCAAAAGAAAGACTAGCAAGTACTAGTGTTGATGTTCAAAATTCACAACCTTTAAGACCTGGTAAACTTAAAGACACATTGTATGTTTCACCAAACAGGAATAATACTGTTGACTTAGGAAGCGTTTATGGTCCAGATAGGACTGTAATATCTCCGGGAATATTAAATACAACAGCAACATTTGTTACGGCAAGAAGTCTTATAAACAATGATGTTAACTTAGTTAGCGCAAGTATTACAACGAAGGAAGATTAAATGGCGGAAATAAAATTCGGTCTAAACGTAAACAGAAGTCTTGCAGATGTTGCAGATCCTTTAGCGGCTTTAGCTAACATTGGCATCGATATTAACGACCTTGATGTTATACGAGGAGCAGCTGGCGATTTAGGTATTACAGCAGATGATGTAAAAGCTCTAAGTGGGCTTAATGTTCCTGTCCAAACATATCTAGTAAAACTTTATCAAGATACTTTACAATATAGTGCAATCATTGATGAAACAGCAGGCACCTCTGAATCACTAAAAGGAAATCTAACTGTAAATGGTGTATTAGGTGCAGGTGCAATTAAGTATCAATACGTAGACGATGATAATTCTACTTTAAAGTTTGCTGATATAAGCACAAGCCGTGTAAGTAGTTGGAGTAGTACAGACAGCCCTGCAACAGATACTAGTCCAATTTTTTATGGTAGTCAAATAGAAGTTGATGGTGCTGTTGAAACACAAACATTAGAAATACTTAAACCAGCAGACCTTGTTAGATTTAGAAGTTCCGAAGTACCTACTCATAAAATACAAGCAACTATAAATGGCCAGACAGTTTATCTGTATGCTATGAAAGGAATACCTTTAATATTTGAAGGATTTTTCCGTAATTTAGATAGTGACTTGAGACTTGTTACAGCAGGCGCGGTTAGTTGGAGAATAGTTAATAATCAGTTTGACTACCTAACAAAGGAGTATGAAAATGTTGGAGGCTCTAATACTACTAGAAGTTTCTTAAGATACAGAGATACAGGGGCGGCATCTAAAAACATAGAAATTTATCATAACCCAAATAATATTTTAACACTACCTTTATCAGGAGTAGGAATAAGTGAATTACCTGCTGCACAACTAGAAAATTGTCAAAATTTATATCTAAATGGAAATGTTATAAAAACGTTTCCAGATTTTAATACTTTTGTGCCCGATTGCAGATTATTAGATGTGCGTGAAAATAATTTCACACTAGGTGACGAACCTAATTTACGTAAATTTAATAATGATGTATTAGCACGTATACCAAACACTGTTAGAGAGATTAGATTTGGTAATACTTTTAACGGAAGTATTACAGCAGACTTAACAACACTAACAAATTTGCTTACATTAAATCTAAACGGACACAGCAGAGGTGGTGCATTTAATTATTTTGATCAAGATGCAGACGATCCAACTGGTTCAACTCCCGAAGTAGCAAATACAGTTCAAAACTATTACATGTACAGAAACAGTTTTAATACTGTTCCGCAAAGTGTAAAAGACTTGCCTGACCTTAGACAGATTAATTTATATAGCAATAGTATATACGATAATAACTTCCAAATATTAAGTCCTGTAATCAACTATGTAAACATAGGTGGTAACCCGGGTATAAACGTTCCTAACTTAGCCAATAAAAATTCAATGGATTTATTTTATGCTCACTATAATAGTGGTAGTGGAATAGCACCAGATTCTAATTTGTTTACTACAACGAGCGGAAGTTATAAGTTTGCTAACTGTGGTAACTTAAGATTAATATATGCATACTCAAGCGGCTATTACGGACCTATACCTAAATTTGCAGGTAACAGTAGACTTTACTATGTACAAGCTCAGTATACAAGACTAAGAGGCGGGCGATCTGACACAGAACAAGACTACGTTTTGTATGACGATGTGTTTGACGACTGTGCAAGTGCAATGCGTTACTTCCATGTAGCAAGTAGTAGTTTGTTAAATGCTCCTATGCACCCTGATTGTTTTGAAAAACCAACAGGCATGATAGGTATCGTATTTAGATCGTTTAATGCAGGTGTAAGCGGAGCATTTCCTAGTTTAAATACAATGCAGAACCTACGTTATATCGTAATGTTACAAAATAACTTTACAGGTCCTTTGCCTAATTTCTTTAATAATCCACTATTATACTATTGTCACTTATATGGAAATAGTTTTAGTGGTGCTATTCCGGTTATACAAAGCAATGCATTACAATACTACTATGTACACAGCAATCAATTAACATCATTTAACGGACTTGAAACACCTAATCTTAGACGTTTGTTTATCAGTTACAATCAAATAACTGGCGCTGTTCCAGATATGAATAATCTTACATTATGTTACGACTTCTATCTAAACAACAACAACTTTACAGATTATGTAGCAGGTGCATTAGTAAGTTGCAGATCTTTATATAGATTTGATATAAGTAACAATCCTAACTTACCAACTGGAGCGGTAAATAATATTGTTGCAGATCTAGTTGCTAACTATGAAGCGAATCCTCGTAGTGGTATAAGCATTAACCTTGCTAATACCTCAACACCAACAGGTGACGCTGTAGAACAAATTGAGTACCTTAGATCTAAAGGGTGGAATATGAGGTTATAAAATGGCAGGAAGTAGTATACAAGGATTTTTACAATCCGCTAACTTATTAGAAAACACACAGGACAGACAGTTACTTAATAACCTTGCTGAAGCACCTATTGCAGACGATATAAGTTTGTTTATTAACAATAACCAAAACGTTAGTGTTTTAGAAATAGACGCATTAGAATACAATTTTATTACAGGATTAGTTACACTAGTAAACGACACTCCTGCAAAAAATGCGGCTAGGAGTGCTGTTTTTACAAATGGTGACCCTATAAAAATTCTAGATGTAAACGATAATGTATTAAAAGACGATCTCTACGCAGCAGATAGTGATGGTGAAAAAACTTTTGGGTTTGCAACTGATGTTGAGTTAGAAGAACAATATACTTTTGCACCACCTAGTGCTGGGTTTAAAGTTGTTAGATCAGACGCCGTTGTATTATCAAACTTAACATACTTAGGTGCTGTTGAAGACACAGCAGGATTTAGTAGTGGTCTTTCAACAGGTAGCGAAAATCCGGAAGGAGCGGGTGGTATTGAACCTGAAGACACGTATGCAAATCAATTTCTAGAAATTTATCAATACCTTGACATTGCAAAGTATCAAGCAAACAAAAAATTTGTTGAAGATAGAGATGTAGCCACAGATGATGATTTTAAAATGGAGGGTACATTTAGTATCGAAGATCCTTCAGATATGATTGTTACAGAAGGCGTAATAACATCTAGTCCAGGCCTTTACATAACAAATCCATCAAGCCCTGTTACAAATATACAGCGTATTAGAGCATTTAGTGATACGTCTAATCCTTGGGAAGTTACAGGCACTGGTGTTAATACTAAGTTAACAACTAACGCCGTTTCTGCACAAACCGGTGATCTTAAATTAAACAATGGTATATTAGTTGACGGTGTTACACCTATAACAGAAAGTGGAACTGTAAACAATACAACTTTTACACATAAAGCAAAAGTAAAGATTGATGGTATTGACTACTATTTGTGTTTAACTAGTTGATGCTAATACTTTGTAAACTGTACCATTAAACGTAATAGGAACAGTTCTATCAAAATTATTTGTTACCCCTATTCCTAATTGTGTAACATTACAGTTTTCAGCAACAAGATCTCTTACCTTTAACACACTGTTACCATTAATCATTTGTAGTCCAACTGTAGCACCTAGACCATCTGTAGTTCTAAGTCCGTTTAATGTTCCTACAAAAGGTGGCGCTGTGTTTAAAGGAATAACACATGCTTCTTTATTTTGTGTTGTGTCAGTAGGACAAATAACTACAGTAGTACCAGCAACCATATCGTCCGGTGCTTGAACTGTTTTATTAATCGTTATTGTATTTGTGTTAGTATCTATGGCTGTAATTCTAGTTAAAGTCGTAGGATCATTTTCATCTACAGCAGGTAGGTAAGGACTACTTTGTATAACATTGTTTAGGCCAAATCCATTTACATCATTTAAAACTAGTTGATTAGAACCAACTGTTGCGGTTTGTGTAAGTTCTCGTCCTAATGTTCCTACACAAAAATTATCTAAACTATTGTTAAGAAGACCTTTATCTGCATAGAAAAATACTTCTTCTAATCCGTTTAAATTCATAGCAATGTTTGTAGTAAATTCACGAATACTAACTATGCTAGTAACTCTTATATAATCTGTGCCTGCAGGATTACTTGCCGCAACTACTACCGTTCCTACTTTTAACCCTTCAGTGGTAGTAATAGTAACATTAAAATTATTCGACGTTCCTGCTTGTACATCTAAAAATCCTCTATGATCCATAAATCTTACAGGAACTGTAGCATCCGCCGATGCTGTTGCATTAGCAATTACAATATTATTTCTTGAAATATCACTAACGCTAGTGCCTTTTGTAAGAGCAGGAGTGATTATCTTATTGCCTATCTCTATATTATCAGTATATGGGCTTGTCGAAGTTGTTGCTAAAACGTTACTATCTTGCGTTAACGTGTAGGTATACTCTGCTTTAAGTGCGTCAGCATATCTTAATGGTGGCGCATATGTAACAGTCAATGGTGAAATACTTAACCATTTTGCGTATTGCGTACTAAAGTTTACATCTTCAGGTCCAATAGTACCTCCGCCTACAAGTAATCTTTTATCGTAAAATCCTTTAAAACTGTCTTCTTCAAAGTCTACTGGTACGTCTTGATAGAGATACCAGTAAGGCCAATCTCCACTATCTTTAATATTTGTAGATAAATTGCAATCAATAAATTTGTTAAAATAATTTGCACTTTCCGAAGCATACCAATATGTTAATCTGATTTGGACAGGAACATATTTTTCAAGATTTGCTTCTGTATGTATAAAACTAAAACTTTCACTTCCGATTTTATTTTGTATGCTATACGTAAATGTAGAACCAGCAGGTGCTGTAACAGATTGGTTAAGTGTTATTGTGCTATTACCTACGCCATCTACAAATAAACCATTACTAATTTCAGCTGCGAGTATAGGAGTACCTTGATCATCTACAGCCGCAATTATTTGGTCGCCAATAACTACAGTTCTTGCATCAATAGGATCTACTGTAACATCTGTTTGGCTTGTCATTGCACTTAAATGTTCAATTGGTCTATCTTCTGCAAATGTATTTTGAACTACTTGTAAATCTCCAAATTCATCTGCAACTTCAAACATAACTAAACCTGTTGTTGAAAAACTAAATGTGCTAGGTCCACTTGCATCCGGAACATAATATCCGCTCCATTGTATTAGTCCGTTTGCACCACCGAGTGTATCGTCTAATTTGTTACTGAATTCAAAAACACCATTATTCCAATAAGGCTTAGTAACCGTAGGATCTCCTGTAACAATAGTAGCACCTGTACTATTTTTTGTTAAATTTTGGCTAATCTGATCAGTTTCATAAAATCTAGCAATTAAACCGTCTCCTCCATTAAAGAATGGTGGATCATTAGTAGTTGCGATAATAGTGTCTAATTGATTTTTTACTGTAATAACTGGAGATGCTATTACATCTTCTAGTTCGTTATCTTCGTTTAATACAGTATTTTTTACAGCAAGTCCTGCCATTAGGCCGATATCTCTATTAGTTACTGTGCTATTGCTTATTCCTTTAATAGCATCTAGATCGCCGCCTGTAAAAACCTTATTATCACTACCTACAACAAGGTTGTTTAGCACATTGTTTAGTGCTTGATCTTTGTTAGATAAGTCAGAAAGGTTTAAATCTCTGCGTAGTCCTATATTTCTAAAAGATGGTCTTGCCATGTAAAACTCCTTGTTACAGTATTTATCAGGTTTGATAAATACAATATATGATAGGAAACCAACAATGGCAGTAGAATTAGTAAACATAGGTAGAATTGCAAACGATGGTACAGGCGATGACCTTAGAGAAGCCTTTATCAAAATTAATCGAAGTCTTGAGGATTTAGACCTACGTATTGATGATAAAACAGAAGGCGAAAACCTAGGCTCAGGTGCCGGTGTTTTCAAACAACGCACTGGTTATAATTTAGAATTTAAATCCATTGTAGGATCAAACGACATTACTGTTACAGCAAATCCTAATGATATAACATTATCAGTAGATCCAACACTGGCTGCTAGACCTATAGTTGCAGATACAGGAACTATAACTGTTCCTGCGAGAGGCACTTTGCGTATACAGGGCGGTAGTGGCATAACTACGCAGGCAAACGAATCAAACAACTCTGTAACCATTAGCGGAAATGCATCACTAGAAACTGACACAAATCCAACCCTAAATGCTAACCTAAACGCAAACGGCTTTGCTATTTTAAATGTAGGAACACTTACAGGTACAAACGTACAAAGTAATGTATACGATGTTGACATAAGAACACTAAATGACTTATTCATTAATTTAGACTTTGGTGATTTTGAAAGTAACACTGACAATTTTGTAGACTTTTTAAAAGATCTTGTAGATGCTGATTACGGTACGCTTACAAGTCCTAATCTATTAAACACGGATAACGGACTATTACCAACATTGTAAATTCCGATAAATAGCTATGTAAGGAATTTTATATGGCAAGTATCTGGACACAACCAAATAACTACAAACTAAGAACACTTGTAGAAAGAGTAAAATTAGAAACAGGTGATTTTATTTTACCTGTAGATAACCAAGCGAATATTACTTTAATTGCTGGAAAACTTCCATCTGGATGCAGATTAGAAGGTGTAGAAATTGTTGGTACACCTTTTGAAGTCGAAATTACTAAAACATTTAAATTTGTACTTAGAGCAACTCTAGGCACAGTTGTTGAAGATAGAACATTTACTATAGACGTAACAGGACCAGACGAACCTTTTTGGATTACACAACCGGGACTACTACCAATAGGAGCAAATGAAAACCTATTTGTATTAGATAACCAAATAATAGATTACCAATTTTTAGCATTAGATGCAGACACAGCCGCAGGGCAAATATTAGAATACTATATAGTACCGGGGGAGGGCACCCTACCGCCTGGCTTGTCTTTAACATCAACAGGTAGAATTCAAGGAGTTGTAGAACCTTTACTTGCACTTGATAAACAATCTGAAAAGGGCGGCTTTGATACAGCACCTTATGATGCATATCCAAATGATTTTAGTATTAAACCAGATAGAGGCTTTGATAGTTTCTATTATGACAACGTAAGATACGATACACAATCAAATCCGCAAGTTCCAAAGAAATTAAATAGATTTTATGAGTTTAAAGTTACTATCAATGACGGTGTAACTGAAAACCCACCAAAAAGAAAATTTAAGATTTATGTTGTAGGCGATGATTATCTAAGAGCAGATAACACTATTATGAAAGTATCTAATGGTGTATTTAAAGCAGATAACACACATATTCGACAACCTAAATGGTTAACACCTGCTGATTTAGGATATAAAAAATCTAACAATAATGCTACAATATATCTAGATGTGTATGATTCAGATACCTTAGACGGAAATGTTTTATACAGTGTTGACGAATTAAACAATGATAACTCAGAAAGTGTGTTGCCGCCGGGACTAAAACTAGATGTATTTGCCGGTGAGCTTACAGGAACAATACCATACCAACCTCAGAGTTTTAAAGATTATAAGTTTACTATCAGAGCAACAAGATATACAAATGACTTAGATTATGCTGTAGTAACAGGTACATTTTATGAAGATACTCTTGCAGGAGAACGATCATTTAAGGTATTTAAACTTCCGTTAAATGTTCAAGACGGCATTACACTAAATGACGGCATTGATGATCTAAACGATTTAAAAGACCAAACACTATTACTAAATGGTCGTAGTTACAAAGTTGAATCAGTAGATGGTTCAGACGAAGACTTTGATATTATTACATTAACAGAAGGACTACGTCCATTCATAAGTTTTACACTTGCCGAAGATTCAGTATCTCAAGCACAATCCATATTTGTAGAAAAATTAAATTTATTTGAAAGACAACAATTTAAAGATAAAAAAATAAATTATATTAGAGATACAATTACAGAAAGTTATACAATACAAAATATATATGGTTATAGAAAATGGCAGATTACAAGTCCAACTAATAGTATAACAATTAATCTTGAGGCTGCAGGAGCATCTGAATTACCAATTGGTGAAACAGAAACATTTACTGAAACTATTATAAGAGTATTTGAAGGCAATGAATTACCTGTATATGTAGAAGCCGGCGCAACTACAGGAAGCGTTACTTTTTGGGCGCCTGATAATGCTCTAACAAAATCTTCTAGGATTACAACTATATTCCCAGGTGCCGATATTAAACGTACCCTTTTAGATAAAGATAAAGATTTAGTATACTTTGACAGACCACTTGAAATTGGTAGAGATTATGTAACAGGACAGACAGTTAGTATTGCATTATTTGCAGACGGCTTTTTTGAAAAAGAATTGCTTACCTATGCAAATGAAGACGTAAATAATCCTTCGACTCCTAAAACATTTACTATAAGAATATTAGGAGAAGTTGATAGTGAAATTACATGGATTACTCCTGCTAACCTTGGAAGTATTACAGCCAATTTCTTTAGCACCAAACGTGTCACCGCACAAACAAATGTACCTGATACTAGACTAATTTATAGTATTATAAAAGGCCGTTTGCCAAACGGGCTTAGATTAGCGTATACAGGCGAAATAATAGGTAAAGTAACACAGTTTGGTACACTAGAAAATTTAGGATTAACAACATTTGACAATGCTGACTTTAGTTTAGACGGTGGTACTACATCAATAGACAGACAATATAAGTTTACAATTAGAGCAGAAGATAGATTTGGATACAGTGCTGTTGAACGTGAATTTATAATAGACATAATCGATCAAGACAATACGCTTTATAGTAACTTGTATATTAGGCCAATGTTAGACCCTAATGTACGTAAAGAATATAAACGTTTTGTAAGTGATCCTGATATATTCCCAACAAATAGCATTTATAGACCAAGTGATCCTAACTTTGGAATACAAACAAAAATTAGTATGCTTGCCTATGCTGGAATTGAAACTAAAAATATCGACGAATACGTAGCAGCAACAGCAAAGAATCATAAAAGACGTCAGTATCATATAGGTGATATTAAAACGGCTATTGCAAAAGAACCAGGATCTAATGATATTGTTTACGAAGTAGTTTACTTAGAAATAGTGGATCCGAGAGATAGTAAAAAAGGAAAAGTTGCAAATAACTTTATAGGTCATCCCCAACCAGCAATTACCGCAGATGCTGTGTCTTTTGAAGTATTAGACGATGAAACAGCACAAGACACAGGTTTTGATATTGTACAAATTGACGGACGTTTTAGAGATAGTGAAATAATACTAGATCAAGGTGCAGGCATGACTGTCGGCACTAGAGAAGGTGACTTAATTCAAAATGTTGACAATGACGATATTGATGTATTCTTACGTGATGGTACAGAAGTACATGTAGATGTAGACCTAAGTGATGCTGAACCTATTAGACAAAGATTAAGACAACGTGGAGAAAACGTTATTAAAGCAGATAGTGATGCTGTTACTATAAATGATGCTAACGAAGTTAATATGTACATTAGTAACACAACAAACATGCGTGAACAATTAGAAGCAATAGGAAAAAGTCAACGACAATACTTACCTTTATGGATGCGTACAGGTCAAGATGGAAGTATACAAGAGCTAGACTATGTTACAGCAATTCCATTAGCATATGTTAAACCTGGAGAATCGAAAAAGGTGCTGACAAATGTAAAAAATGCATTAAATAACGGAGTATTTGATTTTAAAACAATTAACTTCGATGTTGACAGATATGTTGTAGATAGTGCAACAGGAGTTCAAGAAGAAAGATATATTGTCTTTCCAAATTATGTTTTTAATGTTTAATGCTAGATAAATAATATACCAGGAGAACAAAATGGCCAGTAATATAGTAGATACAACAATTGATGATACGTTTCCTGTCGCAGGCGTAGATAACGATAGTCAAGGTTTTAGAGATAATTTCAATATTATTAAACAAAACTTTACAGCGGCAAGAGCAGAAATTACAGAACTTCAAGCAAATGCTGTTTTAAAAAATAAGTTAGACAGCCAAGAAGAACTAGACAACAACTTTGGCGGTAACGAAGTAACACAAGCATTATTTAAAAATTGTGCCGATGGCGTGTTTGAAGCAGGTGCAATTAACAACGCAACAAATATAAGTTATCTTAACGGGGTTTATCAATCAGGAATACTAACTCAAGCATATGTAGATAGTGGCGATGACCTTACTTTAGCAGACTGGCCTGCTAGTGGTTATGCAAGAATGCTTATAGAACTTGTTGCAGATTTACCTGGTGTTTCTAGAGTAGTAACGTTCCGTAGTGAAGGAAGTTACACTATGAAAAAATTAACTACTGACTCTTGGTCTTCTACCACAGCAACTAGTGTTAGTATAGATGTAGACAGCGATACAAATCAAACTATCTTAGAATTTTGGACTAACGATGGTGGTAACACTATTTTTGCAAAAGTACTAGGACAGTTTGAGTAAATGTTTAATCCTTTAGTTGACGACTTTTCTCTATTGTCAGATACTGAAGTTGAAGAAAAGTTACTAGATCTTAGAAGAAAATACTGGCTAACAAGAAACCCCTCTGTTCAAGAACAGATTCAAGTCATTATGAATATGTATGCAGAAGAACTTTCTGTACGTAGAGCACAAGCAATGAAAAAAGCAAATGATGACAGCGAAAATGGACTTGACAATCTGATTAATATCAGTTAAAATACATATATGCTTATGAAAACAGATTCTCTAGGAATACCAAGATTCTCTAATCGCGATCTTATAGATATGATCTATAATGGAGATGCGGATAAAGTTCATGTGGTTTTATGCGATCCTAGCGATGACATAGACAAGTTTAATACAGCAATGGAAGAACAAGGTATGAATCCATTGCAAAAGTATATTCCACTAGATGTAGATCAAAAAACATTTGACGGTGTATGTCAGGGCGAATGGTTTATGCCAGAAGAATATAAATCGCTTGCGATTGAAGAATGGTTATTTGCAAAAGTAATGGAAGAAAAACAACACGCCGGAGTTGATTTTGTATATAACTCTACAGAATGGATGCGGGTAGAACAAGAACTAGAAGCGTATAAAGAGCGTGGTATGTATGACCTACTACGCTATATGGTATATCTAGTAGACTTTATGCGTGAGAATAACATTGTATGGGGTGTAGGACGTGGGTCAAGTGTAGCAAGTTATGTGTTATACTTAATAGGTGTTCATAAGATAAATTCAATCCAATATGACTTGGATTGGCGAGAGTTCTTAAGATAAATACGTACATAATAGGAGAAGCATTATGGCAATGAGACAAAAAGGTCAAAAGACCTATACAACAATGCAAGGCAAACAGATTGATATGGATTTGTTGCGTAAGAAGAATGAATTAACTCCTGCGGTAGGCAATGCTCGTGTAAATGCACGAGGTGATGAGCTTGGCCCAGGTGGTAAAATTGTTCGTAAGCGTGAACAAGTAATTAAAGATTACTATAAGGGATCTATGCCTGTATCAGAAGAACCTGCGGTTACTGTATCTGATGTTGTAAAAGAAGAACCTGTTGTTCAAAAAACTGTCAAATCTAAAACTACTACAAGAGCTCAGCAAAAAGAGGCTGAAGCTACACCATCTGAAGCAGAACTTAAAGAGTTTGAAGAAATGGACGATGGTTGGGTAGAAGACGAAGACGGCAATTTTGTGCAAAAAGGTGACTAATGGTTAAAAATATAAATGCAATAAAAGGCAACCCAAGAGCTATTGGGAAAAGAGTACTAGTAACTGATATGCATTTTGGCGAACAGGTTACTAAAGGTGGCATTATCCTCGGCAACGACGATGGTAAAACTAGAGGAATATATCCTCGCTGGGCTCGTGTTTATTCTAAAGGCCCTGACAACAAAGATGAGTATTCGGTAGGAGACTGGATTTTAATCGAACACGGTCGGTGGACACGTGGTATGAAAATAGAAACCGACGATGGCGAACGAGAAATTCGTATGATTGAAGAAACCGCTGTACTTGCTTACTCAGATGAAAAACCAGAAAGTGTACAGATCGGTGCAGAATACTCAGACGGTCCTGCAACAATCGATCCTGGATCATTTATAAACCAATAAGGCATAACATGACAGACGTATTTGAAGACATTAATAAATTCGCAACGGCTTGCGATCAAGAACCGAGCGAAGCAAACTACAAAATGTATCTTGATTTAATTCGAGAAGAAGTAGGCGAACTAGAAGAAGCTATTGCAGAAAATGATAGAGTTGAACAATTAGATGCATTAATTGACATTCTTGTTGTTACATTAGGCGCCGTTCGAGCAGGAGGCTTTAAAGGGCAAGATGCTTGGAAAGAAGTAATGGATACAAACTTTGCTAAGATTAATCCAGAGACAGGCAAAGTTATCAAACGAGAAGATGGTAAGGTACTAAAGCCAGAAGGCTGGAAGTCGCCAGAACTTACTAAATTTATCTAAAAAATCACTTGACAACTCCGCATTTATATTGTATACTAACACAATAAAAGTTTACAAGGAGAACTAATGCGGATTCCTAATCAAAGCTCAGGTATTGGCACTACTGGACTTACAGGCGTAAGTCTTATGGTATTGCATATTACTGGGTATATCACAGGCTGGGCATGGCCTCTACTTTATATCATGCTTATTATTTCAGGTATCGGACAAGAAAATAGGAGAATGAACTAATGATTCATGGCATGATCGACTTAGAAACCCTTGACACTAGACCAAGTTGCACAGTTTTAAGTCTAGGTGCCGTGAAGTTTGATCCTACCAGTGATGCAGAACCACACAGCGAAATGTACTTTAAAATTTGTGTAGACGATCAAGATAAACTTGGCAGAACTGTATCTGACAGTACGATTGAATGGTGGAGCAAACAAGATCCTAAAGTAATGGAAGAAGCGTTTGATCAAGAAAACTGTATTACTGTTGAAGAAGCACTGAAGCAACTTAGCAAATGGTCAGTAGGTGTAGACACAATTTGGGGCCATGGTTATGGGTTTGACATAACTATTATTGAAGATATGTATAGGAATATTGGAAAACCTATACCTTGGAATTTTTGGCAGATTAAAGATAGCAGAACACTGTTTGGTTGTTGTGAAACAGATCCTAGAAAACTACTAGGACAAAGTGATTTACACAATGCACTTGCTGATGCTTATTTTCAATCTAGAGGTGTGCAATTAGCATATAAAGAATTAGGACTTAAACGATGAAAGAACTTTGGGTAGAAAAATATCGTCCAAAAAATGTAGATGGTTATGTATTTAGAGATGACGCACAAAAGAAGCAAGTACAACAGTGGATCAAAGATAAAACTATTCCGCACTTGCTTTTTAGTGGCAATGCTGGGATTGGTAAAACTACTCTTGCTAAATTACTTTTTAACGAACTTGATGTAAATGATCTAGACATACTAGAAATTAACGCATCGCGAACAAACTCAGTAGATGATGTTCGTGATAAAATTGTAAACTTTGTACAGATGATCCCATTTGGGGACTTTAAGGTGGTGCTACTTGATGAGGCTGACTACTTATCTCCCAACGCTCAAGCGGCGTTGCGTGGTGTTATGGAAGAGTATCATACTACTTCTCGTTTCATTCTTACTTGTAACTATCCAAATCGTATTATACCCGCTTTGCATAGTAGGTGTCAAGGTTTCCACATTGCTAAAATTGACCAAACTGAGTTCACAGCTAGAGTTGCTGAAATCCTTATTACCGAAGGTGTTACTCCTGATTTGGATACGCTCGATACCTATGTAAAAGCAACATATCCAGACTTGCGTAAGTGTATTAACACAGTACAAATGAATGTGCAAGACAACAGTTTGCTAAAGCCTAATGAAGGTGACACGGGCGAAGCTGATTGGAAACTAGACATGGTCGAACTGTTTAAAGCAGGCAAAATTCAAGAAGCACGTAAAATGCTTTGTGGTGCTGTACGTCCAGAAGAGATGGAAGAAATTTATCGTTGGTTGTACGATAACATTGAGTTGTTCGGATCTGAGGAGCAACAAGACCAAGCTGTGCTAATTATTAAGCAGGGGTTAGTAGATCATACATTGGTCGTTGATCCAGAAATTAACTTAGCGGCAACGCTAATTAGACTAGCAAGATTATGAGTGTAAAAAAAGATCTAAAAACTTTAGGATTAATTGCAGGTAAAAAGAAAACTAATCAATTAGTTAAAATTGGTATTACTATGTGGTTAGTACTTGGTTTTATTATTTTAACTAGTTTGGTAAAATAATGAGCTATCTAGTTACAGATAATTGTATTAAATGCAAGCATACCGATTGCGTAGCTGTTTGCCCAGTAGATTGTTTTTATGAAGCAGAAAACTTTTTAGCAATTAATCCGGATGAATGCATAGACTGTGGTGTTTGTGTTCCTGAGTGTCCTGCTAATGCTATAGTATCTGAATCAGAGCTTAGTCCAGAACTTAGAGAAAAGTGGGATGAAATTAATAGACGTGTTTCTGATTGGAACATAAACATAATAGATCAAAAGGAACCATTACCAGATGCAAAAGAATGGGATGAGTATCCTAACAAATACGAAGAATTCGGTATTATACCGGTTAAGGACATAACATGAGTAAAGGCAGTAATCGTAGGCCCCAAAACATTTCCGATAAACAAATGACTGATAATTGGAATAGTATTTTTGGTAAAAAGAATTATAAAGAAGTACAGCAAGATATAACTGAACTTAATAGCGACGGGAATCGCGATCGTGGAAGATACGGAGAGGATAAAATTAATGAACGTACGACTAGTTAGTTACACAAAACCAACTGAAGACTTTGTTGCTGAAGGTATGAACAGCGACGATTTATTAGACCTTGTAGCATTTTGTGCTAGGGTTTCAAACCCTGCAAATCAAATGAACTCAGAAACAAGTGAAAAACTTGTAAAATATTTAATTAAACATGCACACTGGTCACCGCTTGAGATGGTAAATGCTTGTTTAGAAATAGATACTACTCGTGATATTGCACATCAGATTGTGCGTCATCGTAGTTTTGCCTTTCAAGAGTTTAGTCAACGTTATGCAGAGCCGGGACAAATGGGCGATGAAGTCTTTATTACTAGTGAAGCTCGGTTGCAGGATAATAAAAACAGACAAAATTCTATTGAACTTGATATGGCACAAGAAGGTATGGCTGAACTTATGGTAAAATGGGAAGAATTACAACAGGATGTAATATTCACAGCAGGCCGAGCTTATGATTGGGCTATTGAAAACGGTATTGCAAAAGAAGTAGCTCGCAAAGTATTACCAGAAGGACTTACTAAAACACGATTGTATATGAATGGTACACTACGTAGCTGGATTCACTACATAGAATTAAGAGGTGCTAACGGCACACAAAAAGAGCATATGGAAATTGCTCATGCTTGTGCAGAAGTTATTGCAAAAATTTTCCCACTAGCTGAAGAATTGAAAGGGGCATAAAGCCCCTTTCATTATTCGTCTCCATATATTTGGAGTACTTCTTTTACAGCTTTATGTCTTTCTATATCTCCCTGTTCGAACTGGACTATGTCCAAATAAGATACATTACTTGTTTGCAACAGTTTCATAAAATCTAATAAACCGTTGTCCTTTAGCCTATCAGCTTGTGCTAAGTCGCCTGTAACGGCCATCATTGAGCCTTCGCCTAGTCTAGTAAGTAACATTTTCATTTGGTTTTGTGTGGTATTTTGCATTTCGTCAGCTAATATAAAACTCCTTTTAAATGTTCGACCACGCATATATGCTAAAGGCGCAATCTCTATAATTTGTTCTTCGATCATGCCTTCTATTTCTCTCGCACTAAAATAGTCTCTTAGTACGTCAAAGATAGGTCTTGTCCAAGGTGCCATTTTTTGTTCTAATGTACCTGGTAAGAATCCTAGATCTTCGTCTGCGCTTACAGCGGGCCTAGTTACAATTATTTTATCTATTACGCCTTGTTTAAATAGTTTTACAGCAACTTGCACAGCCAAAAGAGTTTTGCCTGTTCCTGCAGGACCTACGCCAAAGACTATGTCTTTTGATTGGTCGAGCAACTTTAACACGTATGCTTCTTGGTTTCTATTTCTGGGTAATATTTGTATTTCTTTAGATTGTTTTTTGTGAAAATTAATGTCTACGACATTTTGAAAGTTTGGATTTGCGTTATTACGCTGTTTCCTTTTTGCTCCCATTAAGTTTCCTCCTATGGAATAGTGTACAATGACATATTGTACAAAAGTATTTACCATTTGATCAGCAGAGAAAAACTGTCTGTTATGATCTTAAATACGATAAATAAGTATAGCGGAGAGTACAAATGCAAGATACTTTAGATATTATAAAAAATGTTGAAAACATATATAATAGCGATTCGGCGTTTCAAATCTTAAAAGACTTTGAAAGAGTGCTAGATGAACTAGACCTGTATGTATATGATAACTGGCAAGATGGTGAATTATTACAAGGTCCTGATATAACAAGACATTGGGTATCTTGTAAGTTTATGTGGGATCGGAACAACATGCCAGATCCTATGGGTGGCAAGCGTTTAGTAGATTATGATTGCAAAGTTTCTTATCAAAAAGATGATATAATTGTACCCCGTAAAATTAAGAAACCTAGCGACATGCGTGACGGCACTAAAAAAGGTAAACTTGATCGTAAACCTATATGGATTGTAAACATTGAAATGCCTAAGAGTTTACTTGCAGATATTTACGGTGGTTACAAAGAGCAAGTTACTGAACCTGCTGTTCCAGCAACAGCACAACAAGAGCCACAGCAAGCCGACGTAGAAGCAACACCTGAACCAGCAGGAGAATTAGCCTAATGGGTTTACTTAAATCAGATTTAAAAAACATGGTCTACGACATTTTTGAAATTGATAGTTTCAAATCAAAAATGGGGGAAGATAAAGACATAGTAACATTAGCATTTAGTGTTAAGGAAAAAGAAGCGGCTAATGATCTAATGAATTTTTTAGAAAAAGGGTATGACTTTGTTTTAGATGCTGATGCTACACCAGGCGAACAAAGTGATGGCACATATAAAGTTTTTGTAGAAGTAGAAAGATCAAAACATATTCCAGAACAAGTTATGGAAATTGCAGACGGTGTTTGTAAACTGTCTGACATAGAAAGTTTAAAATTTAGATACTACAAAAATTTTAAATCAAAAGATCTTACGCAAGATAGTCTTGCAGAAGAGATTCCATTAGACAGTAATACTTACGATATTAAAATCCAAGAAACACGTCTAAATAATTACAAAGATTTCTTTAACAAAAGTTACTTAGAAGAATCGTATATGACAGGTGACGTACTAACACTTAAAAAAGTGTATGCAGAACCAATCCAATTTAGAGTCATTGATTTTGGAGAAACGATAAACACTATCGCAAACATAAACGAAAGAGTTAATACAGATGATTTTGCTGAAATTATCTTTTTAAGTAAATACCTTGGCGATTACAACATTACTAAATATGGTAATAAACTATCGCTAGATAATAGTAACAATACACTAGTTGTAGAAAGACTACGTAAGTAGCATTAACAGGAAGAAATATGGACTTTGAATTCACTAGAGATCACCTTGCAAAAATAATCCCAGGAAATAAAGATGTGGATAAGTGGTATGATGCTTTGATAGCAATTATGCCTAAATATGAAATTAATACTAAGCGAAGAGTAGCACACTTTTTAAGTCAATGTGCTCATGAAAGTGGAAACTTCAAAAGTTTACAAGAAAATCTAAATTATAGTGAAAAAGCATTAAATGCTGTATTTGGTCGCTACTTTGGTGCGCCGCCAAAGCGTAATGCTGCTGAATATGCAAGAAACCCAGAGAAAATTGCAAACTATGTATACATGGACGAGTTCCGTAAATACAAGATGGGCAATGTTAAAGAAGGCGACGGTTGGTTGTTCCGTGGTCGTGGTTTAAAACAGTTAACTGGACGTGAGAATTATACACGGTTTGGAGCATCAGTTAATATGTCTGCCGAAGAAGCAGCTGTGTATGTTGCTACAGAAAAAGGTGCTGTTGAATCAGCATGCTGGTTCTGGGATACAAACAACTTAAACAGCATTGCTGATACTGATGACGTTGTTAAAATGACTAAGAAAATTAACGGTGGTAACATTGGGTTAGCCGATCGTCAAAAACGTTATGTATCTGCAATGGAAATTTTAGGCAACCCTGTAAGTATTGCAGATGATAATGGAGACGATGACTTTGATATTGATGATATCGGAGTGCTCCGCAAAGGTTGCAGAGGTGAAGGTGTAAAAATGATGCAAGAAGCACTAGGTATTAGTGCTGATGGTATTTTTGGACCTGGCACAGAACGTGTATTAAAAGAGTGGCAAGCAAGCAAAGGCCTAGTAGCTGACGGCATTGCTGGTCCTGCTACACTCGGAGAACTATTAGGATAAAATTATGTATGTAGATGTTATTATGCAAGTACTGAAAGATCATTTCGGTGCTGAAAAAGAGTTCACTCCCGCAAGTCATTTTTTAGATGATCTAGACGGAGATGAGATAGATATAGTTGATGTTGTAGTGCAAGTTACTAAAAAACTTGATATTGAAATTCCAGAAGAGGAAACATTTGATATTGGTACTGTACAAGATCTAATTGAAGTAGTAGGCAAACACGTTAATGTTTAGTAGTCTAAGAATTGCAATATTTTTAATTATCCTTGCTAGTGCAGGCGGTGGCTTCTGGTATGTCAAGAAGTTACAAAGCGACCTTGACACAGCAAAGATGAATATTGTAAAACTTGAGGATGGAATACAGGAACAACAAGCACTAATAGAACAACAACAAAGAGACTTTGAAGCCATTACTCAGGTACGTAATGACTTAGAAGATGTAAATAGAATGTTACAGACAAATATCAATAATTTAAATGAAAAATTTAACCAGTTGAATGCGTCTGGAGTAGAAAGAGATATAGGCGCTTTATCAGTTGAAAGACCATTAAGTATAGAGCGTATATTAAATAAAGATGAAGTTAATGAAAGACGTTGCTTTGAAATAATAGGTGGCGCCGAATTAACCGAAGAGGAGTTAAATGCTACAAAGAAGTCACAGATCAACACTGTTTGTCCTGAGCTTGCTAATCCTAACTACGTCCCTTATTAGTGGATGTAGTACTATCAAGCCAGTTGAAGTATTAAAAACAGAAGTTGCAAGACAGCCGTTAAATTTACCTCTACCCGAACCTGCACAACTGGAAGAAGTTCGCTGGATTATAATTAACAGAGAAAATGCAGAGCAGGTTTTTGCAGATCTAGAAGCAAAAGGTATTGACCCTGTGCTAATAGGTTTGACCGATGAAAACTATGAAAACTTTAGAATGAATTATGCACAAATACGTGCATACATGCTAAAGCAAAATAGAATTATAGATGCTTACAAAGAATATTACGAAAGTGAGCAAGAAGAAACACAACCTGAATAGGTTGACATAAATACATTAGTGTTATATAATATACACTAATTAATTTTCAATACATTATGGCATATTCACAAAAAGTAATCGACCGATTTGAGCAGGTTACAAATAACCCAGGCGCTCATGGGGTAGGTCGGTTTGACCCTAACGATCCAAACGTTGCTATAGGCATGACAGGTGCTCCTGCATGTGGTGATGTTATGAAACTAGATCTAAAACTTAATCCAGAAACTGAAGTTATAGAAGATGTAAAATTTAAAACTTATGGTTGCGGAAGTGCAATAGCATCTAGTAGTATGTTTGTCGAAATGCTTATCGGCAAAACAATCGAAGAAGCAAAGCAGATAAAAGATAAAGAAATTGCTGAAGCATTAGAATTGCCGCCTATCAAAATACACTGTTCTGTACTAGCAGAAGATAGTATTCAACGTGCTATTAAAGATTGGGAAGAAAAGAAAGCAGGTCGAAAAGGCACTTTTTTAGACAGCATGATTAAAAAAGATGACAGCATGATTGGCCATAACGGAGGACCTAAATAGTGCCGGAAAAATTCAAGCCCAGTCATTCAATAAGGGATAAAGCAACCGGTAAAAACAAAGAGGTCCATTTCTATCTAAAACAAACACCTAAAGAAGAACTAATAGAATATCTAAACAGTCTATCTGCTAAACCAAAAATTAAAAATAAAGTTAGACGAGAACTTATTCGTAGAGGTATAAAAATAATATACGAATGATGACTATCATAATACTTACAGTCTTACTAGCTATTGTTTGTTTTGTAAGTATGTGGTTCTTGATAGACGTTTTAAATGACAAATGCGGAAGTAAAGGTATTCTTCCTGATTCATATGTAACACGTACAGGTGTTACACACACCGCAAAAAAATCTCGCTCCGAGCATATTAATTAAAATCATAATATACCCACTTTTTAAACTTTTTGATAAATAAGGTTGACAAATATATTATATTGTTATATTATAATATAAAAATTACTAATATTATTATAAAGTGAAATTTCAAAAATATGACTATGAGAAAATTCGAGATCATCTTGAAGTAACTTTTCTTGTGGCTATTTTTGTGATTTCATTATTTGGAGTAAACATATAATGGAATTTATTTTAATAAGTTTTGCTAGTATCGTAGTAAGTTACTTTTATTTGAAGTATGCACCTATGCATGACTTACACTATGTCCTTACTATGAGAAATATGGCAAACGAAACACACAGGACTAACGGAGATAATGAGCACATTAATATTGAAACTAAAGGAGAACGAGCAGGTTTGTAAATTTTGTGAAGCAATTAATTTTGTTTTCATGTTAACAACACCACTTGCACTACCTTTATTAATTATGTACGCCGCAACGTACAACTAAAAAATGGCAACAAAGAATTATACTGAAGCAACACCCAAGGATATCAAAAATTGGGAGAACACCGATTACTTCCGAAAAAGTGACTTTAGTGTAATGAAACTGTTTGTTGCTATTCCTACCCTTATACAAATATCAGCATTACTTGCAATGTTTGCTATCTTCTACCTAAATACCCTTATTTTTTAATAAATACAGTATAACAAAAGAGGGCACATTTATGTGGGAAATGATAGAACGCATGGCGAGTGATCGTCTATGGATTTATACAGCAATAGCTGGTAGTATCTTTGGTGCTTTATTCATTGCATGGATTAGAGATACACGTATTGCGCTTTGGGCATACGGTAAATGGGATTGGTTACTTGATAGCATTAGAGACAAGTTTGGTTGGACTTGGTTTAACCAAGATCCGCATGCTTGGCGTAAAGTAAATCCCAATATAGCCCGTAAGATCGACGAACTAGAAACTAGAATTATTAAACTAGAAAAGCATAGCCATCCATGTAAAGAACTACACGAGTTTGATGTTTGGCCAGAACTAGATGCTAGAATTAAGAAATTAGAGGGTAAGAAAAAATGAGTGACGAAATTCAAACAAAAAAAGTAAACATAGAACTAGAAGTAGATACAAATACAGTAGACAGTTCAAAAAATAGATTTCAATCATGGATTGATCTAGCAAAAGCTGTTGACAGTTGGAGAATTTTTCCACGCATTTTTATAACTACATACATTTACTTGCTGTACAAAGTTGTAATTTGGTACATGGGTATTGAAGATCCTACAATGGAACAGTCAGGACTTGTAAGTATTGTTGTAGGTGCTGGTGCTGCATGGTTTGGTTTATACACCGGAACTAGTAAAAAGTAACAGCATAATCAATAAGTAATAGTATGGACCACTATTCCGTACTAGGCGTATCTAAAACAGCTACCGATAAAGAAATTAAAACCGCTTTTAGAAAATTAGCGGCAAAGCATCATCCTGACAAAGGCGGTGATAGTAAAAAGTTTGTGCAAATTAAAGATGCATATGAAACTTTAATTGATCCGCAAAAGAGAGCTGAGTACGATAATCCTCAACCCCAATTTGGACAGTATCAGAGAGGATTTGATTTTAACAATGTCAATCCTGACATACAGGACTTGTTTGGTCAAATGTTTAGAAACGGTACAGACCCGTTTAGACCACCTCCTCGTAGAAACAAGGATATTACTATTGCCGCTAAAGTAACACTTGAAGATGTTCTCAAAGGTAAGAATCTAATTGCAAGTTATAAATTAAGAAGCGGCAACACCGAAACAGTTGAGATAAACATACCTCCTGGTATTAGAGATGGTGATACTATAAGATATGGAGGCTTAGGAGATGATTTCTTACAATTTGCTAGAGGAGATTTACATGTTAAAATACAAATTCTACCTCACACAGATTGGCAAAGAGATGGTATAAATCTTTATAGAGAATATTCTGTAAATGCTCTTGACTTAATTACAGGAACTAGTATAATAGTAGATACACTTGAAGGAAGACAGTTAGATCTTAAAATACCTAAAGGAACGAAGGTAGGATGTAGATTTAATATAGCACAACATGGCTTACCAGACAGACGTAATGGTGTGCGTGGAAACGCATATATAATAATAAATGCTCATATACCACAAATAGATAACCCACAGGTGTTAGAGTATATAAAAAGTATGAAAAAGATAATAAACAATGAAACTGATTAAATCTCCAGATCCGTGGTTAGAAAAGGTTGTAGATCCTTTTGATTTCGAAAAGCACGATGCCGAACAAATTTCCAAAGAAATGCTTGAAATTATGGAGCAAGAAGGCGGAATAGGATTGAGTGCAAATCAAGTTGGGTTCAATGGACAAATTTTTGTTATGAAGCCGCATTTGCTAGAAGATAATAGTCCACTTACAATTATTAACCCAAGCATAGAGCAAGTAACAGTAAACGCAGAATCTATGCCAGAAGGGTGTTTAAGTCATCCAAATTTGTTTTTAAAGGTTAGTAGACCTAGAGGTATTGTTGTAAAATATCTTGACACACAGCAAAAAGAATGTATAATAGAATTATACGATATAGATGCAAGATGTTTTTTACATGAATACGATCACTTACAGGGTATCGAATTTACTAGTCGTGTATCTCGCCTTAAACTTGATATGGCAAGAAAGAAGCAAATAAAATTAAGGAAAAAATATCCACATGGTTGAACCAAGCAAAGAACTACAATTAGTATTTGAAAAAGCAATCGCAGATGCTAGAAAACTTCAACACGAGTATGTTACAGTTGAACATATTCTATTCGCTATGCTTTGCGAAGAAAACTTTGAAAACATAGTTACAGGTTATGGTGCTGACCCTGCCTTTATAAAATCTAATTTAGAAAATCATTTAAAAACCGCTTTAGATGATATTAAAGTTGACGGAACAAAGCACAAGCCTAAAAAAACACAGGCTGTTGAACGTGTTCTAAACAGAGCGTTTACTCAAGTTCTATTTAGCGGTCGTAATCAAATAGAACTAAGCGATGTATTCATTAGTATACTAAATGAAAAGAAATCTATTGCTACATATTGGATAGAAAAAGCAGGCATTTCTAAAGACAGATTTGCAGATTACATTTCGAATGAGCATGAAGACTTTGATGATGAAGAATTAAGCGGTGCAGCCGCAAAAGCACTTCGTGCATTTACTTCTAATCTAAACGACGAAGTAAGAAAACAACGTGTAGATCCTATTATCGGACGTTCAGAAGAACTAGATGCTATTGCTCTTGCACTAGGACGCCGTCAAAAAAATAATGTACTTTTAGTTGGTGATCCAGGTGTTGGTAAAACCGCTATTGCAGAAGGTTTAGCATTTAAAATTGTAAATGACGATGTACCAGAATTCCTAAAAGAGTATGAAGTATACAATCTAGATATTGGTGCTATGCTCGCTGGCTCTAAATATCGTGGAGACTTTGAAGAACGTCTAAAGTTAGTCATCAAAGGACTACAGAAAAAAGGCAAAACTGTAATGTTTATCGACGAAGCTCATATGATGAGCGGAGCAGGAGCAGGCGGGCAAGACAAATCAAACGATTTGGCTAATATGTTAAAGCCAGCACTTGCAAAAGGTAACTTAAAAGTTGTTGCTTCAACTACTTGGGAAGAATTCCGTAAGAGCTTTGAAAAAGATCGTGCATTGATGCGCCGTTTCCAACGTGTTACAGTTGACGAGCCAAATGCAGAAGTAGCAAAAGATATTCTACGTGGTATTAAAAAGTACTATGAGGACTATCACAAAACACAAATCACAGAGCAAGCAATTGAAGCTGCTGTAAAATTAAGTGTAAAGTATCAAACAGATAAAAAACTTCCTGATAAGGCTATTGACTTAATTGATGTAGCATGTAGTAGATTTAATTTGAAAGATCCTGAAGTTGAAAAACTAGTAACAGAGGAAGAAATTCAATTTGAACTTGCTAAGATGATTAACATGCCTGTTGAAAATATTGCAGAGAAAGAAACAAGTAATCTAGCACATCTAGAAACCAACATGAAAAAAGCGGTGTATGGACAAGACGAAGCAATTGATAAAATTGTTGATAAAATTCTTGTTGCACAAGCAGGTCTTAAACCTGACGATAAGCCAATTGGTAGTTTTATCTTTATGGGGCCAACCGGTACAGGTAAAACAGAAACAGCCAAGCAACTAGCAGAACAACTAGGTGTAAAACTAGTCCGTTTTGATATGAGTGAATATCAAGAGAAGCACAGTGTTGCTAAACTAATTGGGTCGCCTCCAGGTTATGTAGGTTACGAAGAAGATGCTGGCCAGTTAATTACAAAACTACAAGAAAATCCAAACTGTGTGTTACTGTTAGATGAAATCGAAAAGGCACACCCAGATGTTTCACAAATATTACTACAGTTAATGGATAATGGTAAAGTTACAGGTAGTAACAGTAAAGAAGCAGATGCACGTAATTGTGTTCTTATCCTTACAACTAACCTAGGTGCAAGTGATGCAGAGAAAAATCTAATTGGATTCAACGACGAGTTTGAATTAGAATATGAAGATAAAGCACTTAAGAAATTCTTTGCTCCAGAATTCCGTAACAGACTTGATGCAACTATTATATTCAAGAAACTTTCTAAAGAAATTATGTTGAAGATAGTTGGTAAGTTCTTAGTTGAACTTAAAGACATGGTAAAAGATAAAGGAGTCAAGATCGAAGTTGATTCTGAAGCATTAGACTATCTTGTAGATAAAGGTTTCGATCCTAAAATGGGTGCAAGACCGTTAGCAAGAGTAATTGATAATGAAATCAAACGTCCACTATCAAAAGAATTACTCTTTGGTAATTTAAAATCTGGCGGTAGTGTAACAATTAAATTCAACGAAGATGATGAAAGCCTATACTTGGAAAGTTTAGGGGAATCACTTGTTGAACTTTGAAACTAAAAAACTTTTCTATAACAAGTACCTGTACAAGCTGGTAATACACAACCAGCTTGCTGTTATTTTTAGAGATAAAAATCTAAATTATGCTCGCAAAGAAATAGATCTACTACAGCAAATGGTAGACGATAAGCATCAAATTGTTAAAACTTGGGGGTTTAATAGGACAAGTTATATTGACCGTAGGCATTTTGATGATGCAAAAATCTTACTAAACCTATTTTCGCATTTTGATCACGACGAGTATAAACTACGTATAGAGCGCAATGATATGTGCTTATATACTAACAGTAATAGTGTTATTAATAATGTTTGTAGTAAAATCACGATAGACGAACTATGGCAACCAAATTTAAAGCACTTAAACTTGCTTGAAAAAAATGTTTTATTAGTCAACGGACCGTTTGATTACGAATATAAAGTTTATTTTAATGCAAGAACTATAGATGAGAACTTTCATAATTGGATTACACGCAACTCGGACAAAGTAAAAATTGGTAGAATAGCGTTAGAAGAAGTAAAAAAGGGATTTGCCCCCAACTTGTATATGTATGTTAGAGATGAAAAAGTTTTACAACTTATCAGTCTACTTGTTGGACATAATTTCCAATCTGTCCAAAGAGTTATCAGTACGCAAAATATAGATAAATAACTATATGCCGAGCAATAGTGAAACAATTTTATCAACACAAACACACGTAGGGGATAGTAGCGTACAGACCCATACTGGTGACAAATATAAAGGGGACGGTTACTATAGTCGTAGTGATGGTCTTCACACTGTACAATATACAGTGAGCGGGTTCCAAGGAACTATACAAATGCAGGGTACACTTGCTGTTGATCCTGGCGCAGATGATTGGTTTACTATTTCAAATACAGAACTTACTAGCACCGACGATAGCGGTGTTTATAATACAGGCTCACACATATATAACTTTACAGGCAACTATGTTTGGGTAAGAGCTTATGTTAGTAATTGGACTGATGGCACTGTAAATAGTATTAATTTAAATCATTAAGGTAACAACATGGAACATTTTGTAAGAATAGTAATGGAAAAACAAGAAGTTAATAGATTAGACGAGTCTATTTTTCCTAGTCAAGAGATATACGAAAGTGAGCAAGGTGCTACAGTAATTGAAATTCCCTTACCAAGATTGCTAGAAGAAGATGAAGCAGACGAGTATGCTAATAGACTAGCAAATCTTATGTTCAGTGAAGGGTATGAAGATTTTGATATTGAAATATCTACTGATGGTGATGCTGTTGTTACAGAAGAAACATATGACGGTGATGACTTTTTTGAAGAATATGGCGTTATGTGGTATAATGATGACGATATTATTGACGAAGCAGAATATCAAGGACGTAAGGTTCCGCTAGGCAAGCCAATGCGTGGTGATGTTAAGAAGTTCAAAGTATATGTTAAGGACCCAAAGACCAAGAATGTAAAGAAAGTTAATTTTGGCGATCCTAACATGAAGATTAAAAAGTCAAATCCAGCACGTAGACGTTCATTCCGTGCTAGACACAACTGTGATAACCCGGGTCCAAGAACTAAGGCACGTTACTGGTCATGTAGGAAGTGGTAATATGAAACTTTTTGAACTAGATAAAAAAGACGAATTTACTTTACCATATGACGTTGCACAAGATTGCCAATGTTATATGAAAAACGACCCCATGTTTTACAGAAAAGAATACTATCCTGTAATGTCATTACTTTCAGATAAGTTTAGAGCTGGTGAAGATATTAATTTTAATGAAGCTCTTTTGCCTTTAGTAAAATCAGCAATGGAATCATACTGTAAAAAGTATGATTTAGATCCTCCACAAAGTGTGTTTACTGATGTAGATCAAGAGTCAATTATCGAACGTATTAAGTCTGAGGAAATTAAGAACATAGAAGAAGGGGAATACTAATGTTTCTCCGAGAACTGTTTGAAGCACCAGCAAAAAAGGCAGTTCTTGCTTTTGGTCGACTTAATCCTCCAACAATTGGTCATAGCAAACTTGTGGATCAAATAAAAAAGCACGACGGCGATCATTATTTGTTCTTGTCGCAAACACAAAAGCCAAAAACAGATCCATTAGATTTTGCTACTAAATTAAAGTTTGCCAAAAAGTTTTTTCCTGGTATTAATGTAGGGCACCAAAGTGTTCGTACACCAGTGCAAGCATTAGAAATGCTCCAAGGTTTAGGATATACTGATCTTATATTTGTTGCAGGTAGCGACAGAGTAGAAGGCTTCCAAACTATGTTCGATACATACAATGGCAAGCCAGATAAATCAGGCAAAATACCATTTGAATTTAACACACTGAAAGTTGTAAGTGCAGGAGCACGTGACCCAGATGCAGAAGGTGCCGAAGGAATGAGTGCAAGCAAGATGAGACTTGCTGCCGCTGAGGGTAATCTAGAAGCATTTACACAAGGTGTACCAGATCCTAAACTAGCACAAACAATGTACGATGCTGTGCGTAACGGTATGGGTATCAAAGATAAAGAGCCAGCAACAGAAGGCATACGTCCTGAAAAACCTAACAAAAGCTCAGAAGAACTTATAGCAATGGGTTATGATCCAGATTCAGACAAAGTACAAAGTGCTCGAGAATATGAAGACTGGGTCGACGATCAACGTGCTAAAGGTAAAGATATAGACGAAGGTGATTTAGTTGTTAATAAAGCATCATTAAGATCATTTCTTACTAAAATGATACAAGACGCTATTGAAAAAGAAGAAGATATAGATAAACTATCACGTGTTCTTAAAATGCTTGTAGGTAAAGAAATTAAAACTAGAGGTGATAGAGCATATACTATTACTGATGAAGATATAAATGAAATACTAGGTTTTGTTACAAAGACACCTAAACGTACAACTGTAACAAAGAAAAGACCACCAGAAGAAGATTCTGTTAAAGATAAAATAGCCGCTAGAAGAAAGGCAGCCGCTAAAGGAGATAAAGACGCATGGACATCGAAGTTCTCAAAAAGTTAGCAGGCATAAACGAATTCAAAGGCTACTCAGAATACAAGATAGATGAAAATCCATCTATCACAGCCGCAGAACTAAAAAAGAAAGAAAAGAAACTAGGTGTAAAACCTGGTGATGCAGAATGGTTTAAGTTATGGTTTTCAAAACCGTACATGACTGGACCAGTACAATTCAGAGGACGCAAGAAATGAAGTTTAAAGAACTTGCAGAAGATGGTAGAATTGTAAAAGGTGTAAACACTACAGTAGATGTGGATGTAAATCAAATACCTAAAGAAGCAGGAAAGTTTGGTAACAAGGTTGACAAGGGTGGCAATCCTCCTACACTTAGTAGTAAAGTAAAAGGTAAGTCAACTAATGTACTATTTAATTTAGGACTTGCCGAAGGCAAGTATGCTGACATACATGATGTTAAAGACTTTGACCCAGATAACTTAGAAGTATGGGTTAAAGGCGTAGGTGTATATACACTAAATGGTCTTAAAAATAGATTAAAACAAAGACTAGAAGGTTTTATTGATAACTTAGATTACAATGCAGACGGTGTAGAAAAAGTTCTAAGTGGTACAGGCTATGATGCCTTTATGAGTATGCTTAAAGGTTATAACGAAGTAATTGCAGCATTAGAAACTCCGCAAATGAAGCGTAAGAAAACCATTGCAAAGCGTAAAGCAAAGTACAGCGAAGGAAAAGCAATACCTAACCCTAAGAACACATTCTTAGCAAAGTCTGACACAGCATATGATCACTATAAAATTGGTACAAATTTAGCAAATCTAAAGTCAATGCCAGCAGGTTCTAATGTAGACGAACCTGATGTTGTTATTGCACCGTATGCTGGCGAAAAAGAAACGAAGTATCTAATGAAGCAACTTGCACGTATAGGATACGATGTTCAAGATGCGTCTGGTTATCAAGATGCACATTTTGATGATGAGCCTACAGGTGGTGAAGCACCTCCACAAATAAAGAATCAAGGCAAACTAGGTAAAATTAAAGTTAGTAAACTTAAAAGTGTACAAAGAAACAGAGATTTACGTAAGTTAGAAAAACAACTAAGTAAGGTTAAAGACGGTAACTATAGTCCATTAACTATTGATCCTAAAGGACGTATAGTAAACGGACATCATAGATTTGATGCACTAAGACTTATGGGCGAAGAATTTGCAACTGTTAGGATGATTGACACTTCATTAGAAGAAATGATAGCAGAAAACTTTGTAAAACCACAACTAGATGTAGAATGGGACGAAGCAGAGCGTTATCCTGAGTTTCGCAAGATTGGAAAACAAGCATGGATAGAACTTGCAAAAAAGGGTAAAGAAATAACTATTACAGATGCAAGTGATATCAACAATACAGATGCCGCAGATATTAATTCATTTAAAAGTTTAGATAAAAACAAACAAAAAAGAGCGTTAGCACAATTAGAAAAAGGTTCAGTTGAAATGCCTATTGTTGCTGTTTACAGCGACGGTTATAAAGAATTAATTGGCGGAAACACAAGACTTACAGCAATGATGGCAAAAGACGGTAAAGCAACTGTATGGCAATTTGAAGTACCAGATGAAGTTGCCGAACTTGCAGAAAACTTTGCAGACGGTAAAGTGAAAGGCAAGAGTCGCCCAGGCAGAGTCAAAAAGGCAGGTGCTAGTTGTAGCGGAAGTGTAACTAGTTTACGTAAAAAAGCAAAAAAGTATAGTGGTGAACGAGGTAAGATGTATCACTGGTGTGCAAACATGAAGGGTGGTAAAAAATGAAAATAAAAGATATTACAGAAGCCGCTAGTGCAGGTGCAAGTTCAGCAGGTAGTATTGCAAGTGTCGTAAATCCTACATATGCATATGCAAAAGGAAAGAAAAAAGGCAAATACGGTGCTCCTGAAGCGCCGCAAGCAAAGAATTCAGACGGAACAGCAAAAAATGCACTTGATATCAAAAACAATTTGATGGGCGGCAAAGTAGCAAAGAGATAAATATACTTAGTAGGAGTTACTAATGAGAGAAGCAGAACTAAAAAATAAAGACCAACTTGTAAAAGAAGGATTAGCTGATCTTGCAGACAGAGCAGAGAAAGATCACGAAGTACAAATGGCACGTGCCGAGTTGTACAAAGCCGCTAAGTATTCAATTAAGTTACATGAGATGCTCAAAGGTGTAAGCGAAGCTGAAGGGCTAGAAGGTTGGGTACAATCTAAAATCACTAAAGCTGCAGATTATCTAAGTTCTGTATATCATCATCTCGACTATCAAGAAGCACAAGACGATATGGCTCCTATCGGCGAAGGCAAAGATACTTATTGTTCAGACAAGTGCTGTGGTTCTGATGTTAAAGCTGAAGATTGCACATGTCCTCCAACATGTAAGTATTGTAATTGTAATGCTGTAAGCGAAGGCAAAGGCAAAAGCAACAAACAAAAGGCTGCTATTGCTATTGCTAAGAAAGAAAAAGGCTATAAAGAGTCTTTATCAGATAAACTTTCAGAAAATTTAAGTCAAAAAAAAAGTTTAGTAGAAAAAGCTAAATCACAAGCACAACAAAAATTTATGGGTATGGTTTACTCCGCTAAAAAAGGAGAAGAGCCAGCAAGTCCAGAAGTTGCAAAAGTAGCAAAAGACATTAGTAAGAAAGATGCTAAAGATTTTGCCGCAACAAAGCATAAGGGTTTACCAAAGAAAGTTGAAAACTTATGTTCAGATTGCGGATACCCAAACTGGCGTAACGTAAAAGAAGAAAAGCAAAAAGGTGTTGACGGTAAAGTATGCTGGAAAGGCTACAAGCGTATGGGCACCAAGAAAAAAGGCGGTAAGACCGTTGATAACTGTGTAAAGATGTAGTTATGGATTTTCATAAACTTCAACATACATTATTTAATATAGAACCAACTAACCCTGCAGAAGATCTTGCTAAGTTACAAGCACAAGCAAATGATTCTTTGCCGCAGAAAAGTGTGGAAAATACCAAAAATTACGTGCAGGAAAGTGTGGAAGTTCCAGAAGGAACTATGCCTGTTGACAGAGAATACAGTATAAGTGACTTTGCTAAACTAGCAGGTGTTACTCTTACAGAAGGACAAAAGAAAGGTAGTGCAGGCCAACTTAAAGGCAAAGATGCATTTACAAAAAGCTCTAAGCCGGGTGGTAACGAAAGTCCACATCCTGCTAGAAATAAACTAGTAGGTGATAGTTTAGACAATAACATAGAAGAAGGCCCATTAGATGCTTTCCAGCAAGGTTACAAATCAGTACAACCTGGTGGAGCACTAGGTCCAGACGCACTAACTAAGGGTATTAGTAATGTGTTTACAGGTAAAGGTAAAAAAGATCCTAAACCTAAAACAACAAAAACAGTAGTAAAGAAGCAAAGTTATTTTAACAAAGAATTAGACAAATATTCGGATACACTAAACAAAATTTTAGCAGATCCGATGTTAAAGAAAGAACTATTAGATTTAATTAAAAAGGCAGAAACTAAAAAAGAGGCAAAGAAAAATAAGAAACCAGTTATAAAGGCTAGAGATCCTAATTGGCGTGATATGGAAGCATTACGTAAAAGTGGTGCAGCTGGATCACACGGTGACAAAACCAAAGTCATTCCTCGCAAAGAGAAATACAAGAAAGACTTTTCTCAAGAATCTATCAAAGAAATGCTTTATCGCAAATTAGCCGAAAAAAGCTCTTGACAAGACCTCAATAATATAATATAATAGTGTTTAAATTTAAAGGAGATCCTTATGGGAAGTCGTGTTTTCGGTGCCGATGAAAAGGCCAAACTAGAAAGACTAGTAAATGAAGGTGTTACAGTACTACAGGAAGTAGAAGATTTACAGTTAGGTTTAAAAGATACTGTAAAAGCCGTAGCAGAAGAACTTGATATCAAGCCAAGTTTAATTAATAAAGCAATTAAAATTGCACAAAAAGGTGATTGGGAAAGAGTGTCTGACGAATTTGATGACTTAGAAACACTAGTTGTCACAGTCGGTAAGGACAAGTAGTGCAAAGTATTAGGGAATTTTGGTTAGAAAGTTTGAATTCTGATCCGATTGCACACTATGCAGAAATGGTAGGTGCAATATCTGTTATAATAGGTAGTGCTATACTTACATATACTGTACTTGTGCCTAGACCAGATATATTTTTACCCTTTTACTTTGTAGGTAGTTGTGCAAGTTTTTATGGTGCATATAGACGTAAGTTACCTTGGGTATTAATACTAACTGGATGGTTCATAATTATGAACAGTATCGCCCTATCTAGACTATATATTTTATAACGCCAAAGGCAATTGCCTGGCAAGTAGAAGGTTAAGTTGGCCACAAGCAACGAAGGAGAATAAATGAGTTACGTTGACGCTATGTTTGATCGCGATTCTGATATCATCAGAGTTGTAGAGCGTAAAGATGGAAAGAGACACTTTCACGAGTATCAAGCAAAGTACACATTCTACTACAAAGACGAGCGTGGTAAGTACAAAAGTGTGTACGGAGATCCCCTAACACGTATTGTTTGTAAAAACACAAAAGACTTCCGCAAAGAAGTTGCCATCAATAAAAACAAAGAACTTTTTGAAAGCGATATTAATCCGATCTTTCAATGTCTAAGTGAGAATTATCTCAACCAAGATGCTCCTAAACTAAACATTGCGTTTTTCGATATTGAAACAGACTTTGACCCGGAGCGAGGCTTTGCTGATCCTAGTGATCCGTTTATGCCCATTACATCCATATCTGTATACTTGCAATGGATGGAAACTATGGTTTGTCTTGCTGTTCCGCCTAAGACACTTACAATGGAGCAGGCAAAGAAAGAACTTGAAGGTATCGAAAATGTAATGCTGTTTGAACGTGAAGGTGATATGATCGACACGTTCTTAACGCTGATTGAAGATGCTGATATTTTGTCAGGTTGGAACAGTGAGGGTTATGATATTCCTTACACTGTAAACAGAACAAGTCGTGTACTCAGCAAAGATGATACAAGACGTTTTTGTTTGTGGGGACAACTTCCTAAGAAGCGTGAATATGAAAAATATGGGAAGCAAGCAGAAACATTTGACTTAGTAGGTCGTGTGCATTTAGACAGTCTAGAACTATATCGTAAGTACACATACGAAGAACGACACTCATATCGATTGGATGCTATTGGTGAGATTGAAGTAGGCGAAAACAAAGTACCATATGAAGGTACATTAGATCAATTATACAACAATGACTTCCGCAAATTTATCGAATATAACATACAAGATACCGCACTACTAGACAAACTAGACAAGAAGCTACGCTTTATTGATCTTAGCAATGAACTTGCTCATGCAAATACTGTACTACTACAAACTACAATGGGTGCTGTTGCTGTTACAGAGCAAGCGATTGTAAACGAAGCACATAACAGAGGCTTACAAGTTCCTAATCGTCCTAGACGTGATGATGAGAACACACAAGCCGCAGGTGCATATGTTGCGTTTCCTAAAAAAGGCTTGCATAAATGGATTGGGTCAATGGACTTGAACAGTCTATATCCTAGTGTGATTCGTGCGCTGAACATGGCTCCAGAAACAATCATAGGACAAATACGTCCAGAGATATCAGAAGCCCGTGTACACGAAGATATGACACTTAAAAAGAAGTCATTTGCAGGTAGTTGGGAAGGACGATTTAGCACAGAAGAATATGAAGCTGTTATGGAACAGAAGCGTGATGTTGCACTAACTGTGGATTGGGAAAACGGAACCAGCGATGTATTAAGCGGTGCTGAATTATATAAACTAATTTTCGATAGTAATCAACCTTGGATGCTTTCATCTAATGGTACAATATTTACAACTGAGTTCGAAGGAGTTATTCCCGGACTACTAAAGAGGTGGTATGCAGAACGTAAAGAACTACAAGGTATGCTCAAAAAAGCAAAAGACGCAGGCAATGAAACTGAAATTGCATTTTGGGACAAACGGCAACTTGTTAAGAAAATTAATCTTAACTCTCTTTACGGGGCCATTCTTAATCCTGGTTGCAGATTTTTTGACAAAAGGATAGGACAATCAACTACACTTACTGGTCGTACTATTGTTAAACATATGAGTGCAGAAGTAAACAAAGTAATTACAGGTGAATACGATCATGTAGGCAAAGCAATTATATACGGTGATACAGACTCGGTTTACTTTAGTGCATATCCTGTATTAAAAGATGATATTGACGAAGGAAAAATTCCTTTTGATAAAGATACTGTGGTAACACTGTATGATCAAGTTTGCGAAGCGGCTAATACTACATTTTCAGACTTTATGGGTGAAGCATTTCATTGTCCAAAAAGTCGTGCAGAAGTTATTGCCGCTGGTAGAGAAATTGTAGCACAAAGCGGACTGTATATTACTAAGAAGCGTTATGCGGCACTAGTTTATGATAACGAAGGCTTTAGAACAGACACAGATGGAAAACCAGGCAAAGTAAAAGCAATGGGCTTAGACTTGAGGCGTTCAGATACTCCTGTGTTTATGCAAGAGTTTCTAAGTGAAATTCTTCTTATGGTGCTTACAGATGTTCCACAAGAAGAAGTACTTGAACGTATAACTGTATTTAGAAAAGAGTTTGAAAATCGTCCAGGTTGGGAGAAAGGTTCGCCTAAACGTGCAAACAAGATTGGACACTATCAGAGACTAGAGCAAAAACAAGGCAAGGCAAATATGCCAGGCCACGTACGAGCAAGCATCAACTGGAATACACTAAAACGTATGAACGGTGACAAGTATTCGCAAGAAATTGTAGATGGTATGAAAGTTATTGTATGCAAATTAAAACAGAATCCTTTAGGTTATACAAGTGTCGCTTATCCAACAGATGAGCTGCGTATTCCTGAATGGTTTAAAGAACTGCCATTTGATGATTCAGCAATGGCAGAAACAATTATCGATAACAAACTTGGAAACTTAATTGGTGTGTTAGACTATCCGCTAGAAGATACAAAGCAACACAATACATTTAACAGTTTGTTTGACTTTGGAGAGTAATATGAAAGTAAAAATGGAAATAGAAATTGATACAGAAAGAGATCAAGATCTAGCAACTATACGAGAGCTTATAGAAATGCTAAGAGCTTTAGCAGAAAACTATGAGGTAGACTAATGGAATGGGTTTTAGTTTACATTGCATTAACAGCACACGGACACCCTATTGCAAAAGAGTATGGTCGTTTTGACACTGTCAATGAGTGTTTTATTGCTAGAGAAAAATTAGCACTTGAGAAAGGTGCTAAGGATGAGTATTTTCCAATAGGTACTCAGGCGGTATGTATAAGATATGAGAGTTTAAAAACATGATTACAGGAAAATGGCTGTAAGAGGAGGTAACATGAAGGTAGGATTTACATGTAGTACATTTGATCTACTACATTCTGGGCATGTCCAAATGCTTAGGGAAGCAAAAGATCAATGTGATTACTTAATGGTAGGTTTACAAATGGATCCTAGTGTCGATAGACCTAATAAGAACCCTCCGATTCAAACTATTGTTGAACGTTATACACAACTAAAGGCTGTAGGTTATGTTGATGAAATTATTCCATACGGAACAGAACAAGATTTAGAAGACATTCTACAACTTTATAAGATACACGTTCGCATACTTGGAGAAGAATATAGAGATAAAGATTTTACTGGTAAAGATATTTGTCGTCAACGAGACATAGAACTATATTTTAACAAACGAGATCATAGATTTAGTTCAAGTGGACTAAGAAAAAGTGTTGTAGAAAGAGAAAACAAATGAAAATTCTTTTAACTGGACATAAAGGCTTCATTGGTTCAATGTTGCTGAAACGGTTACAACGTAAAAAGCATATAGTTTATACAATAGACATTGCTGATGGTGCCGATCAAGATCTTTTATACTTTGATAAATGGCCGGAACGTGTCGATCTTGTAATACATCTTGCAGGTAAAAGTGGTGTACGTGAAAGTTTAAAAGATCCAGCAGGCTATTGGATGAATAATATAGAAGCAAGCAGACGTCTTTTTGAAAAGTTTGAAGATACACGCATTCTTTACGCAAGTAGCTCTAGTGCATATGAGCCTGACCTAAACCCTTATGCTGCTTCTAAGTATTGTTTAGAAGAATTAGCAGAACGTTATCCTAACACATTAGGTATGCGTTTTCATACAGTTTATTCGGATACATGTACAAGAGAAAATATGTTTTTTAAAAAACTAAGAGACGGAACTTTAGAATATGTAACAAAACACTATAGAGATTTTGTTCATTTAAACGATGTACTCGATGCTATTGAAATATTAATCAAAGCAGAATACGTCAAAGGTATAATAGATATAGGAACTGGTGTTCCAGTTAGGATTCAAGACCTAGCACCTGGACTACCCATTCGTCTAAATACCCCTGGAGAGCGTGAGTTTACTTGCGCAAACACAGAAAAAATTAAGGCCCTTGGTTGGAAACCTAAATACACGGTAGAAAACTTCTTGACAAAGCAAGGCAACGATAATATAATAAACATTACAAATGGAGAACCCTTATGAAAGATATTTTACAAGACATTGTAGCTCATACACATGCACTAGGTTTTTTGAATCTAGTTAAAATTAATAGTGATGAAGGTACATCAGTTGAAAGCATGGCAGATGATAGATCTGTTATCTTATCAGGTGAAACAAATGCACCTGTAGCAGAATTTAAAGGCACGTTTGGTATGCCTAATTTGGATAAACTTGCATTGCATTTAAAAAATCCTGAATACCAAAAAGATGCTAAACTAGAAGTAGTTGAAGCAGAACGTAACGGTGAAGTTGTTCCTACACACATTCACTTTGAAAACGCTGCAGGCGATTTCCAAAATGATTACCGCTTTATGAACAAAGCAATTATTGAGGAAAAACTTAAAACTGTTAAGTTCAAAGGTGCATCATGGAATGTAACATTTAGTCCTAGTGTTGCAAGTATTGCACGTATGAAACTAATGAGTGCGGCACACAGTGAAGAGCCTACATTTAATGTTACTACTAAGGATAATAATCTAGTGTTTAGCTTTGGTGATGCAAGCACACACGCAGGTGAGTTTGTTTTCCAGCACGGTGTAGAAGGTAGTCTTCAACACACTTGGAGTTGGCCAGTAGCACAAGTTCAAAGTATTCTTAATCTAGATGGTGATATTACTATGAGCATTTCGGATCAAGGTGCTATGATGATTTCAGTAGATAGCGGCATGGTAAAATACGATTACATTCTTCCAGCACAGAGCAAGTAACGAATGAATAAAGACTTAACAGCAACACAAAACGATTATGCGATCTTTCTTCCTGCACTAAGTGGTTTCTATGCAACTTATGTAGGTAAGCAACGTTTTGATGAATATGTAGATAAGTCACGTATTCCTAGCAACTTTGCTAACGGTGTAGAGAGTTTAAACTATCTTAACAAACAAGAAGGTCAATTCCAATACAAATGGACACTGTATTCAGCAGGACACGCTGAATTAGACATCAACAAACACGCACCTAAAGAAGATATGGTGCGAAACAGAGATAGAGAAAATACTTGGCTACTGGGCGACTCGGGTGGCTTCCAAATTGGTAAAGGTGTATGGGAAGGTGACTGGAAAGATCCAAACTGTCCAAAAGCACAAAAGAAACGTGACGGCGTTCTCCGTTGGATGGATGCTTATATGGATTACGGTATGATACTTGATATTCCTGCTTGGGTTTCACGTTCACCTGCAGGTGCAAAAGCAACAGGTATTAGCACTTATCAAGATGCTGTAAATGCTACACGTATTAATAACGACTATTGGATGAAGCATAGAACAGGTGCTTGTAAGTTCTTAAATGTTTTACAAGGTGAAAATCATGCTGATGCAGAGGATTGGTATCAGCAAATGAAAGACTACTGTGATCCTAAAAAATATACTGACCATTTTAACGGTTGGTCAATGGGTGGACAGAACATGTGCGACATTCATTTGGTTCTTAAACGTCTAGTTGCATTGAGGTTTGACGGACTATTGGAAAAGGGTGTGCATGACGTAATGCACTTCTTAGGTACTTCGAAACTAGAATGGGCTACATTACTAACAGACGTTCAACGAGCTGTTCGTAAGTATCACAATCCAAACTTCCAAATTACATTTGATTGTGCTTCACCGTTTCTTGCTACAGCAAACGTACAGATTTATATTCAAAATGAAACCCAAGATAGAAGCAAATGGGTTTATAGAATGGTTCCGTCTGTTGATAATAAAAAGTATGCAACTGACAGCAGATTATTTAGAGATGCTGTATTACAAGATGGTATTTTTGCTAACTTCGAAGATAGTCCGTTAACTACTGGACTTAAGGTATCAGATGTATGTACATATGCACCTGGTGATTTAAACAAAATAGGTAAAGAAGGAAAGACCTCCTGGGATAGTTTTTCATATGCTATTCAAATGGGCCATAATGTTTGGAGTCATATTAATGCTGTACAAGAAGCAAATAGACAGTACGACAATGGAATTATACCGGCAATGCTTGTTGAAGAACGCTTTGACAGGGTATTTTTTAGAGATGTTGTGGAAGCAATATTTGCAACTGACAACAGAGATGAAGCAGAAGCGGTAATAGAAGAATTTAGCCGTTTTTGGATGTCTATTATAGGTACTAGAGGTGCTGTTGGTAAGAAGACTGTCAACTCTAGTACATACTTTGATAGTTTATTTGAAGTTGAACCTACTGTTTCAACTGAAGATGAAGAGCTAGACGAATCAAAATTAGAGGTACTTGAAGATGAGCAACTTCACGGAGAAGCACAATAAAATTGCAAATTATTTGCAAGAGTTGTATAAACGTCACAGATTACTTGACGACGAAATAAAAGAGTTGTACAATAAGTTTGCAAATGATGGAGAGATTAACCGTAAAAAAACTAAAAAACTTTGGCTCAAAGATGAAATACACAGGCTTGAAACAGAATTGAAGGACCTAGGATAATGCCATTACCAGAAGGAAGAACCCCATTAACAGACGGCGATATGGTTGTATTGCTACACAACATGGCTCGACAAATGGGCGAGCGTGATAAAACTATGGAAAGTGAAATGCGACAGGTTGCTGATCGTTTTTCAGAACTTTCTAAAGCGGCAGGTGTTGCACAGCATAAGGCACAACAAGGATGAAAAGAGATTACGAAACCGGCGTACAGGAAAATGTAAAATACTTTGTAGGTACTGAAGTTGAAAAAACTCCTGCCTACGGTATGCGTACACTGTTTGTTACAGATGTACAACCTGTAGATGAAATTGAATTTTGGTACGAAAAAGAACAGTGCGAACATATCTTCTTTGGTGCTAATCACAGTTTTAACCCTGAAGATCCGTGTAATGACGAAAGTTTATACGATTACTATCGTAAATGGGAAGACATGATCGAATACTTCTTAAATAAAGACATTCTTTGCACACTTGATATTCCTCTTAGTGCAGCACAAGGTACGTTCCACGACGGCGGACTATGTGAAAAAGATAACTTTATTCCGCAAATTCGTGTTCCATTGCCTTACACGAAACTTTGGAACTACAACACAATGATTAAGATTGATGATGTAGATTTTAAGGCAACTAACCCAGGTGTTTGGTGTCATAGTTTACACGATCTGTTAGATAGAGAAAAATTTACAGATTGGAGCAAATATGGACTTGACAAAGTTATTGAATGAAAGTATTATATAAACAATGCAACGAGAATCCTATCACGACTACATGGGTCGTAGATTAAGAGAAGAAAGTATGAATGACAGAATAAAAAATGCAGAACGTAGTATTTGGGTAACCTTTTCAAAAGAAGGTGTACATATGTACCCAGGTGCTGACACTGACCCTAAATTAGCAACTGGCGATTGGGATGATGTAAGTTTCCTCGGTGTTCCACATCGTCATATTTTTCATTTTCGTGTTCGTATTGAAGTATTTCATAACGACCGCGACATTGAATTCATTCAGTTTAAACGCTGGATGCAACGACTCTATGACGTCGAAGGCGTACTAGAGTTAAATCACAAGAGCTGTGAGATGATCGCAGATGACTTGTACCAAGAGATTTCTACAAAGTATCCCGGCCGGTTTGTAGAGATTAGTGTCGCTGAAGACAACGAAAACGGCTGTTCCATTTTTTACCCTAAGAGCTAGTGAGACAAAAGGAAAACACACTATGGCTATTCAATTCAATAAGCCCGCTTATGACAAAATCTTTAGAGATTTGGAAAACTTTAAAGATTTCTGTAGATTTACTGGTGATGCAAAAAATGTTGCATTTGTCTTTGATGAAAAAAATTTATATGACGAAAAGTCATATGCATGGAGAGCTTATCAACGGCACGTGAATCATTTAAAAGCAAAAAGCCGCAAACTTGGTAAGAGTGTTAACCAAAGGAGAAACTAATGACTGTATACATTGTAGACATTGAAGCTGTAGACACACGTTATACTAAACAGTGGAAGGAACATCTTCCTAATCAGCTTCGTCGTGCTACAAATGTAAGTGTCGAAGTTATCAGTGGTGGAGAAACGCCTCAGGCTACAACGCCTGGGGCATTTCTAAACTTTGGCGGTACTAATGTGTATAAGAGTAAACAACTCGAGCAGATTGGTGAAATGTTTTGCAAAGGTAAAATTAAAAATGGAGATTATTTCTTATATACGGATGCGTGGAATCCAACTGTTATCCAACTTAAATACATGGCTGAGCTCTTGGGCGTGGACATTAGAGTCGGTGGCTTATGGCATGCTGGTTCTTATGATCCTCACGATTTCTTGGGTAGGTTAATTGGTGATAAACCTTGGGTACGTCATGCAGAGCAATCAATGTACGAATGCTTTGATGATAACTTTTATGCAAGTGATTTTCATATAGATCTTTTTGCTGAAAGTTTAGATATTAATGACAGCAAAACACACCGTGTTGGTTGGCCTATGGAGTATCTAAAGAACAGTTTAGATAGTTATAAAGGTATGGAGAAGCAAAATCTTATACTTTTCCCGCATCGTATTGCTCCCGAGAAGCAAGTAGAAATTTTCCATGATCTAAAAACCCAACTTCCAGAATACGAATTTGTTGTATGTCAAGAACAGACACTTACTAAAAATGATTATCATAATTTGCTAGGTGAAGCAAAAATGGTGTTCAGTGCTAACTTACAAGAAACACTTGGCATTAGTTGGTATGAAGGTGCTCTTGTAGATGCTATTCCTATGGTGCCTGATAGACTGAGCTACAGTGAAATGGCACTAGGTGAGTTTAAGTATCCAAGTGAATGGACTGAAGATTACTTTGCTTATAGAAAGTACAGAGGTTTGCTAGTTGATAAGATTCGTCATTACATGGAAAACTACAACGATTATCTTGTAAGTTTAGAAAAACAAAGAAGAAAACTTAATAAAGAGTTTTTCTCAGGTGAAGCAATTTATAATAGGATTAAACATGGCTAGTAATGATCAATACACTGATAACACATTTAGTTTTACATTAGATGCAAACAGTTTATTTACTTCTTCAGCTGATTCAACTATAACAATTAACACAACAGCTGATACAACATATACGTATGATACAGACTCAAGCACATATTCATTTAATTTAGATAACATTACAACTAGTTGGGATAGTAATAGTATTTCACCTAGTGAAGTTGAAAGAATGTGCATGCAATATCCTGCATTAGAAAAGGTATGGCGTAACTTCAAAAGTGTTTACGATATGTGTAAGCAGGATTACGAAGGCAAGAAAAAGTCAGGAGAAGTAGATGACCTTCCTTTCTAAGATTATGGACAAACTCGGTAGACGTCGAGTAATTACAGATAGAGACAGTAATGAACCTTACTTGATTAGATTTTATTTGTTTCTTAAGGACAGAAAAAACTTTCCTTTTAATATAACATTACATAAAGTTTTAAAAAGCGATGAAAAAGTTTTACACGATCATCCATGGAACTATGCAACATTTATTATTAAAGGTGGTTATTGGGAGCATATTCCTATTCGATCTCAAGAAGGTTTTGTAGTAGGTGCAACTCGAGTTTGGAGAGGACCTGGACACTTTCGTTTTAGAAAAGCAGATGATCTACATTGGCTTGAACTTGAAAAAGATGAGAACGGAAATGAAATACCTTGTTGGAGTTTATTCTACATGGGCAAGAAAGCACAAGATTGGGGCTTTCTTCCTTTTGTAGCAACACAAGGTTACAGATGGGTAAACCATAAAAAATATTTATATAAGGAGTAATATGGGCCAGTATGATGATTTAGTAGAAAGGAGACGTTTACAACTAGCTGCAGAGGAATGGGCTAACACTGTAAAAGCAATTCATGCACATAGAATAGATTCTATGCATTACGATAATTTTCCTGAAGATACAGAAAACGGAAGTGTTATTGATATTGAATATAACAGTGGACTAATACATCGTACATGTTCAGATGGAAGAAAAAGAGTTCTTGGAAGCAAGATAAAAACTGAAGAATTACTACAAAATTATGAGAGGTCACAGCGTGGTTAAAAAACAGTATTATGATTGGGCAGATATTGAACGTGCATGTTTAAGTATTGCATTGCAAATGTACAATGACAATTGGAAGCCTGATTACATCGTAGGCATTACACGTGGCGGCAATATTCCCGCTACTATATTATCACATATGTTAGGTATACGTTGCGAAGCACTTAAAGTTAGTTTGCGTGACGATGATAGCGAATGCGAATCTAACTGTTGGATGAGTGAAGATGCATTTGGTTATGTAGATGAAGAAGAACGTAAAATTCTTAAAAGTCGTTGGGACTTAAACAAACGTAAAAACATTCTTATTGTAGACGACATCAATGACACAGGTGCAACATTAAATTGGATCAAACAAGATTGGATGAGTAGTTGTCTACCGCAAGAAACAAGTGGATGGGATAGTGTATGGCATCGTAATGTTCGATTTGCGGTTATTACTGATAATCTTTCTAGTGAGTTTAAGGGCACAGTAGACTACAGTGTACACGAAGTTAATAAAGCAGAAGAAGATGTTTGGCTAGTTTATCCGTGGGAGAATGTAGGACAATGAAAGTAGATAACTTAGAACTAGCACAACAAGAAAATAGAGCACCATGGTCTACTGTTTCTTTAAACACAAGAGACTTTGTTGTTTATGAAGATGGGTTTCCTGTTACAGACGGGCATACTCTTGTTGTACCTAAGGAATCTACAGAAGAAAATTTACTAAAATGTTTTAAGTTTGCACTTGCTATGGGACAACAAAATGTAGAAGCCAGTAATAACATTACAGGGTTCAACATTGGTCTAAATATAGGTACTAGTGCAGGACAAACATGCATGTATCCACACGTACATTTAATATTCCGTAGAGATGGGGATTGTCCGGACCCTGTTGGTGGTGTACGTAATGTAATACCGGGCAAAGGCAACTACAAAAAATAAGGAAAGGAAAATGGAGTTGAGAGAAAACTTAATTAATGCGGCAAAGAAACACGCAGAGGCGGAGATTGAATTGCACAAAACTAACATTGAAGTCTATATGCAAAAAGTAGTAGGCATCGGCGAACACTCTGATATTGTTGAAACGATACAGAAAGAACTAGATGCAATGGCTACGGCAAATGACCGTTTAGAAATGTTGGAAAAGTATTTTGGTTAAAACCATAGATAATATACTTGACAAAAACCTAAATAAAGTATATAATATACAATTAATAGACATCCTCGTCTATAACTCGGAGAATTAAATGAGCAAAAGTAAAGAATTAACTGTACGTCTTAAAGATGCTGGTATCCGCTATTGGGCAGGTGACAACATTTCAGAAGTATTTCAGAAAGGCGACAAAGAAGAACTTATTGAAGAAGCAACTGTAGCATTTGAAAATGTTTTAGATACGTTGCTAATTGATAGACATAACGATCCTAATTCACAAGGTACAGCAAGACGTCTTGCTAAAATGTACTTTAATGAACTAATGGCTGGACGTTATGATACTATTCCTAGTGCAACAGCGTTTCCGAACGATAGCGATGAACGCTACGAAGGTATGCTAGTTGTACGTAGCGAACTTAAAAGTGTATGTTCGCATCATCATCAACCAGTAAGCGGTGTAGCGTATATTGGTATTATTGCAAGTGCAAAACTTATCGGTCTTTCAAAGTATACACGTATTGCACAGTGGTGTGCTAGACGTGGTACACTACAAGAAGAACTTGCAAATGAAATTGCAAAACAAATTCAACTTGCAACTAATGCAGATCACTTAGGTGTTTATATTCAAGCAACACACGGTTGTTGTGAGAATAGAGGCATAATGGCAACTAGTTCATTGACACAGACTACTGTACTAAAAGGTGCATTTAAGAATGATCCTGGTACAAAGAAAGAGTTCTTTGACAATATTAAATTACAACAAGAATTTAGTTGTGGAAAGTAGGTAGATATGAAACTACGTTATTCAGAAGCATTTTATAGTGTACAAGGTGAAGGAAAGTTTGTAGGAGTACCTAGTGTGTTCCTACGTACATTTGGTTGTAACTTTCGTTGTATGAACTTTGGATTAGAACGTGGAACACCTGCAAGAGCAGATGGTGTAAAACATAATCCAGAAGTAAAAAAATTACTAGATAGTAATATTATCAACACTGTTGAAAAGTTTGAGGACTTGCCTGTAATACATACAGGTTGTGATACATATGCAAGTATCTATCCTGAGTTTAAAAAGTTTATGATGGATAGAACTGTAGATGAAGTTGTTGAACATTTATTGTCACTTACTCCAGAAGGCAAGTGGACAATGGACAATGGACAAGATATCCATTTAATATTTACAGGCGGCGAGCCTTTGTTAGGATGGCAAAGGTTTTATGCTGATTTATTAGAACATCCACGTATGCAGGATTTGAAAAATGTTACATTTGAAACAAACACTACACAAAACTTACGAGACGATTTCAAAGAGTATCTCAGCAATCAAGACAGATTTAGAGTTACTTGGAGTTGTTCCCCAAAACTTTCAGTTAGCGGAGAACGCTGGGAAGATGCTATTAAGCCTGATATTGCTAGTCAGTATATCGATGTTGACGGTAGTGACCTTTACTTTAAGTTTGTTGTCGCTGACGAAACTGATGTTATTGAAGCTGGCAGGGCTGTGGAGAGTTATAGAAACGCCGGGGTGGAATGTCCGGTATATCTTATGCCGCTGGGTGGAAGGAGCGAAGAATACAAGCTCAACATTCAAGAAGTGGCTGAACTCTGTATGGAAAAAGGATGGCGCTTCACTCCAAGACTCCACATCGACTTATTCGGAAATGCGTGGGGGACTTGAGAATGCTTTTGATCCAGATGATTTTATTAAACAAGAACAGCGTGAGCGTAAAGTGGAAAAAGTAAACGACTTAGAAACTCGTGCTAGGGAGGCAGGACTATAATGGGATGGTGGAAAAAATTAATACGTGATGCAGGTATACAATCTAAAATTGATACACCTGTTGAAGAAAAGACCCCTGAAGATATACGTAGGGCGGCACTGGAAGAAGAAAAGGCACAGGCTACAAAAAAAGGAGAGCCTTGGGTAGCGGTACTAGATACGCAAGTTAATCCTGATAACATTCGAAACGGTTTCTTTGAACTTGATTGGAACAATGAGTTTATTGAACAGTTACTTGATGCAGGATACAAAGGAGAAACAAATGAGCAAATTGTTGATCAATGGTTTCAATCTTTAGTGCGACAAATGCTAGGCGAAGAAGGCCAAAGCACTGATAGAGATATGGGCTATATTAATGTAGTTCCTATTGATAAAGGAAAGTCAGAGGTGTCATAATGTTATACAACATAGACGATATTGGTGGAAAATTAGTAAAAGATAATGAGCAATATCAACTATTTGATAACACTAGTTTAAAAAATCTTGTAGTAAGTAAAACTAAATTACGAGCAGGTCAGTCTACTAACGGTCATAGACATGCTGGTCAAGAAGAAGTATACATCTTTACAAAAGGTCAAGGACAAATGGAACTTGATCATAAAATATTTGATGTAAAAGAGGGAGACGTTGTTTTAATAGAAGACAATGTATTTCATAAAGTCTATAATACAGATGGACCATTTTGGTTAGAATTTATTTGTGTGTTTGATGGGAAACGCTATGCGTGATGATTTAATGGTGCAACAGCAAGTATCTACTGTATGGCAACATATGGTAGGTGTTATTTGTTTAAATCAAACAAACCGTAAACAAGTAAAAAGAGTTCTTCCTGCTCTCTTTACAGCATGTCCTACTCCAATACATTTACTTAATACTACTTCTGAAACAATAAAAAATATTATTAAACCGTTAGGTATGGTAAATGTTCGTGAAAAAAGACTACGTAAGATGTCAGAAGATTACTTGACATGGGACGGAAATGATGCTACAATGTTATATGGAATTGGGAAATACGGTAGTGACAGTTATCGATTGTTTTACAAAAATGAGATACCTGACAACATCAGCGACCATGAATTGAAACGTTATGTACAGGAAGAACTAAATGGCAACTTATATACTAGTTGATACAGCAAATACTTTCTTTAGAGCTCGTCATGTAGTACGTGGCGATGTAGATACTAAAGTCGGTATGGCTTTACACATTACTTTTAATAGTGTTAAGAAAGCGTGGCAAGACTTTGATGCAGATCATGTTGTATTCTGCTTAGAAGGTCGCAGCTGGCGTAAGGACTTTTACGAGCCTTACAAGCGTAACCGTCAAGAAACTCGCGATGCTATGTCTCCTGTACAAGCAGAAGAAGATAAAGTGTTTTGGGAAATCTTTGACGAGTTTAAAAACTTTGTTAGTGAAAAGACAAACTGTACTGTTATGCAACATCCGCAACTAGAAGCAGATGATCTTATTGCAGGTTGGGTACAGAATCACCCTAACGATAATCATATTATTGTTAGTACAGATGGCGACTTTGCACAACTAATTGCACCTAACGTAAAGCAATACAATGGTGTAAGCAACACTATTATTACACACGAAGGGTACTTTGATGACAAGAAGCGACAGCCTGTTATAGACAAGAAAACAGGCGAGCCGAAGCCTGCACCTGATCCTGCATTTATGTTATTTGAAAAGTGTATGCGTGGAGATACAAGTGATAATGTGTTTAGTGCTTATCCAGGTGTACGCAAAAAAGGCACTAAGAATAAAGTCGGACTTATTGAAGCATTTGAAGATAAGGCTACAAAAGGTTACAACTGGAATAACATGATGTTACAACGTTGGGTAGATCATGAAGGTGTTGAACATCGTGTGCTAGATGACTATAATCGTAATGTTACATTATGTGACTTGACAGCACAACCTAACGATATAAGAGTAATGATTAATGATGTAATTAACAATGCAACAGAAAATCCTAAGAACATATCACAAGTAGGTGTACGTCTTATGAAGTTCTGTGCTAAATGGGATATGCAACGAATAGCTGATCAAGTTAGTTATTTCGCAGAACCATTACAAGCGAGGTATCCTCAATGATAAAAGCAAAAACTATTTTAAAAAATAAATTTTGGATTGTAGAAGAATCCGGCGAAAAAATTGGTACACTAAGTTACAACGATGAAAGGTTTATGCTTAGTTCTTCAGGCGGTGTATCTTTTTTTAATACAAAGAAAGCTGTTGAAAAAAAGCTAGGTAGCACTATATTTGATAGGGAGCCAACCGCAAAAATAGAAGTTACAAAAGAAATATATGGATATCCTACTAGCACAACTCCTTACAATGTAATTTATGATGTACATCGTAAGTTTGCACTTTTTACTAAAAGTTTAAAAAGCAAGAGCTTGTATTGTGCAGGATATTATATTATTCGTTTTGAAAAGGGTTGGGTTAAAAGTTTTTGTCCAAAACTAATTACACTAGAACGATATGAATATCATGGTCCTTTTAAAAACGAAATGACAATGCGTCAGGAATTATCTAATGCAAACAAAAAAGAATCTTGATCCAATAAACACTTTTCCAGTGCAACAGTTTATACAAACTGTAAAAAGTGCCGACAATAGTAGAGCAAAAGAAATTCGTTTGGATATAAACGAAGCAAAAAGATTAGCATTTACTCTAGGCGAAGTAATGGCTCGACTCAACGGTGATATGGAAGCGTTTATTAAAGAACACATGTCTAATATAGAAAATGAGCCTGTAGAGGTTCAATTAGACGGTGGATCTGACTGGAAATAACCACGCACTTAATACAAAAAAGAGATAAATATATACGTAGTTAACTAAGGATTACGTATATGAGTAGACCAAAGCCAAGTGTTCTATTAGAACATATTAACAAAAAAAATTATAGATGTGAACAAGTACTAGATGCTGATGCTATCTGGGCTGTCTTCTATAAAGAAAAACCTTTCAATCTTAAAAGTTCAAACGCCTTAACAAATTATCCTGGGCCTAAATACAAGAAAACAAGTTTTTCTAATCCAGGACATGCACACAATCTAGCACAAAAATTAAATGAACTTTTTGCATGTGACGATTTCAAAGTATATAAATTAGAGACAGGTGAAATTGTTACAGAATGAACTGGAAAGAAACCTATACTAAAATATTCCTTAAAGAGTTAGGTCATAGTTACAATCAAACGGCTATGAAGGAATATATGCCTCTATGGTGGCAAAACACTAGGAATAAAGACGAAGGTGGATTGCGACTTACAGAAGCAGGATTAGATATGTTAAGCAAAATAGATATTGCAACTTACGATATTACATATCCTCACGATATGCCAATGACTACTCAAATATTGATATTCTTAGACAAATTTATTGACTGTCCCTATTATATTGGACCTAAATCTATCCTTGTAACAAACCAAAAAAAAGCCGTAGAACTTAGCCTATTTTCAGGTGATATTAGGAAATACGGGATTACTAAAGCGTTATCAAGACAAAATAATTCAGAAAAAGATTAAAAAAAGGTTGACTTTTATCTTGTAGATGCTATACTATATGTATAGTTAGAAATTAGCACTGATAACTTACTAAGAGAGGTAATACATGGAAAACGCTATCACAAGAACAGTTTCGCCTAACAGCGCAAAAACAAGCATCACACATGCTATCAAGAAACAACGTCCTATCTTTATTTGGGGTCCTCCAGGTATTGGTAAGTCTGATATTGTTCACCAAATTGGTGAAACACTAGAGGCACATGTCATTGACGTTCGTTTGTCACTTTGGGAACCTACAGACATTAAAGGTATTCCTTATTACTCTGCAAACGACAATGCAATGGTTTGGGCGGCGCCTGCAGAACTTCCAAACGAAGAACTGGCTGCGAAACATAAACTTATCATTCTATTCTTAGATGAAATGAATTCTGCTGCACCTGCTGTACAGGCTGCAGCTTATCAACTTATTCTTAACCGTAAGGTTGGTACTTATGTACTACCTGACAACGTTGTGATTATTGCGGCAGGTAACCGTGAAGCAGACAAAGGTGTAACGTACCGTATGCCTGCTCCGCTTGCTAATCGTTTTGTTCACTTAGAGATGGCTGTTTCGTTTGATGATTGGTTCTCATGGGCTGTATCAAACAATATCCATAAAGACGTTGTAGGTTACTTAACTTTTGCAAAGAAAGACTTGTATGACTTTGATCCTAAAAGCCCAAGTCGTTCTTTTGCAACACCCCGTTCTTGGTCGTTTGTATCTGAACTACTAGAAGACGACCTAGATGAAACCACTACAACCGATTTGGTAAGTGGCTCAGTTGGCGAAGGCCTGGCTGTCAAATTTATGGCACACCGTAAGGTTGCTTCACAAATGCCTAATCCAACTGATATTCTAGCAGGTAAGGTCACGGAGATGACCAGTAAAGAAATCAGTGCTATGTATTCCCTCACTGTGTCATTGTGTTATGAGCTTCAAGAAGCTGATAAGAAACGTGACAAAGACTTCGATAAGAAAGTCAACAACTTCCTGCGCTTTTCGATGGATAACTTCGATACTGAACTAGTAGTTATGGGTATTAAGCTCGCACTTACACAGTACGGACTTCCAATCGACCCGGACGCTGTAGAGTGTTTTGATGAGTTCCATGATCGTTATGGAAAATACATTAAAGCAGCACAGAGTTCTTAAACTAGATAGGGTGGACTTCGTGTTCACCCTATCACCTTTTCTGGTTGACAAAACAGTTAAATATTAGTATAATATACATATAAATTAGAAAGGACATAGCACACATGAGCGTAGAAGGTAAAAAACACTGGCAACCTAATCCAGACTTAACTGAACAAGAACTTGCTGTTATGCGTGAAGAAGTACTTGATCGCATTATTGTAGCTCGTGTAGGTTTGCTTCTTAAGCATCCTTTCTTTGGCAACATGGCAACACGTTTAAAAATCCAAGCCGCAGATGATTGGATTCCTACAGCGGCCGTAGATGGACGTAATCTTTATTTTAACACTCAGTTCTTTAATGCAATGGATAATAAAGAAATTGAGTTTGTTATTGCACACGAAATTTTACACTGTGTATTTGATCACTTAGAACGCCGTACATGGCAGGATCGTAACCTAGATCCTATGATTAGTAATATTGCACAGGATTATATTGTGAACAATATTTTGGTACGTGACAACATTGGCACAAAACCTAAATTAGTTGACTGTTTTCAAGACTTCAAATATGAGAGTTGGACTTCTGAAGAAGTTTATGATGACCTTTTTGAAAAGTATGACAACCAAGAGCTAGAAGCTTTAGGTGAATTGCTCGATGAGCATTTAGATTGGACAGAAGGTGCAGGTGAAGGTCAGGACGGCGACAGCGGTAAAGACGGTAAAGGTAATGGTCGTCCTTCATATTCAAAAGAAGAACTTAAAAAGATACGTGACGAAATTAAAGAGAATATGATCACTGCCGCACAGAGTGCAGGCGCAGGCAATATTCCAAAAGGTGTAGATCGTTTAATTAAAGATTTAACTGAACCTAAAATTAACTGGCGTGAATTACTACGTCAGCAAATTCAAAGTACAATTAAAAGTGATTACACATTTATGCGTCCTTCACGTAAAGGCTGGCACACTGGTGCTGTACTTCCGGGTATGAACTTTGAAAATACTATTGATATTGCAATCGGTATTGATATGAGCGGAAGTATTGGTGATCATCAAGCACAAGACTTTTTAAGTGAAGTTAAAGGCATTATGGACGAATACAAAGACTATGCAATTAAATTATGGTGCTTTGATACCGCTGTATATAACGAGCAAGACTTTACATCAGATAACGGTACTGAATTACTAGATTACGAAATCTTAGGCGGCGGCGGCACTGACTTCGATGCTAACTGGACTTACATGCGAGAAAACGATATTCAACCTAAAAAGTTTATTATGTTCACAGACGGCTATCCTTGGGGTAGTTGGGGCGATGAAGATTACTGTGAAACAGTCTTTATTATTCACAGCAACCATGACAAAAACTTGCAAGCACCGTTTGGAGTAACAGCACACTATGAAGCTCAAGCAGCCTAATCCATTAAATTTTTTCAATGTAAGAAAAACTCATTTTTGCCCAAAGCATTTTGAAGTTATTACCGTTGATCAGACATACAATATGGAGCCTAGTATTACTAGATGGATTTCTGAGAATCTTAAAAAGAGATACTTTATTGCAAAAGATAACTCTTATACACATAAGTCTAATTCTTTAAAAGTAGGTTTTGAGGATCCAAAAGAAGCAAGTTATTTCATGTTGGCGTGTCCACATTTGAAGTACAAATAAATAAAGTACGCATATATATTATTATAGGAGATTAAAATATGAGCGATGAAAATAAAACTGAAGCACAACCTGCTCCTGAGCAAGCACCTGCACCAGATCTTACTGTGCAAGATCTAACAGCAATGAGAACTATCATTGATGTAGCAAGTAGTAGAGGCGCATTTAAGCCTAACGAAATGACTACTGTAGGTACTGTTTATAGCAAATTAGAAGCATTTTTAGGTGCTGTTGCAGCTCAACAAGAAGCTCAACAAGAAGCACAAAAAGAGGCTCCTAAAGGAGAATAATATGAAACATATTGGAAGACAAATTAATCCTAAGAGACGTTGTGCTGTAGCATACCGTGTAATTCCTAATGATCCAGATAACTGTTTAGTTGTTTTTACTGATAGTTTAGAGTCTGATGCACACGATTCATTAATGAACTTAATAGAATCAAACGCAGGTCAGACAGCATATGAACTTGCAGAAGCAATGAACAGAGCTGTTTTACCAGATGGAAGAAACATGTTGGTAGCATTTAGTGGTACAGGCAAACTTACTAAGATGCCTACAAGCCAGATCGAAATGACACCAGATATGCAAAGCACCGTTGTTCTTAGCGAGCTTAATAAAATTATTGCCGAACAAAAAGGCGTAACTGTTGCTGATCTTGCTCTGCAACCAGCAAAATCTACAAATAAGCCTGCAGAACAACCTGCTGTACAACCCGAAGTTACAGACTTAGGACAAGACACTGGTGTTCTTAGCGATGAAGATTTAGCGGCTCAATATCGTTCTCAAGCAGATGCTATGTTTAAAGAAGCAAAGCGTTTAAGAGAACAAGCGGAAGAATTGGTTCCTACCAAGCGTAGCAAGAAGTCCGCCCAAAGTGCCTAGAAAGAATAAACTAAGCAAAGAAGTAATAGACAAATGGCCTGAAGTACTCGGTAATATCGACATCAAAGTCGTACCTACTGAGTACATTAAGGCTGTTGAAGTAACCTTTACCGACGGAAAAGTGTGGATTATTGAAAATGATCCTAACCGTAGCATCCAATCAAATGCTGAAGCATTTGAACAAAGTATGGAAGATTTAATGGCGGAATACGAGGATGTTTTGCAGAGTGTTAACTTTGTAGTAGATATGGAACGGGTAAAAAAGGACATTACCAAGCGTACAAAAATCTTTATGAAGAAAAAGAAATAACACTTTTATGATAAATATATATGTAGACTTAAATCATTAAGGAGTTATAAAAAAATGGCATTGCGATTAAGAAGAGGCACAGATGCACAAAGACAAACACTAGACGGTGTTTCCTTACCAGTGCCAGCTGAAGGCGAATTAATATATACAACAGATACTAAAAAACTTTATGTAGGCGATGGTTCTACAGCAGGTGGTATTGCTGTTGACGTTGCTAACTCCGATTTAAGTATTGATGCATTAAGCGATGTTGATATTACATCTACACCTCCAACAGGTGGCCAGAGCCTAGTATGGAATGCTGTTGACGAAGAATTCCAGCCAGGTGATCCTACTGTTCTAGATAATAAATCATTAAATGATTTGCAAGACGTAGACTTAGCATCTAATCCTCCAGGTGTAGGACAAGTTCTTAAATGGAACGGAAGTGCATTTGTTCCTAATGACGACGATGCACAAAGTGGTTTAGTAGCAGGTGCAACTTACAACATTAACATTGCAGGCGATGTTTCAGGTAGTGTATACGCTGATGATTCTACATTAGTTATTGATGGTACTGATGGTAAATTCAAAGGTACTATTGAAACTACACAAAATGCTATATTTGACACAAGAGCTGATGATTTAATATCTGATATAGGTATAAAGATAATATCTAATGCAAACGTTCCTGGCTTAGAAGTTACTAGTCAGACTGGTGCAAGTGAAGGAACTGGTGCAAATTTAGGTTTTTACAATCATAACGGAACATACGAAAACCAAACAGCATTACAAGTTGGTGATAGCTTAGGAAGACTTGACTTTGGTGGCTTAATAACAATTCCGGGTGGGAGTTCTGTATCACTTGCTCCGTGTGTCATTAGAGCAGAATTAACACAAGAAAGTGATGGTGTAAGTACATTAGCACTTGGTAAATTAGTATTTGCTGTTCTTAATGGTCCGAACGTAGCAGATGCTGCAAAAGCAACATTTGATAATGTTGGTGTATTCCAATCTCCAGTATTACAACCAGGTGTATATGCAGACGATGCAGCAAGAGATGCAGCTGTTACAGCACCAGCAGCAGGAATGATAATCTTTAACACTACAAACACTAAATTCCAAGGCTACACAGGTAGTGCTTGGGTAGACTTAAACTAATCACATTACTTTAAAAACTCCTAAATGTAGGTTAAATACTACAGAAGGAGTTTTTTTATGACTAAATTAATTACAGATCCCCAAAACTATACTAGAGAAGACTTAAGAAACTTAGACTGGGATATGGTAAAGTTAAATGTTACTGTAGATCCTAAGCCTTTGCTAGAATGGTTTGAAACTGTAAAAACTACTTCTCCCGAAAGTTTATTTTTATTTTCTCAAAAAGACTTATTTGAATCGCATTTACTCGATCATCCTAGAATGAACGGCATATGTGTAGGTGATGCAGGATTTTGGGCATTACAGTGGCCTATACAAAGACGTGATGCTATACCTACTCCATTCTTTTGTAATAAAGAAAAATTTCCAGAAATGTTAGACGAAACATGGGAAAATAAAATGGACAACCATCTTGAACAATATTATTTTGGTGCGTACAAGAGTATGATAGATCAATTAGGAGAAGATGCGTGGACATGGGGTAGAGCTATGAACTGTGCTAAGGAATGTGGCATTGGGCCACATAGAGATCACGACGGTGAAGACATGTCAGAACATATGATTCGATTACACGTTAACTTGCAAACTAACGAAAATTCATCATGGCATTTCTTTTCACAGTTAGGAGAAACACCTGCTGATACTTGGCAATACGAACGTGCAAGTTATAATCCTAAGCCTGGTGAAGTTTACCTAGTTAATGTGAGCAATGTACATGCTCCTGTAAATCACGGAGATGAAGAATGGATATTGTTACACTCTGACCCATCAAATGACGCTGTAGATAGATTGTTAAAAAGCGAGACTCATATTACATACAATGGCTAACATTAAAACAAGATTAAATACTTCTATTCTTTACAAAAAGACTGACTGGCCATATCAACACGACAGCATGATTCCTAATACAAGTTCTAATTACTACGGACCTGATAACGAAAGACTACACGAGCGTAACAAAAAATATCAAGATAGTAGTTGGATATACAATAACAAAGAGATTAATTACAACTTCAACAGTTTAGGATTACGTATGTCTAATGAAGTAGATTTAACCAAAGACTTAATTTATTTTAGTGGCACAAGTTATACTTTAGGTATTGGTGTGGACGAGAAAGATAGATACACTGATATATTGTCTAAAGAACTAGACACACCTATGCTAAGTTATGCTGGTCCTACATATAGCACTAAACTACAAGTTATATCATTTTTTAATTATGTAAACTTACACGGTGCTCCAAAAAGTGCATGTTTTGAATTTCCGCCTGCACACGGATATACATTTTTTACAGATCATTTTGCTTTTACGTTTACTGGCAGTCATAGGCCTAAATGCAATTATGTAGAACCTTATGAATTACTAGAACGTACTGACTTCTTACAAAACGAAGCAGAAATATATGTAAACATGTTAGAAGTATTTTGTAAGACTAACAACATACCATTAACTATGTTTAGTTACTTTCCTACTACTTTGCCTATTATACGTATTAATATTGATCTACTAGGTATCGAAGATAATAATGAAAAATTTGCTAGAGACATTTGTAAACAAAACGGTACTATATCAGGCCATCCAGGTATAGGTGTACATAGACATACAGCAGATGTATTAAAGGATAGACTACTATGAGCATAACACTTTATACATCAGGTAGTACAGACGAACCTAAACAAATAACACATTCTTGGAAATACATTAATGAATGTGCTAGACGTAGTGCTAAAGAAATACAACTAACCAGCAAGGATGTTGTACTAGATGTGTTTCCTGCTAATACTATTGCACATTGGACTATAACAGCGTATCCTAGCGTTTTAAGCGGCGCACAGTACGTTTGTAGCAACTTTACGCCATATACATACATACAAGCATTTAAACGCTTACAACCGTCTTATATTGCGCTTATACCGCGTCATTTAGAGCTTTTACAAAGTACAAAAGGCTTTAAAGACTTAGATATGAGTTGTGTACGTTACATGGTAACAGGTAGTAATAAAATAGATCAAGACTTTATAAATGCATTTAAAAATAGAGGTGTACAGTGTGTAGCAAACTGGTATGGTATGACAGAGTTTCCGCCACCTATTCTTATAGGGTATGACAGTCCTAGTTTTGACTTGTACAATCGACCAACTGATGATCATATAATGTTTCACCCTGTATCTGCTACATCTAATTTAGGTGAAGCAATAATAAACGGTAGGTCTACAGGTGATATCTTTGACACACAAACAATGACATTCTCGCATAGAAGAAAAGAAGCAAATGGAAAAACTTGGAAGACTGACGTTTAGAACATTATCTAAAAATGACAGAGATGCTGTTGAGATATTTTGTAATTCTCAGTCTTATAGCAACAACACTTCTTTAGAAAAAATGAAATGGGACTGGTGCCCGTTTTGGTGTGCAGCATTTGACCAAGAACGTATTGTAAGTATTGCTGGCGCACACGAACTTCCTGAAGTATCACCTAATGCCTATAGACTATTATTTAGAGGCGCACAATTACCAGGCTACACGTTAGGCACTGGTAGAAATATATTTAAAACTGGAATACATTTAAGTTATCTATTGCCTATACAGATTGATTGGGCAACTAAAAATCCTAACGCACAACTTTATATTAGTACTAACATCAACAACGACGGTGGCAAAAGCCAACGTATGAATAATACTATTATGCCAATGCTTGCTAAAACAGGAATTTGGACTTTAGATCGTAAGATGGAGTTGTACAATGTTCCGCAGAACTTGTGGCGTATTAATGTTTCAAAGTATATGGAAGAGCGTAGCCGTTCGCTAAACACCTAAAACTATATTCATCAAAGATAGTAAAAGGTTTCTTTTTAATCTCAATTTCTTTTACTTGATTTTGCCAATAGGGCGTATTCTTACTTGTTGCTTCATAATGTAGTGCAAGAAAATCTTCAATATGTTTTACAACCTTAACATATTGTCTATTGTAAACTTTTTGTTTACCATATAATTTAACTAGCATTTCAATTTGATACTGTATTAACCAAATTGCTTGTGCTTCTAAAGGTTCAATAAATCCAGCACTTAACCCTATGTTTAGTATATTATCTTGATATGGTGTTGGACAATATTTACTTTCCCAATGTAATACTCGCATTTTGTCTAATTCAAGAGTATACGGACACTTTTCGATAAACTCGCGTTTAGCATCTTCAACTGTTTGATGTTCAGTGCTAAACACGTAACCATTACCAATGCGGTTTTGTAAATAAATGTTCCACATCCAACCATTACTCATGGCAGTTGTTTCTGTATAGTACTTTAGCTCTTTATCATAACTAGGTGCTACTACAGCACAATTATTTTTAAGGCGTGTACTAACCATTTCTCTTTTAGGAAATAATTTATTAAATCCTGTACAATTAATAATTAAGTCAGCTTGTAAATCATCAATAGTATCTAATGTACGTGTTTCTAATTTAACACCATTTGGCAATGCTACTTTATCACGCAACATAATACCAAATTTATTTGCATCTATATGATATGCATGACGCCATTTTTTATCTGGTAACTCGTAGTTTTCCATCCAATGCATTTGCTCGTCGTGTTCTGTTTCATCAAAACAAAAATGATGAAACCAACTTTCGCCGTGCCAATTTTTATGTTTAATTGTATACTTACGAACCGCATCACAATTATCAAATAAGTCTTGCTCAGTTAATCCGCAATCATGTATAAAGTCATACATGCTAGGCAGTGTACTTTCACCTACACCTATTATAGGTATATCTTGACTTTGGATAACTGTAATATCCCAGTCGGTCTTTTTAGAAAGATATGAGGCTGTCATCCAACCTGCTGTTCCGCCGCCTACAATAATTATATTCATACGTTTATTTGTGTCCTTAAAAAAATATTTATTTTTCCTATGGGTATTTTAAAATGTAAATGGATTCTATCTGTAGAACCTTTGTTAATCGTAGTGTGTATACGTTTTGTATTTACAATGTAAACATTATTAGGTTCTAATACATACGGGTGTTGATCAATAATAAAATGCGAATCGTTATTAGCATACAACGGAATATGTACTCTTACATGCTCGTCTTTATCTGCGTGAGGCGGTATTCCAGAATTTTCAGGATGCCCAGTAATAACTAATTCTTCTATATAAGGAATCTGATCGTATAGTTTTTTAGCAAAACCTTTGAGCATCTTAGTAGGCTTTATAATAGGATCAAATGCTTTCTTGTCTTTACGCATACCTGGAGGCAATGGACGTTCGTCTACATTTTCGCAATTAGTTAATATAGCGTATCCGTATAATCCTTTTAGATTAGTTCCTGGAACTTCGGGCATTGTCCATTTTAGGTAATCAAAATTATCTACAAGGTCATTATAGTATTCTTTAAGTTCATCAAAATTAAATTTTACATTTTCTATTTTTTTGCAATCAAAATTTATTTGAGCTGGATCTAATATCCACTCTGTATTAAGTAATTCATCTACATTGTCTACAGGTATTTTAAATATTAAATGTACTCTGTCTGTGTCGCCTTGATTAATTGTACCATGTTGATTAGTAGTATTAATAAGATATGCTTTACCTTCTTGCAAATTATACTTTGAATCACCAAATACAAAATAACTTTGATTATTCGTTTGTATAGGTATATGCACTTTTACAAACTCAGTATTATCTATATGTTGTTGTATAACTGTATCAGGTGGGTGGGCACTTATAACTGTTTGTCTAATATCAGGTATTGCATCTACAATATACTTGCCAAACCCAAATACAAGCTCAGTAGGATTATCAAACGTACCTAATACTTCACTGTCATGTTTAATGTCATATGGCGGACAAGGCTTTGTAGTGTCTTTTAAATTACTTTGTATAGCCCAACTGTATACATTGTTTACTTTGTGATCTAATGTATTTGTACTATCTGGTTGCCACTTTAAGTTGTCATACTGAGATACTTTAGCATAATAGTCTTTTAGTTCTTGCAACGAAAATTTAAAGTTAGGTAATTCTTTAATATCAAAATCAAACATCATGATACCTTTCTAATAGACTATAAACATGTTTGTTATGACCTCTGTCATCTATTGTTTCGTTATTATAATACTTTTTAACATAGTTGGCAACAGCAACACTTCTCGATTGTCCTTTTGCACAATATACATGTAATGTAGCACCCTCTGGTATTTTGCGTATAAAACTTATAATTTGTTCTGCTTGTTTATCGCTACATGCTGTGGCATGTATTATTCGTTGTGTGTTATTGTACCATTGTATTGCTTTTAATCCTGTTTTTTCAACATCTTCAAATTTTAAATTTAAAACATTATCTGCATCTGCCATAACAGGCTCAGAATGTATCCAATTACCATTACTGTGTATACCAATAAGATATTCGTTGTTAGGTATAGGGTGCATATCTTTCATTGCATATGTTTTTACATTAACCATGCTTTTACGTCCTCGATCCACACTTTACCATAAAGATGTACTCTGTCTGTTGTACCTTTGTTTTCAACACTATGAGGAAGTGTTGTGTTTACAAGATATGCCCAACCTGGTTCCATGTGATATTCTTTACCGTTTATAATCCAATTACTATCTTTGTTAGTGTGTATAGGAATATGTACCCTAATTTTATCTGGACTGTCTTGATGTGTAATTAATTTAGTTCCAGTTACATGCTCAGTTACTAACCATTTTTTACTACGAAAGGGTAGACTTTTAACAAGCTCTAATCCGTATCCTGTAAAACATTTTCTAGGATTTAATTCATCATTATCATTATCCCTATACTCCGGTTTTGCACAACCTTGCTCAAAAGGTTTAGGACCTTCTTCGTCACTATTCCAGCATAACGTATAATAACCAGTTTCGTCTGGTATAATATGTCCAGTCTCCCCAGTAGGGTCACTAATTGGAAACTGCCACACATGATGATTTTCTCCTACAACAAATTTCCAATCTTTATAATTTTCTTGTAGATCATTATACCAATCCTGTAACTTTTTGACATCAACACAAAATATACGTTTAACGTCAAATCCTAGATCAACTGTTTGATGCTCTTCTATATATCTCTTCATTTCCAATTAACTAAATCCATAAATTTATCATTGCGTATATCTGAAATAATATTTGCCCTTGCTGTTGGACTAAAGTTTGTAGTAGAATGTGTAACTCTTGAATTTATAATATAAACATTTCCTGGTTCAAAGTTATATTCTCTATTCCATTTTTCTCCCCAATAAAATTTACTATTGTCATATGTCATAGGAATATGTAATCTAGCACAGTATCCGTCTGTATGCGGATGAAGTATATGCTCAGGCATGTGTTGCGTTATTCGTGGATTGTAAATATAGTTGCCTATTTCTTCTACTATAGATTTCCATTCTCCAAAATTATATTGGGTAAGATATGTATTATCATTATAATCAAAATCTTTTACAACATTACCGTCATTATCAAAGTAACTTTTTAATTCTGTAAAAAATTCTACGTCAGCAGCCCAAGGAGGCGGAAGGGGTACATCTCTGTGAGTTGGCCAAGTTAATGTCCACGAGTTAATTAATGCTTCATATGTTTTGTTACGTTCCCATTCGTAATCATTTGTATCGGTAGTAAATTTATTATTGACAGATTCTTTTATGTACTCAGAACATGTTTGAAAATTAAATTTTAAATAATCTAAGTTAGATGTAACAATATTATACCAATATTGTAAATTTTTTATAGCTATTTTTTTATCTAATATAATAATGTCCCATTCTAAACTTTCTAAAACTGACAGGTCAACTTGAGAAGGTTTTAGAACTTTATCCATTAGTCATTCCTATTACATTTAAAATATGGTCTTCTGTTACCCTTGTAATTATATGAGATCTATAGTCGTCACTTTCGTTAGTAGTTCCATGCCAATCTCCAGTGTTAAGAATATATGCTTTACCTTCTTTCATATGATACGAACGTTCTTTATTTTCTCCGAAATGGAAAAAACTGTTTTTGTTGCTTTCTATTGGAATATGTAATTTAAGTACTTTACTATCTATATGTTGACGTATATACATACCTGGATGATGTCTAGTAACAATCGCTTGTCTAAATGCATCTGATCCTAATTCTTCTACTAACTGTTTGAAATAGCCAAATTGTAATTTAGGCATAATTTTTGCATCGTTAATAAAGTTATCATAATCTACTTCAGGATACATTTCAGCATTACACTGTGCTGGAGGAGGCAGTGCTTCGTAACGTTCTATAGGCCATGCTAAAGTTACACCATCAATTGGTCCGCAATAGTAACCGCAATACCCTTGCTCTACCATTTCTTTACTTTTTTCTAAATTAAGTTTTTCGGACATCTTGTTAAAGTTAAACAACATGTAATCAAAATTTTCTTTAACGTCAGTCCACCATGCTTTTAGACTTTCGACATCTACGTTATAATTTAGTTCAATTATATCCCAATCGTTACTATTATATAAGAAGTCGTGCGTTAAGCCATGATTATCAGGATCGTAGTTTTTAATTATTCTCGAATCTTGGGTGTGTTGTGCGTTTTCCATTTCTTAACCTTTCTCTCATATCCATTGCGACATAGTCATGCCCATATAGCACTAAGTCTTCCGGAATCATTTCTTCAAATTTAAACCAATGCTGTTCAAGTTGTTCTGGTTCTACATTCCATTGTAGCATTTCGCTTGACCAAATGTTTGTAGTCCACAGTACTTTTGTTCCTTGTACAGTATTTATTAGCTCAAATAACTGGTTAGGTTGGGTCACTATGTCTACTACGTTAAAGGTATGTTTTAGTTGTCTGTATCTATCCCATAACTCTTTAAACGCTTCTCTACCCCCATGTTCTTTAACTTCTTGTTCCCAAAACTTTTTATAGTTTCCTCTGTAAGTACTACTAAAGTTATAACTGAGATCATGCTCTAATAACCATTTGTCTAAATCATATCCATCCCAAGTTTCTAGCAAATGTTTTTTGTAATTTAAACTTGCTTCACACCAATCAAAATAATTTACTGTAGTGTCTTTATGAAAACCGTTCGAGTTTAGTATAGCAAGTGGCTTAAATCCAGCGGCTGCACTAAACAAATGATCAATTAATTTACCATCTGTTCTTACACCTTCACCTGATAGTGTTTCTGTGTTAAATGCGTATACTCTATCCTTTTCTATAAATTCTTGATAGCCAAGTTTGCGTATCCAAGCCGCTTGACTTTGGTTTAGTCCATCATCTTGATCTTTGTTAAGCCATGCATTTGCAAGTTGCTGTGTATTCTCATATGGATATAAAAATACTTTACAATCACGCATGTCATTTGTTAAATTATCTATTCTTATGCCTGCTCGTATAGCAATATCTATCCAGTTGCTTCCATCTGCTGTAATTTCAATATGGCTTTCTTGTGCGTTGTCTGCAGGACCTATCCATTCAGGAGTATAATGACTGTGTACTGTATTTTCACTAAGTTTGTAATTTTGTAGTAAAGGCTTTCTATCCTTAAATACGCCCATTTCATCAAACTTCGGCTTGCCAAGTTCTACCCATTTTTGTAAATTAACAAATAGATATTGTCTATGTAACCCAGGATACGAACCTTGAATTCCTGTTTGTGCTTCTTTGTCCATTATATGACCTATTGCAAAGAAGTCTTTATTGTTATCATAGTAATTTAAACTTTGAGTTATTAAACTAGGGCCTCTAAATAAAAGTAGTCCTTGACATGCAATCATTGCAAATTCTTTATCTTTTTGAAGACTTTGTTCTAATATTTCTTCAACAGTTTTATGAAATCCTACATAACTACACATGCCCATTTTAATCATACGATTAATATAAAAATAGGTCATATCAAAACATCTTTTTTGTAACCACTTATTATCTATGTCACGATTAATATTGAGTATGCCAATTCCTACTCTGTTATCAATTTTTAGATCTTCGTAATAACGATCAATAGTAATACTATTCCAGTCTTTCATTTTACCCTCTATTAGTATAGTAACTTTCTCTTAAGACATAGAAAAAATCTCTAATGCGTCTGCCAAGTTCATAGTGTATGATCATATGTATTCTTGGCTTATCGCTGTTATTATATACAGCATGTACATTAGATATATCCATTAGGAATGCACTACCATTATTATCAAATGGAACTCTGCCATGATCTTTAAAAACAAATCTACAACCTTCAGGATTGTTCAAACTAATATTACAAACACTTAAACGCTTTTCTTCATCTGCTCTATCTTGGTGTGGAAGAATATATCCACCTGGTTCGAGTAACATAAACCTTACACGATTTAAAAATTCCGCTGGCCATACATCAGTTAAAAACTTTTTTGTTACTGGACATTCATCTGCTACCCAAGTCCAATCTAACTGTTTAATTGATTCTTGTCTATCACCATAACTATTCAATGTTTGGGTGTCTTCATTTAGTCCGTGTAGTGTTAGACTTTTCCAGCCTTCGCCGTATTCATCTCTGTGTACATGAAACTTATCTACAAGTGCTTCTGCTTCTGCATACATTTCTTTCCAAGGTTGATTATCTAATGCACTTAATCTAAAACACGGCCAGCCGCTTTCCATTACAACCCATTTAGGATCGAATTGTTCTGGATATATTATGTCTATTTGCTTATCATTTTCGGACAAATATTTCTCTAATTCAGCATTCATGTTTACTTTTTTCTTTACCCCGTGTTGTTAAATATACTTATGCTAGTTTTTAAGGAGTATGTTTAGTCGTGAGATGCAAATATCTTGATAATCAAATCAATGTTGGCACCAACGGATCATATAGATTATGCTGTATGAGCTTAGAACCCGAAGGCGAATACAATATCAAAACACATACACCACAAGAATGGCACAACAGTGAATTCCATAGAGGTATCAGAGAGCAAATGGCTAGAGGTGAATGGCCTGATGCTTGTAGACGTTGTAAAGAAATGGAAGAACACGGATTACAAAGTCAACGTCAAAAAGAAAGAAGATACGGTCCAGGACTTAGCCATTTAGACTTACGTTTAGGCAATAGTTGTAATTTAAAATGTATTAGTTGCTGGCACATGAGCTCTAGTTCAATAGCAGAAGAAGCCGTTGCTATGCACCAAGCAGGTGTTACACCATTGCATGGCGTATTAGACGTTCCACACTTTAATTGGGCTGACGACAAAGCATTTGATAAATTACTTGATCTACCAATACACGAAGTATATATGACCGGCGGCGAACCTATGATGGTAAAACATTTGCCACGCTTTTTAGAAAGGTTAAGTCCAGAAACAATTATACGGTTTAATACTAACTGTACAATTTGGAATCCTAAATTAGAAAAATTACTTAGGAAATTTAATATGGTAATTATGAGTTTTAGTTTAGATGCGACTGACGATCGCATAAACTATATTAGGCACGGCACCAAATGGAAAGAAGCAGAAGAAAATGCAAAACGTTGGGCTGATTTTTGTAAGGTTGATATAAGTCCAACTATTAGTATTTTAAATGCATGGTTCTATGATGATATAAAAGAATATGCAGACAAGCGTAATTGGAGCGTCTTTGAAAATTTACTCATGACACCCGACTGGTTACATGTTAAGAATGCACCCGACGAATTGAAAGCACAATTTCAAGGTGTAGATAAATGGATGAATGAACCTGCTAATCTACTTAAACAAGAAGAATTTAAATATAATATTAATAAGTTAGACAGCTGGCGTAAAATGTATATAAAGGATTACCTACCTCCGGTAGCAAAAGCATATGGACTTAATTAAAACAAATAAACAAAAAAAGCGAAGTGTTTACAAAGGCGATGGTTACTATAGAAAACTATGGCATTTTGTAGATATGATATGGCTAGATGAACATGTAAAAATGCTAAACAGTATTGTTCCTAACTATGTTGTAGACTACGGACATAACGAAGATTCTATGTGGTTAGACACAAAAGAAATAGATGGAGTTCCAGCAAGTACACTAGAACACACACCTGAATTTATAAAAAGAGTATATAAATTTTGTTTAGAAAATATTGAGCAGACTTTACCCTATGTACATGGCGACTGGGTATTAAGTAATATAATTGTTAACGGTGAAAACATGTATATGGTCGATTGGGATAATTGCAATGTATATCCTAAACATATAGTTATAGAAAAAATGCAAAAAGACTTACGTAGTGCATTTGGAGATAAATTTGACCCCTCAAGCATTTAGTTACCCGACTGTTGGAAATAACAACATGATTTATTGTGCGCCATACGGCCTTACTGAATCTGTTGACTACATGATTAAGTACAATCCAACTAATCATTCAATTACTAAAATACCATTATTAGTTGACTCAACTACCGAAAAGTGGCAAAAGGGTATTGTACATAGAAACAAAATTTACTTCCTACCATACAATGAAAGCAATATATTGGTATTAGATACTAATGACGATAGCATAGAATACTTAAATTTAGAAAAGAAAGGACAAGGAAAATATATTCAAGGTCACATATACGGCAGACACATTATAGCATTACCGTACGGCGAGCACGAACCATTTAATTATGTACTAGACATTGATATGCGTACTAACAATGTAACTACTAGACACTTAGCGTTGCCTGATGAAACAAAAAGATGGCATACTACCCAAATGTTAGATGGTATAATTTACGGTTTACCTCGAGGAGAAAACTTAGGAAATACATTTAATTCAAGGATAGAATACGACTGTTTTAATCGTACTTATAAATTAATAGATATGTTGCCTATACTATATGATTATAAAGACGTAAGACATGCTAATAAAAAATGGACAACACTTGCAAAAGCAAATGATAAATTGTATGCAGCACCGTATTGTGAACATAAAGAATTTGACCTTCTTGCAATTAGAAAAGAAGGTTGGGAATATATACAAACCAAACAAACAGGCACTAGCAGAAAATATTTTTCACACACTGTAACAAAAAATGGTAAAATATTTTTTCCGCCAGCAGGCCACGATGAGGACTGGAGCGAAATGCTTGTTATAAACAGTATGACAGATGAATGGTATGTTAAAGATTTAGGCATTGGAAAAGAAAGTAAAAAATATTTTGCCGGAGTTGAGAACAGTAAAGGAAAGTTATACTATATCCCTAGAGGAGGATGTGTTTGCGAGCCAGAGGATACATGGAAAAGCCAAGGTGACTTAGCAGAAATATTAGTTATTGACACAAACACAGAAGAGCATTATACCATAGACGTAAGTAAATATTTTACAGATAATACTACTATTGAAAAGTATAACCAATGTGTAATTATTAACGATATCATATATGCCTTTCCATACGGAGAAAGTGAGAGTTTTCAAACTGTACTAGTATTTGATACAAAAGTTGAAAAAGTTATAAGGACAATAGATTTAAATGATGTATAAAGCATTTGAAGATTTCTACAAAGAAGAAAACATAAAGCACTTATTACTCCTTGACTGGAATGGTATATTAACAAGTCCGCCATTTGCTACTGAACAATGTAAAGAGTATGCAGATGTTTGGCGTTTTAAAAAAGATATTATCAAATTAGATCTACCTCCTGCTACTAGTAAAACTAATGCTCCTATTGTTTTAGATAACGATTTATGGCTTATACCATACGGCATATACGACGAACTTAATATTGTAGTACAAATTAAAGACAACGATGTAGTGTATCACAAATTATCGTTTGCAGGCAAAGGGCAATTTTACAGTATTGCATCAAACGGTACATCTGCGTTTAGTTTTCCTTTAGGATACGAAGATACTAACTACGGACTGTATATTAACGAAGGTAAAGTTAGCGAACACAAACTACCCTACGAAGGCAAAAAATTACATATGGGTACTGTATATTGCAATGGCAGATATTGGAGTATGCCGAGAGGTGATAATCCCGGGTATAACAAACTACTAAGTTTCGACGGTAATAATTTTGAAAGTTTTGAGTTAGACATCAATAGTAATATTACTAGAAAGTTTAGTGATATAATAGTAAAAGACAATACACTTTACAGTTTGCCTTTCGGCGAAACGCCTGGTATGACAGAAATCGTAGAATTTGATACAACTACTAATAGAGCAATATATCATAATTTAACACTAACTAATGACTTTGCTAAAAAATATAATTGTGGCGTTTTAGTTAATAATAAAATAATTGCATTACCATATGGTGACGAATATAGCCAAGATAGTAATTGGGGTGTAGTTTTTGATACTGACACGAAAGAAAGTAAAGTTTTTGATATTGGTCTTAACTTTGGTGGCAAGTACAGATATCGTTGTGGTGTAGCACTAGACAACAAAGCAATATTTTTTCCATCTGGTACACCTAGTTGTCCTATAATGAGTGTAGATGAAAATACAAATATAAAAACATTATATCTTACTGATTATATGTTAGGTCGTCCGTATGTAAAAAATAATTTAATATGCTGTATGTCATATAGAAAAGCCGATAGACAACACTTTATGTTAATATTTGATAGCGAATTAAATTTGCTGGGTAGCTATCAACTCTTTGCGTAGATATATATCACTCAAACAGTAACATTTATCTTTACCGCATGTAATTGTACTATTAGGTAAAGTATATTTTTCTAAATTACCTATTTTGCCGCCTTGCTGACACTCGGCACGGTATATGTCTCCCCACATATCAATACTAATCATATCTAATCCTGCCCAGCATTTCCAACCTTTGTGTGCATTAAGCTCATTAACTATTAAGTCATTTGCATTAATATCTTTACCATTTAATAGTAGGCCGCCTCTGTGTAACTTTGTATCATCTAATTTACGTGTATAAGGCCAATTAGTAATAATGTTTTGCTGTGATGTTGAGTATGCACTAACTTCGTTAGTAGGATATCCTTCAATTTCTTGTTTATCTAAAATTACCTTTGGCCATATCATTACATTGTCGCTACAATTAAATAAACGTTCTGCAATATCTAATAGTTCATCAAAACTATCAGGTAACATCATAAGATTAACAGCAACAGGACAAGTCATTACTTTTATAACTTCTATTATATGATCAATATTAGCAAATTCAGGATGATAACTGATAATCATTCCGTCAGTGTGTTCTGTTATCTCTGCGAAGTATTCTACTTTTTGACTTGCGTTGGTTAGAAAACTAAAGTATTGGCCTTGTTGTTTTACAAGTTTAGCCATGTCAATAAAATGTTTCCAATAAGTAGGTTCGCCGCCTGAAATCCTATAGCAAATTTGTTTGCCATTAGCATCAAAGTTTTCTACAAAATTTTTAACCGTGTCCCATTTTTTATGGCCTGTACTTCCGTCATGAAGTCTGCTTGGACAATAAGAACAACGGTAATTGCATTTATTAGATAGTGTCCAACTAACTAAAAACCAATCTTCTTTTGCAGGGTCTTTGTAAGAAAGTTTCATTCTGCCATTGTGTTATTTAAAATTAGTTGTTGTGTACGTTCATTTAATTTTACTGTTAAAATTAATGAATACAGATTATCACTAAAACTAAACACACTGTGATCTAATTGAAAGTTTGTAAAGTAAACAAATCCAGGTTCTGGGTATAATGGCTTGCCGTCTACCATTTGTACATAATTTTCAGGACTACAACGTCCAAACACTACTAGCAATCTAAAATATTCTGGACTTACACCGTGAAAGTCTCTGTGCGGAGGAAAGAAGCCTCCTTGGTCAACACGCAATAAATGTACACGACCAATATCTGGTGCAAAAACATCTACTAGTTTTGCAAGCTCAGGAATATTATTATACACCTCTGTTGGTGTGTTAAAGTTTTCTTCCTTCATTTCTATGTCATGGTATTTCTGCATATGACCAAAACTATTCAAATGGTAATTGTCCATAACATCACCGGTGTGACTTGTTACTGGTAACCCCCAGCGATTATTGTGAGTGTCTTTTTTAGCATTGTACGGACACCAATTATCTTTAAACTGTTCTAATTGTTGTTCAACTTGGTGATGGTCAATATGCCATTTAAGTTTTACTTGGTTACCTAAGTTGACTAAACTTTGCCAACGTAGTCCTCTTTCAATTTCTTCAGGTGTCATATATCTCTCAATTCTTTAAACGTATTTCTAAAGTTTAATTCTCTTGTTTTGTCGCATATTTCTAAGTATTGTACAGCCGCCGGAAGTTTATGTGACCAATCTTCTGAATTCATGTAATCAACTAAACCTAACCAACGCATTTTGCCATAAGCATTATTAATAAATTCATGTGTGTTAATACTATTAGCAAACTTACTTATCGTATCTGCGGCTTGGGCTTTTAAGTCTTGAGGTAGTACTCGCACATTTAAGTAGGACGGTAAGTACACTAAATGTAACCCTATTATACCTCCGCCATATGGCGCACGATTTATTTTTTTAAAGTTTTGATCTAACTTCCATTGTGCAAGTTCTACTAAACTGTGTACATTAAGAAGTTGTACGGCGCAAGCAAGATTAACAGTTATATGATCTGATGTATTATCAAGTAAATGCATATTCTCTACAATACTATCCCACTTACTCGGATGTCTTATGTAATCATTTTTTTCGCCAACACTGTCAACACTAAAGTTAAATTTTACTTCTTTAAAATATTCCCACATATCAAGCAATCTTTGTGATATGTCTGTAGCATTACTATTATATCTAAGTATACAATCTTTTGCATAACCTTCGTCTATCATAAATTGTAGTATTGCATAATGTTCCGGTATGAGCAATGGTTCTCCGCCAGCAAAATATAATTCTTTTATATAGTGTGCTTGATTTTTTACAGAGTCTAAGAAACTACTTTTCTTGTACCATACATAATCAAAACTAGGATCCCAGCCTTGATCTTGTTTCAAATCTATAAGTTCATATTTTGGATATTGTAATTTCCAATCTTTAATCCACTTTGAGCTATCATGCGGACTACACATAATGCATTTTAAATTACATAGGTTACCTAATCTTAAATCAAAGTAAGGTATGTTTACAGGCAACGTGCCATCTTCTTGTGTTTGATCAACAATTTCTTGTACATTGATCCTTTCATTCCATACCTCGGTTTCCCAATTCCTTTTGCTTTTTATACCTTTTGCCTCTTCTTCAAAACATTTTTTACAACTTAAAGGAATTTCATCATTAAGCATTTGCAATCTAGTATTACGCATTTGCTCACTATTCCAAACTTCTTCGATAGTATGATCACGTAGATTCATGTTAACACCATCTTGTTTAACAAGTCCTACTTCCTTGTTGTCAGTCTTGCCTGCGCCACTAGCGTTTGCTGTACAACAAACTCTTACATCGCCATTTGGTCTAGTTGCCAAATGTATCCATGGCAAGGGGCAGAATGTTTTACCCATTAAATTTATGTCCTATAATCATATATCTTGTGTACTTAGGTGTTTTAAATTCTCCTACATATGCAACATATACTTTTGATTGCTGTACAAAGTCTTCCATACTTTTTGCACATCTTACGTGTTCATCAAGGTCAACATAGTTATTACTTTGTAGTACTACCTTTGTACCTGGTTGAATATTACTTAACCATTTGTCATATTGCTCTTGTGTTAAATGCTCGCAACTAGTGTTAATAGCAACATCTGCATCTGTAGTGTACTCGCACATATCTGCTGTTGTGGCAGTAAATCTTCCGTCCATGTGATAACGCATGTTAATAGTTTCTGCAATAGTTTTACAAACAGGATCAATATCTATGCTTTCTATTTCAGGTATTGCAAGATCACTATTAAAGAGTAAACTTGCAAGTACTCCATTCCAGCCACCGTAAATAGCAACATTACCTTGAAGTTTATATTCTTGCATTTGTTCTATTAACCAAAGTTTACTGTGTACTTGGCCTTTCCAAAAACTTTCTAGTGTACGATATCGATTTTCGCTGTTACGAATTGCGTCCATCCAAAACAGTACATCTTCAATATCAACTTTCAAATTGAGCTCCTAGTTTATCAAACTTGCCGCATTGTTTTTGACATTCTTTTAAACAACCGTTTGACCATGTGTTTTCGATACTACTAAAAAAGTTACTGTCAAATATTTCTTGCAAAGTATGGTTATTAAGATTAGGAAAATTTCCTATTTTATCCATGTAATCAATTCTACTTTCACTTACTGGTGGTAGCCATTCTAAATCTAACCAACAACAGGGTGCAATGTTACCGTTAGCAGCAACATATATAGATTGAGAGTTTTGTGCTTTGCAAGTTATTGTTGGGCTTATTTCTTGTTTTGCTTCTTCTACTATTTTTATAAAACTTTCACTTGTTTCTGTAGGGTACAAAATATCAATTGTTTTTCCAGTATCATCTAAAACATTAAATTGGCCATTTTTAAATCTACTAGAATTTTTGTACTTAAAATCACTAAAGCCTAATTCACTTGCAAGTTGTCTACATTCATCTACTTGATGTTTGTTGTGACGGAACACTAACATATCCCATCTAGCATTGCCGCCTGCATTAATAAACGTTTTTGCATTTTCTAGTATAGTGTGAAAGTCTGTGTTTATTCTATAGCGAGAATGTGTATCTTCTAGTCCGTCTATTCCAAATACTACAGTTACATCTACACTAGCAAGTTCTTGCCACCATGTACTATTCCTTGCACTACCATTTGTATGCATTTGTAAATTAATGTTAGGATTTACTTCACGCAAGTATTTGTATATGTCAAGTGTTTCAGTATTAATAATAGGATCACCTAAGTTACCACACATATTAAGTTTGTCAAGTTGTTGTATAAAACTAACTGAAAACCATTCTTTGAATGTTTCTAAGGTAATATCATCTAATGTTACATATGGCATCATAGGACCGCCTTGCATACGTCTTGGACACATCGGGCAACGTGCTTGACATCGTGAAGTAACTTCTAGATGTATGTCTCTTATTTGATCCAACTTATACATTGCGCCAACCTTTGTTTAGTTCTTTTATCTGCTCAAAAACATTTGAATTTATTTCGTGTGTATTTAATGTAGATATTAAGAAGTCTAAATCTTTTGGCAAACATTTACCGTCAAATCCTCTAGTACCATCATGCCCTGGTACATCTAAATATGATTGTTTTGGTTGCACAGCAAGAAACATATCTTTTATATTATTATAGTCTGCATCAACACTATTTGCTAGATCGTAAAATATATTTGCAAACGCTATACGGATTACAGCAAGATTATTTGAAAACATTTTTACAAGCTCTGCTTCTGCTGTAGAACATACTATTATGTCTTCATCATATCTAAGCCATGTCGGAATATCACTATCACATCCTACAACCAAAGGACGATTAAGACAGTCTTTTTTCCAATGTCTTTCACGTAAAAACTCCGGCATGTATATTAAGCATGATTTGTTTATCTTTTTACACGTACCAAGTGGCAATGTACTACGGATTATAACCGTGTCTGCTTTGAGTTTTTCTACTTCACTAATTAAAACATCAATGTCATCTTTTGTGTTAGTAGGTATACATACAAACACTGTATCTGCATTGTCTAATACACTTCTATCTGTGCCTAATTTAATATCATGTATAACTGTATCGTCAGGTAATCCTAATCCCAATTTGGTTGCTTTGCCAACAAATCCATACCCTAATATGCCAAACATTACTTTTTCCTCTTAGGTATTTTGCTATCTGCACTACTTACACAACTATTAGTAACACACTTAGATGGTGTCTTAAACAGCGTAAAACCGTCTGTAAGCGTGCCTAAGGGTTCTTCATGGCAACTGTATGCCCGCTTTACTTCATTGCTACGTATAATGCAACTTTGATACCCTGCATTACAGGTCCAACCTTTAAACTTATTAAAGCCAAAAGCATTAAAACGTTCTGCTTGATCTAATTCGTACTCTATTCCTTTATTGTCTTTGAGTAAGATTTGTGCGACTTGTTCGCCTTTCCATGTTTGTGGGAATCTTGTTCGCATTCTAGTAATTTGCTCATCTGTGTAACCTCCAACCACGAAGCTGGCGGTAGGGTCGGACTGGGGTTTGAGAGTGACGTTAATACCTCTGGTGGCAAATCGTTCCAAACGCTCGTAAAGCTCTTCAAACTTTTCTGGAACCATAACTTGATTGATCGTAACATAAACGCCTCCTTCCATAAGTGCAAGACATTTATCTCCAAAATCTTGTTCGTTAGCAAACTCATCATGGAAACTTGCTGTAATGCTTCTGCGTTGTAATGTACTAGTGTATTTAATAAATCTGTTCCACCAAGATTGTGCAGGTGATAAATTTGTTGTCATGTGTAGACTTTGATACTCTGCATCAGGATCCTCTGCATAATATTTTACTACAGTACCAAATTGTTTATACGCTGTAGGTTCTCCTCCACTAAAACTAAAGTGGAAATCTGTAAAGTTATTTGCACGAGCTTGTGTCTTTATACTATCTATGGTGTTTAAGTATAATTCTAAATCTTGATGATCAGGGGTACTAGATCTTGCGTATGGCCAGCAATAAGAACAGTTATAATTACAAAATCTAGCCAATATCCAAGAAACATTAAAAAGATGGCTCTTTAACATCGTTTGTTGGCCAAACTCTGTTATATCTTGCCAAGGTATTTGGTCGTAATTACTCATAAAATCTTTCCTCTAACCACTGAAAGTCATTTATAAGTGCTAATACATCTGGCTTGTTTTTATTAGCACTACCAAATTCTCGCCCTTCAATTGCACCTTTAATAGCATACTCCCCATACGGACTGTCTTTTCCTACTGTGGTCCAGACTTCTAAACGCTGTTCTGTTTCCTCGTCTTCCTGTCCTTTAATAATTTTACTTGAAAGTTTTGTACATTCTCTAAATGCACTTTTCCATGTGTTAAATGGATCTGTGTTAAACACTGTATAATTACTTAGTTGATCAACAACCTTAAATTTATCACTAATACTAGTTGTCATATCAGAACTATTAACATCTACATTTGCTGTAAGCTCAGTAGGCAATAATTTCACACCACCATACCCGTACTCTAAGTCATTAATTGGATTTTTACTTCTCCAAACATGAACTGTAGTTTCCTCCCATACTGGCACTTGATAGTTAAAATTAAAATCATCAACTAATTCGGCATCGCCGTCGACAACAAAAAACATATTTGTAGAACAAAGTTCAGCAGCTTTTTTGTGTGCATTATGAATTCCTTTTACATCTCTTACCCATCTTAAATTAGTAAAAGGATTGCTTGTTCTAATTTTATCTTGTATCATTGAAAAATGTTTATCAGCATTTTTTTCTTTATAACTTATAAACACTACATCATACGGTATAGGCTCTGATATAATTTCTTCATGCTCTTTTCTAGTTACTACATACCTACTGTTAAATTCTCTTTTGCCTAACTTGTGCTTTGTTGTACTTAGAACTACGCCATTGTGATAAGTAGGCTCACCTCTAAACATGTGTTTGTATACATGATGCATTTCTCTATCAGCATCATAACGACCATCTGTTGGACTATAGTAAAAGTCAAATATTGTTTGATCTGTAATTTTTACGTTATCCCAAATAATCCAAAAAAGAGGACTTGTTTCTGTTTCAACAATTTTTTCATATTCTTCATATGTACTAATTACATGCCTAGGATATCTAAATCTACTTACTGGCTGTTCATTTTCTTTTCTGTTTATTATAAACCTATGTTCTATTTCTTTTTTTGATAACGGCTTATTCACAGAAGCTAACAACAGTCCTCCATGATAACTTATAGTATCATTACAAAATGTAGGCCATACATGATTTTCGTTTCTATCATAACTATTATGATGACTAAAGTATGACGAAAGTATAACACTTTCTGTAATTTCTACATTCTTCCAAACACACCAAAACATTTCGGTATGACTCTTTTGCAATGCTTCTTCGTAATCTTCATATTTGTCAATATGAAATATATCATACACAGAAGGCATGCTTGCTACAATATCTATTTCTTTTTTATTAACAAAAAATCTATGTTTAATTTCTTTTTTTGATATATGTTTATCTTTAGGAACAAGACAAACACCATCAAAATGTTTGTCATTTAGAAATGTATGAACATACTTTTTATCCCATTCGGGAACATCGTAGTCAAAATTAAAATTATCTACAATTTCTATATCGTCCCAAACGACATAAAACATATCCGTAAGAGACTTGCGCATTGCCTGTTCAAAACTTGATGCGTACTTAACTGTTGGAAATCGTTTACACAATTTTTCGTATAGTGCTTTGTTTCCTTTTTGTGATACATAAATGATATCATACATCTTATTATTATACTACTTTTTTAAGAACTAGTCAAGAAATATTCTTCTGTAGATTTTACAATATTTCTTGTAATTTCATGCTTAAAATTTATGTTGCTATATACTTGTGCGTTCTTTTTTAAGATAGGTTCCCAACTTTTTAATAATGGATATCTTTCCTGAGGTGTTAGATGATACCAATATTCTAATGTATCATGGAATTCAGAGAATCTTACATTGTGATCTTTTTTGCTATCATAAGTTGTATCTAATCCAGGAAATCTTAAATTGATGCCTATATTATCAAAATAATCTAGTATTCCAGGTTGTCCTAATATTATACACGGGTGTCCAATAGCAATACATCTAAATGTTTTTTCAGTAATGAACAAACCAGGTTCTTCAAAAAACGTTTCTGTAACAATACTGAGCTGACTTGCATTGTAAATGTCTCTATTTGTTACATTACCCAAGCCGCCAACTTTATTATCTACATCTACTTTGTATCCATACCCTGATATTAAGTTGTCTTTTACAAAGTTTATAATGTTTTTTTCACACCATTCTATGTGTTGCTTTCTGTGAGGTCGATCTGTTCTATTAAGACTATTTAACTTTGCTATGCTACTATGGTTGCGTAGAACTTTTTCTATGCATAAAGGCTTATCTGAATTGTAGGCTTCTTTAGCGTCCCATTCTATGCCGCCTTGTATTTCTAACTTAGGATAAACATTTGCATTTTTACACCATACTAGATATTCGTCATTTAATTTTAAATTACCACTTACAATCAAAACACTTCCATTTGGCAAATTCCTTTGTTCCATATCATGATGTAATGCCTTAAATGAATTCCAATTTTTATTAATATACGAATCACCTTCTACAATACTTATAATTGCAATTCTACATTTCCCTTGTTGTACAAGATGTATTACTTCAATAGGAATATTTATTAGTGTATTAAAGCCATCAATATCTGATACATCGCCAGTCCATTGATGCGATAGTTTAGAAACTTCGATAGGAAAAATACATTCAGTACTTGGCTTGCCGAAGCCAATTCCTAGTTCAGGTATTTTATATCTTTCAATAAAGTCCTTATACTTTCGTACTTCTTTTATTTGAGGCACATGATCTAGATTCAATCTGTCTGGTCTTATAAATTGAAACTTCATTATATACCTCTTGTAAGTATTACACCGTTATTACCACTGTATGCTATGTTATAACCATGTATTACCGCATAAGGTATTACAGGCCCATTTTTACCAAAGTATACTCCTGCACTTTTGTTGTATGGTGTATCGTCACATATAATTAAACTTTGATCGTGCATGTATGGCATACAATTAATCATCTGTTCAAGATGCTCACGTTGGCAATCAAAATTTGACATCTTAACACCCATAGCATTATATTCGTCTATTAGTTTTTGTTCCGCAGGACGTATATTGTCCATAGTGCTTATCCAATCATAATTATCAAGATACAAAATCTTAATTTGTTTTTTTAATTTAGGTAATTCCTTTTTTGTCCATTCGGCTCCAGAATTTGTAATAACAAAAGTAGTGTGTTTTAGATGGCTTAATGTTCTAGATGCAAAATCTGTTACATCGACTGAATAAAAATCTACCCAATGATCGTTTGCTACAGAATTAAACCATTCTGTGGACCCTTCGCCTCGCTCGCTTCCTATTTCTAATATAATAGACGAGTTAACTTTTAGTTTATCTACAAAAGGTTTTGCATACAAATGAAAATTAGCCATTTTGCTTCTCTATAAGTAGATTATAATTATATTCAGTGCGTTCTTTTAATTCGCTAATGAGCTTTTGATATTCCTCGGATGGTAGATTACAAATTCTGCTTATTTCATCAACAATCATACTAAGTCTAACTTTGTTATCAATTTGTGTATTATAACTTTCATCTATTAAAGGGTCAAATGTTTTAAACCCTAAAGCACGTAAATCGTTTAACATATATGGTGTACTAAATGCAATAAAAGGTTTCTTACATGCTATTGCCTTGTAAGTTTTTTCAGTTATACTAGTAGGAGCAAATGATCGGTCGTACTTATCATGATTTGTATAGTAAGTTTGATCGTAATGTGTTTCAATTACAATATGAAAATCTGTAGATAAAATTGTATCATAAGTGATGTTAGACCACTTGTTTAAAACGCTTCCACTTTCTTGTAGCTCATGCGGACATTCTTTAAGCCACCTAAACATTGGTTTAGTAATTTCAAATCCTAACTTTTTAACATCTTCTTCAATTTGATAAACTTTAAATACTTTAGGTGGATTTTGATAGGGCCAAATATTAAAGAAACTGTATTTAAAATGTTCTTGTAATAAATTAGCATCAAGTAACTGAAGATATAAAGCGGCACGCCAATCTCTATAATTGCGACTAAGACTACTGAATTTGTGTGTTATTTTTGCTTCATGCGATTCAGGTATACTAACTTCTTTTAACAAATAGTTATCAACTACAATATTACAATCTCTACCATATTGTGCTAGATAAGCATGCAAAAACCTTTTGTGGTTTTCATCCATTACGATAACTTTAATATCGTTAAAGCCTAGGCTGTTTTCACAAATAGCATCTTTGAGATCTGTCGCAAACTCTATACTAAATGTTTCACTATCATTTTCATGAACTAGATATACATTTTTATTTTCTTTAATATGTTTCCAATTTACATCATTGACAGCGTCTTTTAAAGGTACATTGTGCATCAGCTTATCATACGGATGATGATAATAAATTACATTGTCGCTTGTTAAGTCAACTTTTGATAAATCTTCTACATTTGAAAATTCTAGATCATGTGACCACTTTTTACCCGTTTTGCTGTATATTAGCATTTACTTGTTCCTTTATCCAGGCATAGGTATGCTTTAGTCCATACTCTAAGTCTTCATCAGGTCTCCAACCTAAAAGTTCTTCAATTAATTTATTATGACTAGTTCGACCCATAACACCTACAGGTCCGTCAACATTGTTTATTTCTAATGTATTCTTACCTGCTATTTGTGCAATTAATTGGGCTAAGTCGTTTATTGATATCATTCTTTCGCTACCAAGGTTAACTGGTTGATCGATATCACTTGCCATAATTTTTTGAAGTCCTTTGATACACTCTTCAATATATAAAAAACTACGTGTTTGGTTACCTGGTCCCCATATATCTACTTTTCCGTTACTTTCTGCAACTTTACGACAGAGTGCCGCTGGTGCTTTTTCTTTGCCGTCATTCCAACTACCGTATGGGCCAAAGACATTGTGTAATCTTACAACCTTTGCATCTATATTGTAATTTTTTCTATGTGTTAAATACAAACGTTCACTAAACAGTTTTTCCCAGCCATATTCTGTATCTGGTTCTGCAGGATATGCACTTACTTCTTCGCAATAAGGATTATCCGGATCTAATTGATTACGTTCCGGATACACACATGCACTACTTGTGTACAAAATCTTCTTGATACCTTTTTTAGTTGCTTCGTGTAGTACGTTTAAATTTATTAATGCACTATTATGCATTATATCGCTATCATGCTCACCTATTCCAATATATCCTGTGCCGCCCATATCTGCTGCAAGCTGATATATTTCATCTAAATCATTTCTGACAACTCCTGCTACAAAATCAGGATTGCGCAAATCTACTTGATAGAATTCTTGTGCCCTTGTAGGTTCAAATGCAGGTTGTTTTATATCTGCACCTATCACATAATTTCCTTGCTCGACTAGTTCGTTAACTAGATGATGCCCTATGAAGCCGCCGGCTCCGCATACTAATATTTTCTTTTTCATCTTAATTCCCATATTTTTCTGTTATTAAATCTAATTCAACATCAGGTAATGTTTTTAAATGTTGAAAATTATATTCAACAATTCCTGCTACTTCTTCAGTAAATTTTATCTTACGTTCGTCCGACCAATTTGATATTGAGTTTACAATATCACAAATTTGTTTTATGCGTTCTACTGGATCAGCAACAGTATCATAATCTTCTGACCACCAGTGATCAAAAGTTTTGAATCCCATGTCTTTTATATGTTGTAAACTTCCTTTTGCACCCATCATTATAAATGGTTGCTTATAAGCAATAGGCTTATAAGTTTTTTCTGTAATGTGTATTTCATCAGTAAAGAAAAAAGTTTCGCTAATAATATTTATTAGGCTATTTTTAAAATAATGCTCTATTGATTCCTCAGTTGACTCCATAGGATAACTGTTAAAGTTAGGATTATCTAGCACTAACGGAAGTTTATTTTTACTAGGTAAAATATCATCTTTAGTAATATCTAAATTAGGATAACGTTTTATAAGATAATCAACATTACTTTCGAATGATCTTCCAGACTCTGGTTGCTTGCTATCCATGCTCATATAAAATTTGTCAAGTAGTTTTAGTTTAAACATTTTAATAAAAAATGTAAGTCTGTGATCACTATACCTACGCTGAAAACATAAGAAATCTTTCTCTCTTGGTCCAATAATATACGGATCTTGTTTGAGTAGTGTTTGCTCCACGTTTGTTCTATGTATTTTAAATGTAGGAAAATATTCTACATTAATCTTAGGACCTGGTTTATTTTCTGCCCACTTATTATACAGCTCTTGTCCGTTAGCACAATTTGTAAAATAAACAACCTTGTCTAAAGGTATTTCGTAATGATTAAAAAATTGTGTCATTACTTCCCAGTGCCTATGAGTTACCCAACCTTCAAATGGAATGGTAACAAGTATGTATCCGTTACCATTCTGTATTTGGTCTCTAATTAACGAACTAGGCGGATTATTAACAAATGGTCCGTCAGTAGTACTAAAAAGTTTTGTCCAATCTCTATAATAATACGATGTGAAATTTAATTCGTAAAAGTATTTTTTGTCTTGTGGGATTTTAAATGCAGAAATAATTTCTCTATTTTTAAATGACTGAAACACTACTGGTGCTTGTACATCATCATCTACGTGTCCTTCATTCATAGCATAATTTATGTCTGCTAGTGTAGGTACTCTATTGTTAGTTATTGGCCATTTAGGTCCGCACCATTTGTATGCAAAACTTAAAATTTTAGACATTACTACAATCCTTATAAAAGTTTTCTAACTCAGGAAATGTTTCAACTAAGTTAGTATCTCTACGTTTGTCATATTCAGAAAACCAAGAATAAAAATTACGTTTGCCTTTGATAATTGTTTCTTCATCATAATTTGTATTTCTCATGTAGTCTACAACCCGTCTAAATCTTTCATATTCTAAAGAACTAAATTTTGTACGGTCTTTGTCATTTACGTTTGACTCTATAAAGTTTAAGTGGTCTTCCATATATGGCATAAACTTTTCTTTAGGCAAAATATTCATATCAAATTGTAAAGGTTCTTTTAGATACGGTGTATCAAATCTAACACGTTGCCACTGTGTTTCATTTGTATCAGTATTGTACTTTTGTCGCCATTCTAAAATCTTTACTAGTAGCAAACTAAAACTAGTAACAGCAAACAAATTAAATGTTACCATAAACGTTACAGGCCAACCTGTACTACTTAGGTAATAATCTAAATTCTTTTCCCAAAGCTCAATGTCAAGTCCGGTACGAGTATATTCTGCACGTGGTCCCCAGGTGTCAATACTAGTATATAACTTAAAACTATTAATACAGTTTTTTGCCTTAAGATCTTTAACACGCTCTACAAGTCTATAAACCATTGCAGGCTTTACGCCCATATTACTGTTAAGTTCTATATTAAGATGAGGTTTAGGATTTTCTTCTAATTCGTCAAACAATCGCCATGTACTCTTATGCATGAGCGGCTCACCGCCTGTAACACGCAATATGTTTAGTGTTTTACTAACTTCAGGCCACCACTTCCACCATGCATCTACATACGGATTAGTTTCTTCTTCATATAATTCAAACCAGTCAATGTCATTTCTGTGTTCTGTGCTGTCGCTGTATGGGCCGTAATGTTTTATTTCATTATAGTATCTACTACTAAATTTTGGATGGCAATAACCGCATTTAAAATTACATTCATTACTAAAGTTTACTTCTATATATTCTGGATTAATATCGTAATCCCAAGGATTGCTTTTTATTTCTTCTATCCTTTCAGGAGTATAAATGCTTGTAGTCTTGATATGTCTGTCACTTACATAGTCCTTGCCCATACATTCTATATTCCAGCAATATTGACAGCCACTGGGCTTGCCTCCATTTAGCATTGCTAACCGTTCTTGTTTTTTCTGTGGAGTATTATGTAACTGGCTCGGATTTTCATCTAACCCTTCGAGTGGAATTTTATGAGGTGCAGGATGGTAGCAACTATGTGTCTCGCCTGTTTGTAAATAAATTGTAACATGATGCCATTTTGCTAGACAAAAAGTAGGCGAGGTTTCTCTTTCTACTTTAGGCATAATTTCTTTAATCCTGATTAGCTCAGTATTCATCTTTTCTTAATTATCCTCGGTGTGTTTTGATACACACTTTTAAAAAATCTACTACCTTGTGCATCTAGGTCTGATATTTCTAAATCTAATTCATTACGCAAATTATTACCGTACTTAAAACTTTCAGATTTAACATCAAGTTCACTTACTTTTTCTTCTTTCCAATAATTTGTTAGGTATTTAAAATCTCTTACATTAGTATAGTCCCAATCTGTACACATTGTCATGTAACAGCCCATTCTTGCACCAAGTATACTCCAATCTCCATACTCTACATCTGCTCCAACAGTACACCATATACGCAATCTATCTAAGTTTTGCCACCAAACTTTTTTTATGTCAGTTGCTTTGGCACCTTCGTTAAGGCTCATTTTAACGCCTTCGCGAAATCCTGCTCTCCAAGCCTGAAATGGAGACCCGTTTGTATAACTTACTGAATAATTATCATTAAATTGATAATATTTTTCGTCAAAACAAAACTCTACAAGTCCTTTCGTATCGTCTGGATTTGAATTTTCATGTGTTTTCATATTATGGACGAACTTACGAGTCCACATTTTTAATCCACCATTGCCGTACATAAGTCCGTTAACGTGAACTTTGCCACACCAACTAAAAACATAGTCTTCAGTGACGCCTAACTTTTCTAAATCAATTTCTTGCTGTAAAAATTCAGTGTCTATTATGTTGTCACCGTCAACTGTGACAAAATATTCTGTTTCACTTAGATCTGCACATGCCTTGTGTGCGGCATCTGATCCGTCTACACCATGAACACGCTTTGCCCAAGGCAACTTGTTACACAAGTCTGCATAGTTTTTTTCAGCATTTGGTTCGTCATAAGATAAAAAGATAATATCTTGATCAATGACTTTGATTTTACTCATTTACTACCTCGCAAGAATACTTCTGAAACCTTCTATTAGTATATACACTAAAATCTTCAAGATTAAACTGAGTCTGGCTGTTAAACTCGAGTTCATTATCGATTAAATGCTCTACTGTAGTGGTAAAATATTCGTGCAAGATATTCGGATTATTCTTCTGCGTAACAGAAAACCTTAAATTTTGATTTATTCTTTCTTTTTTATCTTCTAGTTCTAGTTTTGCCTCGTCTGATAAAGAAATATTCCACAAATTTTGTTTTGTTTTGTATTTTACTATAACTTGAGCATTATTTGTTGGAATAATTTTATACACATTATCATTAACATCTGACTCAATTTTCTTATTCTTAGATACAATTACATAAGATGATGTTCCGACATCATAAACAACTTTGTGCGTTGTTATACTTTTGTTGCCGTCTAGAAAATCACGTATATCTTCAATTTGTGCCGGGAAAGAGCTCTCAAATTCCTGTTCTATGTTAGATATAGATTTAATATCTCCTGTATCTTTATCAAAATATACCTTATGTTTGATTTCAAATTTAGGTGTCTGTAGTACAATCATATATCTAACCTCTTTTCTAGTATACTCAAAATGTCATCTGTTAAGAAACTATCTTCAGTGTAATGGAAAATACCAGTTTGCTTGTAATTACCAATAAAAAGTTCTGCTTGATTTGTAAAATATGAGCCAACTTTCGTTTGCCAACTCTCACGAATATCATTCCAGCCTTGTATGTTTGCTTTCATGTGTGTAAATGAAGGATTAGGTAAATTAGGATTAGTAACTTTTGACTTACAGTCAAGCATATCTACAGTCATTGCTGCCGTTAAATCCATACTTGCAAAATTTTGTATTAATTTATCGCCCTTAACCTTATAAAAATCCTGCCAATTGTTAGTAATAGTATCTAACCATTTGTAAAATTCAAGTGCAAAATCACTTTTCTTAAAATAATGGAAACCCATGTACACATCAGGTAAATGTAACTTTTTAAAATTACGTCTATAAAATGTATCTGTAACTCTTTCACCTCTGTAATCATAAACTGTTGACGTTAGAAACATATCATAAGGTTGTAAAATTTCCATCCAACTTGTAATATCGTCTAACACTAACATGTCTGTGTCTAACACTATTGCATCATCATAAGGAGATATAAAGTAAGTTTTCCATCTATTGTGTATTTTCCAATCATACTTGTTTGCTAAGTCGCCCCATGGTATTTCAATAATGTTATCAAACAGGTCTTTGTATTTTTCAGGCACAACATTATCGGTTAGAATACTAATTTTAGAATTAGGAGTAGTGTTGTGTATGCTCATAGCAAGAGCACATGCTTGCTGCACGTAATCAACATGTTCAGTATTTTGTGCAACTAGAATAAAATTAGGCATCTATTATTTCCTCTAATGCATATTTGTTCATTACATGCACACTATTTCCTAAAAACTTACAAGGAATAAATTGATCAATAGTATTTTCTTTTTGTAGTAAGAACGTAAATTTATCATCTTGAATACTGTGAACTAAATCTCTATCCGCCGTAAAAAACAATTTACCCGGCATTGACTTTGCAAAATTTCCTTGCTTAAAATTGTTCATTATATGAATTGCAATACTAAAAGCATAATCGTTTCTATAAGTTGTGGAGACAATATTATAAACATTTCTATAGTGTCTATAATTTTCCTGTATATGCTTTAATAAATTAAAAAAAGTTCTATTTAATTCTGTTTTTCTAAAAAATACACAAGTAGCCCAATAAAAATCTACACTTGTTTCACTTATAAATTTAAATTCACTTGTATCTCTTGATGCTAGATCAATAGCATCTTTGTAAATTAAAAAGTCATAGGCACTATCATAAGCATTTTTTAATATGCTATCTGCAATAACATAATCACTATCTAGTACTATAGTTTCATCATACGGACTAAGATCAAAAGCAAGTACCCTATCATCATTTTTGAAATCTAAAACTTTGTGTGTCTTTGCACTATTGTAAAAATATTTCTTGCTGGACTCAACTGTGATATCATTTATAATAATTTTATCAAATACATCTTTATACCTGTCATTAATGCTCTGTTTATCTGTAACTATAGAAACAGGAATAGACAAATATTGTTCAGCACGTTTTGCAAGAAAAGCTGCTTGCTTTACATAATCAATTTCACTGTTATTATGTGCAAAAACAAGAATACCTTTACTCATTAAAGATGCCTTCAACTGATCGTTGCTTTTTGATTTTATTGTATTCGGTGAAATACTTGTTAGAGGCTTCTGCGTATGTTTTTACAAGATTATTTGTAAACCTTGGTAAATCATCTACAAGAATAGGAATGCCATTATCATCTGTAAGTACAATTTGATCTTGTTCTAAACTTACTAGACTTTGACAAAAACTAATTAGTTCTTTAGAGGATGTAAACTGACAGCCGCTTTCGTAATGTATTAAGTCTGATTGATATTGTTGCTGTAAAAGATTCTTTTGTTGATTTATAATGTCAAGTAATTTACTTGCTTCAAGTGCTTTTGCTAATTTTTCGTCCATACAAAGTCTCCATAAGTATACTGTAATTATACACTATCAGGCTTTGATTGTCAAGAAAAAGACCAAGTCCAAATTGTTGTTAGATCTGTATCTGTTATAGTAGGCACACGGGGTTCTGCTAAAGGATTTTCTGTACAAGCTCTTCTAATCCAGTTGTCATCTCTCCATTTTTTGAGAGTTGTAATTGTCTTACCTGTATACCCTAGTTCAATGAATTTATTATTGCAAATTTCAAAGTATTCTTTTTGGTATAAGTAATCTCTATTTCCATTATGTGTTATACTGTAAATTCCATGGATATAAAAATGCATAGTTTCCGCATCTAAAATTCCAAAAATTACAGAAACAGGAATATTATCTATAGTTACAATAAAAATTTCTGAATATGTATTAGAAACATACGATAAGTAACTTTCAAAATTATTAGACAGTCCGTCTGTGCTGTTAACAAAAACACCTCCAAGTTCTTGAACTAGTCTATCAACAAACTCTTGATCTAATTTATCAACTTTATGTACAAAATATGTTGCCATTATTCAAGTGTCCTTACTAGTAAATTCCAAGTAGTATTCCATATCAGGGCTGGTCCTGCTGGTCCTGCGCCATCGCCGGCTTGTATTAATGGTGACGTACCGTCTAGTAATGTATCAAAAATAAATTGTGTTTGATTGGCTCCTGCGCTGTAAGATCTTGATGTTCTCACTGTTCTTACAAAATTAAGTTGATTACCACTACTACTCGCTGTTAACGTAACACTGTGTATTCTTTCAGCAGGAACATTACCTGTTAATGCTACTACAATTTGGTATCTATACCCTATCATATTAGTAACATTTGTAACAATAGATCTAACAATGGATGTGTTTGCTAAACTATGACTACCTGTGCTTATAGTAAAGTTTTGACTAATACCTGTTATAGAAACACTTTGAAAATTTGTACTTATAAAGTTTTGCTGAGATGTCCCATTTGCTGTATATGTTTGAAATTGTCTTGCTGGTCCTGTAGAACTGTACCTTTTAACAGCAACAAGACCAGGGTGGCCAGCGCCTCCATATGCAGCAACTTGCTGCATAGCTCGTCCGCCGCCCCCGCAGCCTGGGCCAAATCCATTTGGATATACATCAGCATATTGGTGTACACTACTTGTGCCGCCTTGATAGACGAACCAATTAATCATGTCATCCCCTGTTGGAGGATTCGCTCTACCACCGTTTTCAAAAGTATTTGCTGAACTATGGAATGTACCTGCAAGAGGTCTATTTGTGCCATTAGGAATATTTGGTAATACACCGTTTCCGAAATTTGTAGCTGCTCCTGTACTTGCTGTATGGCCGTTAAATACCGCTGAGGTAAATAACCCTTGAACTCCATTGTTATTTACATCTCCACCAATAGCAAAACCAGCAGCTCCTCCTGATCCAGCTTCTCCAGGTGCTAGTGCTATTCCGCCTCCGCCGCCAGATGTATAAAAAATTTCACTTGCTGTTTCTATAGCATAATAAAATGCAACTTCGGGTTCAGTCGGTGTTCCAGTCTGTACGTTTGCTTTCAGACTACCTCTGTTATATACAACTCCGTTTATAGTTTTTGAGCTGCTAAAGTCATTTAGTCCAGTTGCTATTACTTTGCCTTGATGCACCCAAACAGATGGGACGTTAGTTCCTTGAAATACAAATGATTGATTACCACTTTGAAAGCTGTAAAATTCTTTGTTAGTAGAACTAAATGATGATGTTCCTCCTAGGCCGCCGCCGACGAAGGATGATGCACCTGAAACTCTTTGAGCACCATCTCCGCCACATCCAACTATAATACTAGTTGAATTAGGAATGTTGGCTCCTGTATAAGTTTTAAAACTAGTTGCTCCTGAACCTCCTCCTGGACCTGTTCCTTCTCTAGCAGAATCAACACTACTGGCGCCGCCTCCGCCGCCGCCTCCGATAAGCCAAACATCAATCCTATTATCATTAGGACCTTTAGTCCAAGTATAACCCGTGTCAGTACCTCCATAAAATCTGTTTTGTGAAAGTGTTTGGACTATTGGCGCACTAGACGAGTTTGCTGATACTATTGTAGTCTTAGAATGCGAGTCACCCCAGGTTTCAAAGTTGTCAATACCGTTAGTTCCTTGATCTAAGTCACTTACAGTATAGTATTCTAAAGAATAAAAGTTTTCTGTTACTGGTGGTACTGATGTATCATTTACTGTTGTAACTTTTGAATCTACAACAGTGCCACCTACACCGCCTATTCTAGCAGAGATTGTTACATCTTCTGTATCACCAAGAACAGCATCACTTAATGCTGTTAAATTAAATGATCCAGCGCCTCCTGTAACTGAGAAACTTCCACTATCTGAATCCATAACACCTGTTGGTGTTACACTATAGTAGTAAGTGCCATCTGAATCATCTGTAGTAAAATTATATGTGCCTTGGACTCCTTCATCTAAACTTGATGGGCCTGCAATTTGATATGTATTAGCAGGCGGTGGTGCCGCTACTGACTGACTCGTATCTATTATTTGTATAGCTGTCTGAATATTAAAAGATGGCACATAGCATATTAAAGTTTCGTCGCCGCCGGTATCAGTAGTCTGATCTTGAGCTATTGTTATAGTTACAGACCCTTGGCCTCCTTGCATCTCAAAATCACCACCCATTCCTTGACTGTTATCAAAGTCTGAAACATCTATTCCTGTACCGCTTAATGTATATGGAATCAGTGTTCCATTAGTACTCGGGCTGACGCTTAGTGTAAATGTAACATCATCACCTTCATTAATTGTACCAGTAGCTGGAGTTCTAGTTAATGATGCAACAGCACCTCCTTGTACACCGCCGTCTAGCTCTGTAATTTCTGTAAACGAAGGTGCTGGTATGCCTAATACTGTATCATGGTATACTAAACAATTACTTTCGATATTGTTAGTTACATATTCGTCTGTGCTAGGAAATGGTGATCCTGTACTAAAATCGTTGTCTTGAAATTCTATTCTAAAACGCAAAACGCTAGGAGTACTAGAATTGCCTGCGCCTGCCTCCCATGCTTGAATAGTATATTTTATATCAGCATATAAGCCAGATCCGTTTTTTGTAAAAATAGTTGCTCTATTACTTGCACTAGTTGATCCCCAACTTGCATAGTAGTTACCAATTGCTGTGCCAGTACCTGGATTTGACCCATCTGAATATGTTGAATTTTTTGTGAAATGTATGGTACCCATATTTTCTAAAATAGTATTCCATACATCGTTTTTACTATTAGCTGTTACAGCGCCTATTAAGTCTGCATTAAATCTTATTTCTCCGCCACTGTTGAAAAAGTAGCGTCTCTCATCTGCATTAGCCCAAGTAATCTCTATTTCGTGTGTTATTTTTGAGCCAGGATTAGAATAGTCACCTCCGCCCCATTGTGATGTTCTTTCACTTGTTGCTTTTGTTGTCGTACTAAAATTAGTTGCATCATGAACATCTTTGTCAGTAACAATTTCAGTAGCTGCAGCTTCGAAGTCTAAGTAACCTTCTGCTAGATCTTCTTCAGCGTTTGCACTTGTAGGTGCTAGTTTTGCTTGTCCTGATCCTGTTCCAGCCCCAGTTGCAACAAATTTTATACCAACTTCATTTGCTGATGCACCTATTAGTGTAAAGTCTGATGGATTATTAGGATCTGGATCTATGGAAAGTATTTGGTATTCTATGCCGTTTGTTAGTGCTGTAATATCAATAGGAGTTTCGTTGCCTACATCTGCTGCACTAACACCTACATTTTCATCTGAAGATGGTGCCGCTAATCCGTCAGCGTTTGTCCATGTAAGGGGATTAGCTTGGTGTAACCTTGCTTTTATTAAATCATCGTATAAGGCTTGCATGTCAGATGCTTGTATTAAATCACCTGAACTTTTTTGAGAACTTTGTAATGTTCTGCCGTAGCCGTTCTGACCGCCATCACCTACTCCAAGAACATCTTGGATTTTTTGTTGAATAGTGTTATAGTTTGCCGCGGTAACATTTGTTCCAACTACAGCCATTTATTTTTCCTCTATATTATGTATTTACAGATTAGAATTAACTGTTGGACTTGGAACTGATATACCTAATGCTCCTGTTGCTGTTAAGAATGATACGGAACTTTCAGTTATGCCTGTTACATCTTCATCCTCAGGTCCTGACGAATTTGGATCTGAAACCTCGTCGCCGATATCGTTATCTACAAATACAATATTAAATCTTAAACTATTAGATGCTGTTTCCCATGCATCTATATAGTATTCGTTTTCTGCGTAAAGGCCAATTCCGCCTTTTGTAAAAAGTCTTACAGGGCTTGAAGAACTAGAACTTGACCAATCATGATAATTACCAATTGCTGTGCCTGTTCCTGGGTTTGATCCATCTGCTGACGTACTATTCTTTCCAAATGTAATTGTACCCATTGAATTAAGCATTGTTTGCCAAATTTCATCTTTGGTGCCAGGTGGTGCTGTAATTACCGTACCTGGAACACTAGTTCCGCCTGTAAGATTTGCATCAAATTTTATTAGTCCGCCTGTATTAAAAAAGTAACGTCTTTCATCTGCATTTTCCCACGTTACTGTTATTGTATGATTAATACTTCCATTCCAACTTGACTGTCTTGTATTAGTATCTGCAATTGAAGTTGAAAATTGTGTGCTATCAAACACATCTCTATCGTCTAGAATGTTTTGTGCAGCAGCTTCAAAATCTGCAAATCCTTCTGCTTGATCTTCTGTTGCATCAGCTGATGTTCCTCCCGGACCTATATCAGCTGCATATACACCAACTATTTCTCCTATTGACGGAGCTGCGAGACCATCTGGATTTGTCCAAGTAGGCGGATTTCCTGTTTGGTGTGTTCTTGCTTTTACTAGATCATTAAAAAGTAATTGCATGTCATTAGCATATATGATATCATTATCTGCTTTTGACTTGCTTTCTAATGTTCTACCATAACCATTTTGTGCGCCATCACCAGGTCCAAGAACATTACTTATTGTACTTCGTATTGAGTTATATACTGATGAGTTAACTAAATCTGTGACCGCTGGCATTCATATTCTCCTAAAGTTTTAATATACACTCTACTAGTTTTTCGTCTTCACTTAAATTTGTTTCTAGAGCTATACCAACTAAAGGATTGCCATTAAAGTGTGTACTTGCGCAACCTTCTGCATCTACATAAACTTTGTCACCCTTTGCTACAGCGCCTATGCATCTTACAGGAACACGACCTTCAAGTGCTATTGCTTGACCTTTTGCTTCTGCATTCATTAGATATGCAGGCTTTTCAGATATAACACCTACTGGAAAACTGTCTAGCACACATGGTGCAATTTCATATTCACCTGCTGTACATACATACATAACTGTTCCTACAGGATGATCTTTTTCTACAGTGTATTTTTCTGCTAAGTCAGCAAACTGTGCTTGAGTAGCTGTACCTTGGAAAATATCTGCAACAATTTTTGTATTATCACCGTCTTGCTCTCTAACAGCAATAGTACCACCAGTATTAGCTGCTGTTGCATAAGAGTAAGAAGATCCTGAATTTCCTATTCTAATTTGATTTGCTTGATCTGCTGTACCTTTAAAACTTGTAGCATGGATTTCATTGAATTCCTCACCAGTGCCGCCTATGTTGAAACTACCATCACTGGCACCGGGGACAATTCCTGCAGCGGTAATTGATATCGAATGTGTTAACTCTCCTGTACTAGCCGCTTTAAGTTCAAAATCTATTTGGTTGGCATCCGCACTTGTATTCTTAATCAAACCGGTGACATTATCTTCGCGCATAGTAAAGTAAAAATTACTATGTGTTACTAATCCTGCTGATAAATTTAGCTGTGTTGAAAATGTTGGTGTTCCAGCTTGAACAAAATTTTCAGCTGATAATCCATTTAACGATTCTGCGTTTGTTGCTGTACCATGGAACCTAAATCCGGTTGATGTAACACCAGAAGCCGGTGTATCACGTAAAGTAATACCTTGTTGAATATCACTAAATCCTTGTATTTCGTTATCAGCACCCGAACCTAATGTAAATGCTACTGGCGATATAACAAATACAACATTGTCGTTAACTGTTGCTGTAATAATACTTCTGGAGACACCATTTGGTGACGTGTTATCAAGTACTGTTCTACTAACCATTTGTGTTTGGCCTTCACCAGCATCTTGTGGTCCAATTAGGACAAAGTTTGAACCATTAAACACATAAAGTTGTTCGTTAGCACTATCCCACCAAAAATCACCGTTTGCTAATCCTGCTGGCTGAGCACCACTTACTTCAGCACCTCCAACTGTTCTCCAGTTTTGGTTGCCATCTCTAAATTTCATTCTATCTGATGCAGAATCAAACCATAATTGACCGCTTAACGGTTTAGGTGGTTGATTTGCACCTGCAAAATTTTCTAGCAAGAATAAGAAGTTTTCATTATGAATTTCTCCATATCCTGCATAATTCTTTCCTACAAATTTGATGTCTGTAGTTTCGTCAAGAGTACCATCTTCCACTGTTGTGAGCGGACTCTTATTAAATCTGTCTATTTGATACGCCATTTTGTTTGTCCTATATATTTACGTGTCTACACGTTGTATTTATACTAATTTGCTACCCATGCTCCATTAGTAATAATAAAGTTTCTTTGCCCTCTTGTAACACTCAAAGTAAATGTTGGCGTTAAAGAGTTAGGTAAATTTACACCTTGTATAACACTAACAACACCGCCTGCTGCTGCGTTTACATCTACTTCGGTAAATGTAGTTGGAGTAGCAATGTCAATTGCGTCAGTTGATTGTCCTGATGCGTAAAAGAATGTTGCTATACGTGCTTCTTTTCCATTAGCAAAACTAGATGCTGGATAAAGACTGTTCAGTATTGTAATTAGTTCATCGTTTACACTAATCATTCCTGTAATATCCATAGAAAACACAATTGGTTCTGTTTGGATAGTTTGATCTGTGTAGTTTTTATTAGATGCATCAGCTGGATTTGTAGGACTATCAAGACCTGTAATTTTGCTGTTGTTAACTTCAATATCTCCAGCAACATTAAATTCAAATCCAGTTGCTCCGCCTGTCCTTGTAAGTGTTCCTGTTCCATTTAAATTTGTATTGCCAACTGAAAGTTGTGTTAGAATACCGACATTTTGTAAACTACTGTTTACAACTCCTGACCCTAGTGTAGTTGAAGAAAGTACATCTACTTCGTTTATTTTATAAGTCTTAGTAGATGCTAAATCAAAGTTTTCGCTACTAGTCCAACTTGCTGTAGATAATTGCCAATTAATTGTTTTATCTACTTGGGCTTTTAAAGTAATACCGCCGCCTGTTGCTGTTGCATCAGTTGGACTGTCTACAACACCTAATTCAATATTTTTATCAGCAATTTGTAGTGTTTCTGCTTCAGTAACAAAACTGTCACCTTCTACAGTAAGATTGCCTGTTATTCTAGCATCACCTGTTACATCTAAATTGTATGCAGGATTAGAATTAAAAATACCTACACGTTTTGAGTTAGGCTTAATTTTAATTGCACTAGTTGCATCAAGTACATCTTGTGCGCCACGTACAACAATATTAAAGTCAGCACCCGACTTATAATTTCTAATTGTAAAACCATTGTCTATAAACATTTGGGTATCGTCGTCAACACCAACTGTAACACCGCCTGACGATCTTATGTTTAATTTACCGTATAAAACTGAATCTTCATCATTTTTCATTAATCTTGATTCAGGAACAATATCTCCTAATGCACTAATTAAGTTTTCTGATTTTTCTGCTATACCATGATACTTAAATTCGTTAATGTCTATTAAGTTAATACCCTTCTTAATAATACCTTGTGGGTTCTCTGTTGTAACTAATCCAGCAACAAGATTATTAGGTAACGGATTAGGTGTAAATGTTTCTCCTGATATTACAGAATATAATATTTCATTGACAAAAAGTTTTAGTACAGTTTTAGGATTTAAATCTGTATCAAAAATTGTATCGGTAACAAATCCACTTTTTCCTTGTAGCCTACTATATGCAGGACCAATCAGTGTCCATTCTGAACCGTCATACAAGTAAAATTGTTTTTCCGCTGTACTAAACCAAGTATCTCCTGGCACTGGTCCGCTTGGAAATGTTTCACTAATAAAACTACCAGCTGCTGACTGAAAATCAGTACCATCAAAAACTTTTAATTTGTTTTCGCTAGTGTCATACCAAAGCTGGCCGCGTAACGGTGCTACAGGCTGATTTGGATTAGCAAAATTTTCTAAAATTTTAATAAAGTTTTCATTTAAAAATTCGCCATATCCTGTATAGTTCCTGCCTACTAATGCAAGATCAGTTGTATCTGTATCTAGTATCCCGTCAACTAGTTCTGTAAGCAATGTTCCGTCTGTTTTATTTAAATTATAACTCATGTTGTTTCCTAAGCATTGTCAGCAAATATAATATAGTTTACTGTAGCGAAAGGAGGCATAATATCTAGCTCTAAGCCCAATCCACCACTTCTATAATTACCTTGTCCATCTGTACCGCCCTCGTCAATAGGACCACTACTTGGAATACCACTTGTAGTTTGGGCTCCTTGTGCAATATTCAACGGTTGGTTAATACTGTTTTGTTCTGATACTGTATTATCTAGTATCGCATAGTGTTGTGTACCACCTGGTGATTTAAGATCGTGTTCGTGATCTGGTAAGTGTTCTTTTGTAATGTCTTTAAATTCACTACCTGACGATTTACCTACTTCGTCAGCATTTGAATTTGTTGTAACATCTGCAGGTACTCCGCCCATACTATCCATACCGAGTAGGAATCTGCCTCTAAAATCTGGTAGGGCAAAGTGTGTAGTACTCGGATTTTGGAATGTTGGATCTGAAGGACTTTTAAACTTAAATCCAATTACATCAAATAAATTGGATGCCTCTGTTTTTTTAATTTCTCTACCGTCACATAAGTACCAACCAGGAGGTGCTACATCACCGCCAAACGGTGCAATCATTCCAATTGGATTTTTTGGCACACCTTTTAATAGGTTTGATTGAGAAATTTTAAATAAACCTTGATCACCTTGTGTTCTGTTTATAAGTAACTCATCTCCAGTTTGTGTTGTTACTACAACTTGTTTAGAAGCAATAAACTGGTTACTAAGTTCCGTAGTAAATGTTTGATTTAATGAGCCTGCACCATCAAAGGTAATTTCATTTGAACTGACGTCACCTTCCATTTTGAATACAGTTTTATTATTTAATTTTGCTGCACTCGATGCTGTACCAGTAATTGTGCCTGAAACACTACCTTTAAAAAATCCTTCAAACGTGTCTGCTTTAACAGTGCCGAAACCTTCTATGTTAGGCTTGGTAAGTGCATCAGGATCTGCAACAATATTATTGCCTATATTTGTTTGTCCTTTTACAGTTAAATCTGCTCCTACTTTAGTATTTTTTGCAATACTAGCACCACCTGAAGTAATTATTGCACCTTCTGTTAATACATCATTAAATGAATTATCTGCATCTTCAGTGCCTGCTACTTCTAAATTACCTGAAAATTTGCCGCTACCTGTTACATCTAATGGTACTTGAGGATTGGTATTATTAATACCTACATTAGTATCTGATTTTATCTGTACTACAGTTTGCTCGCCTTGATCATTTTTTACTTTCAATGCAAGACTAGCACCATTAAAATTACTCTTTACAACGCCGCCTTCGCCTGATGCTTCAAGTGCTAATTGCGCATTTGCACCAACTTGTACACCTTGATTGTTTTTTACATAAAGTGTACCATTTGCGGTTGTGTTAACATCTGCACGTAAAAAATTAGAAGAACTAATATCATTGTTACCTATTCTCAATGCATCTGAAGACTGTGCTACTCCGTTATATTTGGCGTTGGTACCTGCTAAAGTTAAACTTGTTAAATTCATACCAGGCTTAATTTCTGAAAACCCTCTAATATTAACTTTAGGAATAAATTGGTCTTTTGACAGTATGATTACAGGAACAGCGTCAATTTCTATTTTTAATACGGTATAAGTTTTATCATCAGTACCTACTATTGTGTCTGGTCTAGTGCCCGATGTTAATCCGTCACTAAATTCAGGACCTACTAAAATCCAACTTGCTCCATTGTTTAAATAAAGTTGTTGGTTACTAGTATCTACCCATAAATCTCCAATAACACTATTTCCAACTTCAGGTTGTGCGGCACCTTTTTTAACACCGCCTGACTCAACCCAGTTAGTTCCGTCATAAACTTTTAATGTATCAACACCTACTGATGTATCATACCATGTTTGTCCTTCTACTGGGTTAGAAGGAGGATTATTATTTGCAAAATTTTCTAAAATATGTAGGAAGTTACTTGCTATTGCTTCGCCATACCCAGTTGTATTTCTTCCAGGTATAGCTAAACTTGTGTCAGAAGTATTAATTTCTCTATCTTCGACAATTATAGCACCTTTGTTTATGCTATCTGTAAACTGGATTTGGTAAGCCATTAGCTATTTCCTCCGCTAAGACTTTGTACTCTTACAGTATAATCTACTTGTATAAGTCTGTTTAAACTCTTTTGTACAGGATGAAATATAACATGTGTTAATAGTCTTCCATTTCCTAATACTCCGTCTGAACTTGCACTACGTAATCCTAATTCGTCAAATACAAAAGCATTATCAGCATCTGATGCTGTATCAAATGCATCTTGTCCGTTAGGCTCACCATAATCTAGCAAGCAGGAAATAACTATATCTGTATAGTTTGTACCATTTAAATGTCTTGTTTCAATTCTGTTTCTTGTAGGATCGTTATTATCAGTATTTCTATCATCTACAATTTTACTAAATGTTTGGTTATATAGTCCTGCATTAGTTCCTGTACTATTAGGTGTAAGATACGTAATAACACCTGTACTATCAATATTAGTACCGCCATTTCCAAAGCTCATAACCGCAATAGGACCTTGTCCAGCATTACCTAAACTTTCTGCAAGAGCAATACTCATGTTCTCATAGTGTATAGCATTCTTTTTGTTTACAAAAATTTCGCCTGACTTTGGATCATGTATCTTGATATGACCTTGTACATATACACCGCTATTTTCATTAATTTTGTTTGTCATTTTTTATTCCTACATGTGTATTTATTCGGGTAATTCACTTATTGCTCCGCGCAAGAAATTACCAATGTCATTTTGAACATCTTTAAGTGGAGTTCCTGGGTCAGTCCACAATTTACCTACTTTCCTAATAACAATTAGCTTCTGATTTTCTTTCATAGGTTCAGTAAGTGTTAAAATATTACCGTTTACACTAAACTCTGCTGGTGTATTTACGTCACCTTGTGGCGAATCAATAGCCAATGTTGGATCAAACTTTTGTATAGCATTTTTGTTTAATCGTTTGCCAGCGGCAAACACTTCAAATTCATTAACGCTTCCAGGTACAAAGTCAAGTGTAAATTCAGTTTGTCCTTCAGTTACAGGGTCTACTGGTGACCAAACAATAGTTTCGTCTTTGTAAGGGATATTTTTATCTATAGAGCCACCGTAAATTTTAGTTCCTACTGGATAAACTGGCTTTGCTCCTGTCCCTAAAGTTCCCCTTCTTAGTTGTCTAAGTTCGTTATTAGTTTTAGCAAAATATTCTATACGTTCGCCGTCAATCCATATTACGCCTGGCCTGTTAGCACGTTTGTCTGGGTTAGGTAAAAGCTCTGCGTTTTCTACTATAACTACTTTTAAGTCATCATATTTTAGATCTTGTGCTAATTCTATTCCTTGATTATTATCAACCCTCTTATAGTGTGTTCTATTCAATATGTCCTTGAATTGCTTCCATGCTATAGTCGGTGTACTAATAGGTGCTGTAAAATGTATTACATCAACAACATCATTTTCACTTGGTTCGTTTACAAGATGTATTATTCTTCCGTTTGGATCTAGTTTATAATCAACTGTAGGTGTAAGCATATTACCATTCAACATAACCCAAACATATTCTACGCCTAATGCAGGTTGTTGTAATAAAATTCTTCCTGCTGTTAGAGCATGATATTTAGAATAATTTTCAGATCCAGGTGTAAGAGTACTTCTATTAATAACATCATAACTTATTCTATGAATATCCAAAACGTCATGATTTGTAAATGTATACACATTCATTACAGCGTCTTCAGCTGGGGCTGTTTCAAATACAACTTGATCACCAATTATATTGTATCCGCTGTTCCTTAAATATATGCTTAAAACATCTCCGTTACTTACTAGATTATTTTCTAATATAATTGAACTTGTACCAATGTTAATTAGGTAGTCTTCAACTTGGGTAAGTTTAGATCCGTTTAAGTAAACTTCTAACTGAGCTGCAACAATACTCGAAGGTGGTACTTGGAATGTGTCTAGAGTATACTCACGAATTCTATCATTTGTGATTGTTAATACTTTAGAATAACCTGGCTTTTGTATAACTCCATCAATTTCTACAATACTAAAGAACTCTGCTGGTGTTGCATACTGAGATGCAATAGAAAGATTATAAACTGTACTCGAGCCGTCAGCAACTATAGAATCTTTATTAACTTTACTGTAATTAATTTGTGTATTATTAGAATATATTTCATAATCAAGTCTTGTACCAGCTACTGGTGCAATTGGTGAAAACTTAAATTCTATAAATCCGTTGTCACTTTTTCTTGCAATTAACTCTGGACCGTCTGGTATAATACCATCTCGTCTTAAAAAGATACTGTATCTATCATTCCACATAATTTGTGTTTCGTAAATATCTTTACCATCTTCTGTAAGAATAGTTCCTATATCGATAATATTTTGCCCGTTAACTCCTATAGTTAATATAGTCAATATTTGATCTTGAGCCAGCGCATTGTTAAATGTTATTTTTAAATTTTTATAATCTACAGTATATTCTGATTTATCAACTATTGTATTACCTAATTTTACAATAACAGCATCTTCAGAATTAGGAAGTAAACCTAAAGGATATTCTGTAGTACTTCCGTCTGTTAGATAATTTTGATTATAAACTTGACCTTGACCTTCACCTGTTCTTTCATAAACAGTAATATCAACACTATCTAAAACCTGTCCTGCTACTAATTCTTCAGGACCTTGGCTAGTAAGCGGAGTAACAAATAGATCACCGTCTAGTATTATGTCATCTGCATTTACGCCAGCAGCATTTCCATAATCTATAGTGCCTCCATCTAATTGTGTATCATATGAATCAGGATCAGGTAAGAAACTACCATCTGATGTAATCTTTCTTATAGTAAACACATCACCGTCATTTAATTCAATGTCGTTATCTGCTAAATTAATAATTGTAGTAACACCGTCGCCTGTTATTGTTTGTATTAGTGCATTTTGATTGTTACCATTTGGATATAACGGATCGTCAATTCTAATTGCTTGCGCTTGGCCAGCACGTTTTAAATAGACATTGTATACTATTTCATCTTCAAGTGGCTTAGATAACTCTACAGCAACAGTTGTACCATCAGCAATGAATACTTCATCTTCAAAAGTATTATCATAACTATCCCAAGTATCTGTACCATAATCGTCTACCATCCAACCTGATGTGCCTTCGAAACCAAAACTTTTAACTTCAACGCCGCCGTAGTCAACACCTGTCATAAGCTGGCCTAAATTTTTGCCAAGCATTCCAGTAGTTGGACTATAAAGTTGATTAATTCTATCTTGTGCATTAAGCATCAAAGGATTCTTTTCATATTCAACTACAATAATGCTGTTTAATTCAGGTGCTGTTGTGAATTGAATTTGACCAAACTGTCTATTGTATGTGTAAGTTTTATCTTCTATATTTGAAAAAGTATATTGACTACGTAATAGTAATTCACCGTTGACAGTAACCTTAACTTTATTTCTCTTTAAGTTCATAGGATACTTTAGTTGGAAAGTATCATTGATTGCTGTTCCTGTAAATGTTTCTGTTTCTGGCAATGACAGTATAAAGTACTCGCCTGAAACTCTATCAAATTTCATTTGAACATTTAGTGTTCTAACAACAGTTTCACCAATTTGTGCAGACGCAACGGCTGTTGTAGAATCATCTGCACCCGAACCTGATATTGTTACAGTTGGTGCGCTTAAATATCCAGATCCTGGATTAGTTACTATAATTTTAACTACTTTTCCGGCGCCTAAATACGCTCTTGCTGTAGCGCCGGTTCCGCCGCCGCCGGTAATTGTAACAGTTGGAGGAAATGTATATTTGCTACCTCCATCATAAATGTTAATACCTACAACTTTAAATCCATTATTATCTTTCCAATTTTTTGCAGGATACTCGTCAAAGAATGCATCAACACCGATAATTTCATTATCAATAACTTTAACAGGTTTTGTCTTAATTGCATTTTCACTAAAGTCATAGAATGGTGGTAAATCAAAATCTGCTGTAACTGTATTAGTATTTTCTAACTTATCATAAGAGCTTACATATTCTCTAATATTAGTTTTGTAAGGTTTAACTTCTCTAATATAATCATTGTAACTACTTAAATTATCATTTTGATAATTAATTTTTTCAGTTAAGCCGCCAACATTATGTTTTGCTTTAACAAAACTAGTTTTGTAAACCCAGTCAACATTTTGCTGTTCAGATAGTACATATCTTATACTTGCAAAGAATAGTTCTTGCCATTTAATTTTTAAGTCATCAACAAAAATGTCATTCTTCAAAGCTTCTAATATTTTTCTTGCTTCTGTAACAGGCTCTGTATCAAAGAATCTATTATCAAAACCTAATAAATCATAACCAACTGTATTTTCTACAACATCGTAAAGTTTGCTACTGATTTCTATAGTGCCGTTTTGTCTACCTATAGTTTCATAATCAATTGTATAATCAGCACTGTTAGTATTCTTAATACGTTTAAGTAAGAGCCAACCGCCTGTTCCGATATTTGCAATTTTAACAATTTGTCCGATTTTTGCGTTTGCCGATAAAAGCTGATAACTTTCATCAACACGATGATCAATTCTAGTAAACTGATTAGTGTTAGGTGCATACCAATCAATATATTTCCAATATGCTGTTGTATCAAAACTTGAAGACAATTTTCTGTCCCATAAGCCCGAAGTTGCATTCCAACTGTAAATAGCCCACTTATTATCAACAGTAATGTCATTTTCTACATAGATTGATACAGGTCTAACGGTAATAACAGTGTTTTCATCGTACCCTGTGCCGCCATTAATTATGTTTACTTTGTTAATTTGTCCTAGTGGATTAATTTCTAAATTAAAATCTAAACCAGTACCTTTACCTACAACAGTAAAACTAGGTCCGTGTCTAACTGTTGAAGTTTCTATATTATAAGTAGGATCTGCATATCCTCTACCTGTATTGATAATTCTGATATCAGTTACTACGCCGTTATGTACTGACGGTATTAAAGTTGCTTGTGCAATTTTGTTTGTACCAATAAATTGTACTTCGTCCAAAGTGTCTACTTTGTAATCATAAAGTCTTTCAGTAACAAATGGAGGTTGATCAACGCTATTTAATGTGTCAAAACTAAAGTCATCAACAATAATAGTTTCTTGCAAGGCAATATTAGCTCTTTCAATTACTTGCTTAAATGCTTCTTGTCTATTTACAAACCAACTTTGTCTAGGACTATTTAAATTGCCGTATTTGTCTGCAGGACTAAGTTCAGGATCAGGTACTGTACGACCCCTATCATCATAACCAATTAAACTATCAATCCATTTTCTTTCCAAATCTGCTCTAGGAACACTTGTTTCTAAACCTTCAGTGACCAATTGATATTCTAAATGTCTATTTTGCTCTTGTGTATCTTGCGTATAATAACTTACGTGCAGAGCTACTTCTTTATCTTTTATCAAACTTTCACCGTTGTAAATAACAAATCTGTTATCACTAAGTAGAGCAACAAACTGATATCCTTGTCCTCTTGGGTCTCCAATTAGTTTTGCAACTTCTGATGCCGGTAAACTTCTATCTTCTGTTGCGGGTATTGTTAATTTATTTTTTACCCAGAAGTAATATTTTGTATTAAAAGTTTTTGTTGCTGAATTATATGAAAGTTTTTGGCTATATGCATCTACACCATACTTAGATTGTCCGCTTATGCCTTGAGCGAAACCTCTAGCTGTATCTGCTAGTGTATCCCACTCATCTGGAGGAATAGAACTTTCTACCCACTCATAGACATCAACAGAATAGTTAGGAATTAATTTGCTCCAGTAGTTTGCTTGAGTGGCTACATCTTCTTGATATGCATTAAAGAATTTTGCGGTTGATAAATCCCACCACAATTTGCCCACATACTTTTCTTCCCAGTTGTCAGTTTCACTAAAGAAGTTTGGCAAACTTGTGACATTATATCTAGCTAAATCAATATTAGATTTAAATGTTAATTCTTGTTCAGCAGGTCCTGCTATCTTACCTTGCACAGGATCGATGTAATCAATGTATGATACTAATTTATCTGTAACAGTATTGTACAAGTAAACTGACTTAATTGCATTAACGTCTACAACATTGTTTGGTGTTCTAATAGTTGTCCAGGGTTTTTGATCAGCAGCAACCTTATAATCAACCCAACTACCAGGATTGATTCCTACTTCGTCTACATTAGGATCTCCAGGTATACCAACATATATGTGGTTTTTATTTGCTAACACTTGGTCGCCAAACCTACCTGCTTGTAATACTGTAGAATCACCGCCGTAGTCTAATTCTTCTCCAAGAATATATGCGTCTTTTATAAACTGATAAAGTCTTACACTTCCGCTGTCTATTTTCTTATCCGGGAATGTTGTAAATGTTTCATCAAAGGATGTTTCGCCGCTATCAAAGGTTGTATTGGTTATTATATCTCCGGCGCCGCTACTTACAGCAATCAAGTCATTTGTTGCGGTAACTTTAATACCAAATCTTTCAGCAGGTGTTTTCGTACCTGACAATGTTTGGTGTAATTCATACTGTAATCCGTCTTTAGCATAAACGTAAACTTTACCTGCATGATATGCATCTTCACTGTTTTCAGGATCTCCAATAACAATAATGTTTCCATTTTCAGATATATCTAAACTACTACCCCAACCAGTATTAGAAACTGGTGCAACAATAGTTTGACTTAAAACATATCTGTCATCTAGTATTCTATAAATTAAAACTTTGTTATCTTGGTCAACTGATTCATCTGTAATAATACTCGTTACAAGAATTTGTCCATTTTCGCTAACTTTAACTTGCTTTGAAAAATCAATGACTTGCTCGTTTAAATCGTCAAACACAGGATCATTGTAAATATTAACATCATTTGGAAGTGTTGGTAGATAATTTACTTGGTTGCCTAATATTTCCCATTTTAATAAATTTGTAGGAATAACATTTTTGTTAAAAGTCAATGCACTATACAACTGATTATCATATAATACAATTTCTCCAGTTTTGTAAATTGCATCCGGAGTGTATGGTCCTCTATAATGAGGATTTATGTCAAGAGCAAATCTATATGTTTTTCCGTATTTGTCAGTACCGTGTTTAATTACGGTAAGATTTTCTTTAGACCCTACATAGAATCTATATAAATCTCCATCTTGGCTTACAGCAACTTGTTTACCTACATTGCTACCTGTTGAACTTCCAGGAATAGTATATGTTCCTTGATTTGTCCAAACGCTTCCTACACTACTAAAGATACTATAAACACCTTGATTAGTAGGTTTGCTATCTGTTGATCCTGATGTATCTACAGGAAGATTGTAAACAAGTCTCCAGTCACTATTAGATGTGCTAGGTATGCTTGCTTGGGCTTCTGCTCCTGCTTCTGTTAAATTTTCTTTGTATATCCAAAACTCTTTGTTTACATATGCAAAAGTATTTAGATCAGCAAACTGTTCCAATCCACCATATGATTCAGGATGTGCAGGAAACGGTGTTCCCCTTTCCATTACAGCAATTTTTCCTGTATTTGATCCTGTTAAAGAAATTTTATTAATAGGTCCCATAATACGCAAGTTTGCTTGCGGTGGATTTCCTTCTTGTGTTTCTAATAGCAATCTATTACCTTGTGTAAAGTTTCCTGTAACTTCTTTAAGATATACTCTACCTTGGTTAATATTACGTCTTATATAATATGCTACTCGACCTCTTGCACCGGTGATCTCATCTCTAATAAAATCACCATCAGCTCCGCCTATGTTTACAATATTTCCTAATGTGTCTGTAAATACTTTACCCTCGTATGCAGGCTCAAAGAAGTCACCAACATCAGTATCTTGGTCTGATAATATATCAATATCTGCTGTTTGGAATTTTGTAAATGTAAAGTCAATATATCCTTCCCATACATCAATAACAGTATGCAAGTTATCATTTAGATAAGATGCTTCGATGCCAAGTAATGATTCGTCAACTGGATCTGCTTGGTCGTCGATAGCAACCCTAAACTGATCACCTGGTTGGTTAATTTCTCCAGCAAGCGTAGGTGGAACTCGCATTAGCCATCTTGGATCTAAAATATTTTGAATGCCGTCAACATCTTCGTTAATGTATGCTCCGCCTCTATGAGATAATATTCCAATAAATCCAGGTTCATCTCTATCTGGGAATAACGTACCATTTACATCATTAAGAATATTTTTATAAAAATTAGGAATTGTTCTTGCATAGGAATCAGTATTTTCATCATAAACTAGTATATCTCGATACACTAAGCCATAAGCAGGAACACCATAATCTTTTGTTTCTGTAAATTCGTCTGACGTAACATATGTACCATTAGTATTGATATACCACCAGCCACCGATGCCGCCTGATGTACCATTAAAATTAGGTTGGGTATATGTACCAATTTCAGTACCTGCAGCATTTGATATTGTGCCGTTTTCTGTAAATACACCATTAGTGTCTTTAGTATAAATTACTAATTTAAAATCTCTTGTAAATGTTTTGAAAACAGTTGCAGAGCCACTAGGTGTTGAAATAACATCACCTTCTTCAGGCGGGTCTGTATATGGTTCAAGTAGTAATACACTATCAACCTTTTCAATAATTTCATGTTCGCCGTCTATAAAAGAGCCACCCGGTTCGTTGTATTGTGCTTGCACATTTTGCGAATTGATTCCTGTGGGGAATAGTTCTACTGAAGTATTTGGTCCTTCATTTCTATTAAAGTTTGTATAAAAATTCCAATTTAGAACAAGTTTATCTTTTACTTTAGTGCCTCTATATTGATCAAAAGGCGCAGCTATTAATAAGTGATCTGTTTCGGTATTAGGTAAGTAAGGACTTCCTTGTAAAACTAATGTAAGTAAACTACTATCACTTTGTCTTTCTAAATTTGTATAGCTATCAAATGTACTAAATGCAACACTACTACTTTCTGGAGTAATAGTTCTTATAGACTTCCAATAGTTTTCATTAAACTTAACAATATCATTTTCGCTATATGCTGAAGTTTTACTATAATCTCCTTTATAACTAGATGCAACTCCACTTGCTGTACTAGATCCTACTATAATAAACTTTCCATCGGGGCTCATTGCAACACTTGCACCAAATCTATGATCGTCATCCATTGGATACAATGCTGTATCTAAATCTAATTCAGATTCGTATAAGAAATTGCGTAAATTTGACCCTCTTTGATAGGTATAAACTTTACCCTTATTATTATTTGCACTGTGATCTGCTATTGCTATTCTTGTATTAGCACTATTCACAGTCATTTCTGAACCAAACTCGTAAGTACTGGAAGGATCGTAATTTGCAGGGTTATTATAGTGATCTGCATCTAAAAATGCATCAGTTCTTTCAGCAACAAGCCAATCTTTAGTAGTTCCGTCTATCCAAATCTTTTGTTGATTTGCAACTCGATCTTCCATTACATAATTTGCATTTTTAACTGTATCAAATTTGACTGATCTTAATTTACTGATATATCCGTCTACTTCTTCTAATGCTTCTATGCTTTGATTTGCACTAGCAAATACATCAATTTGTGTAGGTCTAACTGTTTCTATAATGTAAAACGCATCATTTGCTGTTGAAGTGTTAGATACTCCTATAATATCGCCAACCTTAAATGAATGTGCTTTATTAAGATAGAAAGTACCTCCAGGATTTGCAGGTAATTCTCGTGCATCAGCACTTGCACTAAATGCTTCAATTTTAGTAACTCTTATATCTGTAGTAATATGCTGTACTACATCCCAGTCTCCAGTTTTTCCTGTTATCCATATATAATCATTTGCGCCTATTCTATCAATATTTGCTGTTAATATATCATTTCTGTCGTTAATTCTGTAAACTACATCACCTTCGTAAACATAACCAGCATCTCTTGTGTATTGATTATAAAGATCTACTACTGGAAATGGTTTATGATCGTAGTTTTGAGGCTTTTTATATATGTCACTAGGAGTTAGTTTATAAATAGTGTCGGTATCGTTAGCCGGTTTACTTAACACAAGCTCTATAGGCTGTGGATTAGTTTTTATTTCTGCTTCGTCAATTAGAAATTCTACTTCTTCAAAGTTATCTGTAGCACCATATTGTCCTAACCTAATAGCCCATTCTTCATAAAACTCTAAACTTTCTTTATCTGCGCTTGCTAAAGCATCAAACAGTTTTGTTAAACTATTTTTTGTTCCTTTATCTTGCAACATGCCTTGATAAAATTTATATTGACTTACATCATCATTAATAATATTTTCAAGATACTTACGTTTTTGATATCCTATTAAATGCTGAGCATGTTTTTGCTGTTCAATATCAAAATTATCTGTATCAAGATCATAAAAGTCAGCAAACTGATTAACTTTATATTCAAAGTTTGTTAATAGTTTAGATTCTGGTCTTTCACTTAATCTTTCCCATTGATTATCGATGAATACTTCTGTGCCACTGATATTGTTAGTTGCTACATAGTAAAATTCTTTGTACTTAATTAGTTTGCCGATACCATAATCTTTCCAAGGTTCCCAATCTCTTACTTCAGCTTCATCATAAATGAATCCTGGAATATTAAGGCCACCGCTCCAGTTGTCACTTCTATACCCTGTAACCTTTATACGTTCTTGTCTATAGCCCGCTTCTTGATCATAAATTACATCACCAAACTCTGTTACGTTGTCTAAAAGAATTACATGTTCTCGTTGTACTAACGGCAAACGTATACTATAAATGCCATCTGCTGTATTTTTTACAGACAACCCAAAATCATTTTCACTGTCTCGTGCAATGCTACTAAACGATCTGTCTAATTTTCTGCCGTCGGCCTTTAATAAACTATAATCATAAAAATCATCAAATATATTATCAACTACATGATAGGGTTTATTAAATTTAATTTGTTGAGCACCAGGACTAATCGTAAGCACACTTCCTGCGGCCCAATTTTGTGTAGTCCAGAACATAAATTCTTTAACACTAAATGTCCAGTCCTCAACTATTTCGATATCATTATTATAATATTCAAATATAAATCCTTGTGCTTTTAAATATGCTTCATATCCTAACAAGAAGTCTACAACCGCTTGTACACTATTAAGTTGAGTTCCATATGATATTGTTTTAACACGGTTAGTAAATTTACGTCTTAGAACACTATCTCTACCGCCTACTTGTGGCAATGCAGCAAGTTTAGACATTTTATCATCTGCAAATGTTGTTCCACTAACATGACTTTCTTTCACTCTATAAAAGAAACTATCAAACCTAACATTTTGTCCTTTAATATATTGCTTTCCATTATCCCAATCTACAAATGATTCCGATATGCCTCCAACATTGATACTAGGATCTGATTGTGTTTCAATTGCTTCAAAATAATCAAACGAACTTTTAGCCTGATCGTATCCTTTTATAATAAATCCGCCAGTTGCTTTTTCAATAACAACACCACTGTAGTTTGCAATAGTTACTGGAGTAGAGGTATTTAAAAATAATTTGTAGTTTTCTGGTGGAACAAATACATTGCCTTCATTTAGAGGTGTTCTACTATCTAAAATTAATTTAAATTTACTTTTATCAGTAAATCCTCCAACTTTTAATGCAAGTTTATTTTTTAGAGTAGTTAATGTATTTTGATATTCGTCATAATTTGTGTTTATATCACTTACAATATAATTGTAAATGTAGTTTACTAATCCAGAAGTTATGACACGCTGATTATCTGTATATGTATTTGGAAATACCAAATCTCTTAATCTTAAAATAGTATTTGACTCACTGTATACAATGTTGCCTACAGCATTTCTTGACATTCTTGATAAATCATAGCCTAGTCCGATTACTTTTGCTGGTTGATTTAATATCCAAGATGTAATTAACGCAAATGGATATTCACTACCACGTCTCCATGCTGTTTCAGTAGGTGTTTCGTCGCCAAATGTATATGCATCTCTAGCTCTAATAGCAACATAATTTTTTGCATAGTTGCTATCTAACGGACTTAAAAGTTTTCCGTTGGAATCTACTGGAATATGATTTAGTAAACCTGGTCTTTTGTATTTAGAATTTACTACTGTAGGTACGCCAGGTTGGCGAATTACACCATTTTGTAAATCTTCCCATAATACAAAATTGTTGGCTGTGTAGGGTGCCGGCCCGTATACTTCTTCCCACCATTTTGGTTTAATTGTAAAGCCGAGCATTTCCCAAGGATGAGTATGAGGACGATCTGTATCATAAGCATCTTTATAAACAGCTCTCCAAAAACCTGGTAATTTTTTACCAGTAGGTGAAGACATATTTTTATAATTGTATCTAAATGTAAAAGTGTCTTTATAAAAATCGTTATTGGTATAATTAGGATCGCCTGCGATAACAGTCCATTGTACAAAATCAGATACCATGCCTGTATCTATGTTTGCTCTTTCAAATCCTGTGTCTCTATAGTTTCCGCCTACAAAATCATGAATATTAAAAATATCAGGATTATATTCTTGCTTTAAGTTATTGTAAACTCTTCTTTCAAATTCTAATATTAAATCGTCTCTAAAATCGTCATATGCAAACACAATACTACCGTCGTGTCCTTGAATAACTTTTCTAGGTGTTTCATAGGTATCGTCGATAAAAATTTCTGGTTTGTACTTAGGATACAGTCCTAACTTTGTAGGAGTTGCAGGAACAAAACAACCGTCTGTTGTATCGTATTCGTATATTTCAAGCTCGTCTCCTACTTGTAAAGTTGTAAGTACTTTTACGAAACCTTCTTGTGTAAACTCGTAATCTGAGCCGTAACAAAGAGATTTACCATTTAGGTAAACCATTACGCTTCTGTTACTTAATTGGTCTAAGTCAAAGTATTCTGATAATGCAAAAAATTCGCTATCACTTGCTCTTACAATATGAGTTGTGCCTTTTGATGCACCATGTGGTATCATATCTGAAAAGTAAAATGGCATACCTTCAGTTTTTTGACTATTAATTTCTGCTATAATGTTATCAACATGTTGTTTTATTGGACCGTCATATCCTAAATTTTCAGCAACTTGAATAAACAATCTTTTAAACTTTGCGTATTCTAATCTTGCATATTTTAATGCCTTTATAATGTTTGCGTTTTTATCTGTAAGATGATAACTTGCAAGAGCAATTGGGCCAGTATGTTTAACAAATCTTGTTCCGTTTTTAACAATAAACCCTAAGTCTCTTAGGTTGCTTGATCCTGGAAAAATGTTTCCATTATAATCAAAGGTATTTTCTATTATTGTACCTACATGGTCATTTACTTCTGCAATAGTAAAATCTTTAATATTTTCGTTTAAAGGATTTCTTTCTAAATTATAAGCAAGTTCATAATACCCATTTTGATTAGATGGTGTCTTAGAAAAACATCTTAAAATTAAAATATCTCCAGTTTTAAGATTATCAGTAAAAGTAATATACGCAATACCATTAATTCTGTTGATAGTATAATGTACTTCTTCTTTCCTAAAGTAACTATTAACATAAACTTTTACTTCTAAATCATTTAAGTCACCACTACGGTCAAATACATCTACAGCAAAATCATTAAGTTGATCTTCTACATCATATTGTTTAATTACAGCCTGTTTACTAAGTTGATTTGCTTTTTCCCAACCATTTTTACTTTTAAAGTTCGTAATATTACTGTACTGTCTCAAGTAACCCGTTTCTGTATTGACTTTAATTTTTTCGTTATCTTGTTCGTATACAAAGGCATCAGTTACTAGCGGAAAATTAAATTGTATATCACCAAAGTTTTCTATAGCTCTGTATGAAAGAGGGAATCCTAATTCACTGTCGTTAGTACCAGTTCCAATCTTGTAAGCAAAAAGTTCTGTTCCTGCAAATGTTGATGCATTATAAGTTGAAAAACTATTTCCCATTGTATCAAATACATCGAACTTTGGTTGTTGGTTAACCTTTACTTTTTCTTGTGATGCAACCCACGATGTTCCGTCGAAGTAAAATAATTTACCTTTGTATATGTCTCCGCTTTTAACTAGAACAGTTTCATTTTCGGTTGGTATTGCATCATCATCTTCAATTAAACTTATTTGCCTTATATTGTCAATTAAAATAAATTTAACTTTGTAAATTTTTCCTCTAACAAGACGGTCAGTATCTGCATTAAAAATAACACGCATTCCGTCTGCAAGATTTACATTATCAATATTATAACCTGTAGAACCTTCTACTGTACTAAAAGCATCAGTAGTTTTATAATCAATTAAGTCTACATCATGTTTTGCTTGAGTACCATAATTAAATAATTTTAGTCCTGCATTAAATTCAATAATTGGCCTTGACGCCCTAGCAGATTGATCAATACTAGGAACACTATCATTATATTCTGCTGACTTTTCTATAACATCTCTATGGAACCATTTGTTATATCTTGACCATGCATTTCTATCAGGACTAGCTCTATTAATTACAATATAATCTTTTGTTTCTGCAAAGGCACTAGCATTACCAAATGGCAATCTATCAAATCCTTCGCTGTCAAATGGTACTAATTTATTTCCGACATAACTGGCAGGAATAACTAAATCTAATTCGTTAATTAATCTAATGCTTTCGCCTACACCTTCTACAAAAAATTCTTTATCTTTGTAAAACTCAGGAGTTACATTTCCAGCAAATTTTATTTTTAGTCCATTTGATAATGCAACCTTGTTAGCACTTGTATATTGCTTTTTACCAACAATTTCGTTAACATCTATTGATGTATTTTCAATTATATCAAATACTTTAATATACCCACTTGTGTTTATATCACTTTGGCTTACATAATATAATTGATCAGGTGCATTATACGGAACGGTGAATGTAATTTTACCTTGTTCAACATTAACTGGGTCAATTTCATTACCTTCTAAATCAACGGCTGTAATTCCTTGAACATATAGGCTAGAAATATTTTCAGAATCTCCAGATATAACTTTATAACTTCCGTCATTTTGTTTTTCAAGTGTAAACGGAGCATCTGAAAATCTTCTGTTAGTAGAAAACGAAAATGGATGGCCTTGAGTATCAATATCAAATGTATAAGTTTGTCCTCTGTATAATGTTAAAGCAGGATTAGGTTCAAATCCTGGAGGATCAAATTTATAAACTGTATTGTCATCTTGTACTTCAGTAGTTACTGTGTAAGTACTAGTTTCATCTTCCGACTTGCCAAAAACTGTTACAGTTTGAGGGCCATTAGGTAGCCAATAGTATTCTCTAAAGTTTGTAAATTTATCAAAACAAATATTAGGGTTCCAAGCATAGTATTCTTGGCTATTCATTAAACTATGATTAGCATTACTACCATTAAAGTTTTTAATTTGGTTTACATAGTCTGCATAATCAGCATAAAAATTTACATTACCTAAATCATCTACAGATACTGTGGCCGGTTCTAATTGCCTATTTTGTCGTTGTACAGTTACATCTTCTATGTAAGTATCATTAAGCCTATGAGCTTTAGAATTTTTTCTGCCCATATAGCCATTAACTTTTTCTGCTGATCCAGGTTGTACTAACTGATCTAATGTACTAGATAGAATCTTTTTATTTGCTTGCGTTCTAAAATACTTAGGTAAGAGATCAGTGCTTTTTCTTTTCTCTTGATCGCCTGTTGGCAATGGTGATTCTGTCTGATCGTTATCGTAAGCCATTAGTAATAACTTCCTCCACTATTTGGACTAGTTGAACTTACAAAAGAAGTAGAACTAGTTATGCCTACATTGTCTGTGTCGCTAGAAGTTACAACATTACCTGAAGCATTCAGTCTAGTTGCTGTAATTTCATCTATTAATTCTATGTTTGCTACTGTTGCACTATTGATAAAAATTTCATCCGGTTCACTTCTTATTTCAAACAAACTTCCAAATGCTTGTGTAATTTGATTTGGTACAATTACTACACTTACAAGATCAGGAGCAAGTCTGCTCATTATGTATGTTGCCAATTCTTGAAAGTAAAAAGTATCTCCAAAATCCCAATTTTCTAATGCAAAATATTGATTTATTGCTTCTATGCATCTTGTCTTAATATCGTTGTCATTTAAAACTAAGTCTTTATTTTTAACTAACTTAAATGTTGCTTGTAAATCAGTCTTTGCTGTAGAACCAAATAGTTCTTTATATTTTACAGGATGATAAATTACCTCATCACTAATAGATTTTATTTTGTTTAATTCCCTTCCATAAGTTCTAAATAATTCGTCCGAACTTGGTGGAAGCGGTTTTTGTGAAAGTTGGCCATCAATCCACAATCTATAATTTCTATCATATGTCTTAGTAAGCATAAACGTATCAATTAGATTACTTGCACTAGGATCAATTCTGTTATTGCTATCAGCTGTGTGTAAATAATGGAATTTAAGTTTATCTCTACCTATAAATGCTTTATAATCACTAATAGTAACTAATTCATTTTGTGATTGATTATACTGTTTGAAGGTATCACTTGACTGTAAGTAAAAAATATCACCGTCAGTATATGCACTAAGAGGACCTATACTTGTTTGGTTCAAAAATATCTTAATGTTTGCACTAGTTGCATCTACGTATTTGAAGTCTTCTACTCCTGTGCCAGTAATATATTTTTCTTGCATGATTAATTTTGTAAGAGGATTTATATCTTCAGCTACGATATGATCAAATAATTCAGGATCGTCAATGATACCATCATTATCTCTGTCAGCAAATGTAATTTCTATTTTCTTAGTATCTACATAACCTTCTTTGTCTCTATATGCTTCTAAGATATCAAAAGTAAAATCGCTTGTAAACGGTGATGTATTATCAGGCTGGGTGTTTATATTCAGTACTGTAATTTTATCTTTTTTAGTTTTTCCTGTTTTATTATTGTACATTGTGTCAGCACTGTCATAATAAAATTTAATTTCTTTATCGCTTTCAAATACATATTGTAAGCCACGGTAAGTAACTTTGTATGTTTCGCCATTTGTTTCAAATAATATGAGCCAACTTGCATCAAGGTTACTATTAGTTACATTACCTGAAAAGCCTGTACCAAAACTACTACGCTTATCTATATCCGATGCTTTAATTAGTCGCCAAATTCTGTTTGTTTGGTCATAACGCAAGCCAAAATCGTTGTAGGCAAATGCCTGGTCAATTATTTCAACTTTTACATCATCAGTAAGACTTTCTGCAAGTCTTGGTCTCACTTGAACTAGTCTACATCCTGTAGGTATTTTATCACCTAGTGCAATCGCACCTTGTATCTCAGTTAATCCTGGTTGAATACCGTTGCCTGAAACAGCAACTACTTTTGTCCATTTATACAAACTACTACCTACATGATCAGGAGTACCAGCCATTAAACTTCCATCACTCATAAAATGATATCCTTCAGGTGCTTGGAATTTAACTGATGTTCCTGCTTCAATATATTTTAAACTGTTAGTAGTAAAAGTTCCTACGTTGTATGCTTCACCGGTGCTCGATTCAAACTGTCCTGTAAATGTATTTGTGTCTTCACTTACTACTTTCCAAAATACATTCAAATCAAACGTATTAATTTTAGGAAACTTGTCTAGATAAAAATGCTTGACACGCTTGTTATCAAGAATAGGCTCAATTTGATTTATAATAATGCCTTCGATGTCTGTTTGTGTGTCAAAGTTAAAACTTGTTTTATCAATCGTGTATTCTTTATAAACTACACCATCATTGCCATATAAATTTGTATTACTATATTTTCCAGTTGCGTCAACTATATCAAAATATCTAGATATACCACTAGATGTTCTGTTAACACTTTTAACTTTTACAATTTCTTGACTTACTCCTAAAGGAGCAACGTTGTAATCTTCTCCTGTAATCATTCTATTTTGTGTATAGTATGTTGCAGGCGCATTTTGTTTAATGCTTAAATTTGTTTCTGTTCTGCTACCGTTAGCTACTGTAGTTTGCAGGCTTAGTGTAATTGTTAAAGTTTGTACTCTACCTTTTTTGCTAAGATAAGGAATACTAACAGTAATGTTACTAATTGCTGCTGGTGTTATCACCATATTCCTATTTTCGCTAACTCTATAATAGGCTTTAAAGTTACCTTTTGGTAGGTTTCCAAACACACCGTCTGAGAAAATTAAGTTAATGCGATCATCGACTCTAGTTAAAACACTGTAAATGTTTCTAATTTTTTTGTTTATACTATTATAGATTACATTGTTGCCTTCTACAGCATCTAATTTTGACCACAACTCTGACTCGTTGTTGTTACCGTCTAATTTAAATAACCACACATCAGAATCATTAATATTTTCAGCATCGATACCTACAGTCTGATTCGGTGAAGGTTGTGTAACACTAAATTGTCCGCTTTCTAATCTACCTTGTCTAAAGTGTGCAAAAAATCCTGTATTACTACTTCCTGGACCTTGTGTATCATTCCTATAAGTAAATGCAAAGTTATTTCCAGGTACAGGTGGCTCTTCAACTAGACTGCCATCTTCTATATCCATTGACACAACTTCAAATGGTGTGCTTTTTCCTTCTACAGGTTTTTCAAAACTAAAGACAGGAACATCTGTGTTAACACCGTTTACTCTATATTGATCAGTTTGAATTCCGCCTACTACTTCGCTTTTATTTGGTTTGCCAAATACGCCATTTACTGGTAATGAAGCATTAAGTACTTTAATAAACTGTTCATACCAGTTAGAGTTAGTACTGTCATTCCATTGAATTGTTTGTCCTGCTAGGTTTGTACCGTTAGAATCTATAATATCTTCTGTAGTTTTAATACCTGTAAATTTAAGTAGACCATTCGCTGATTGATTTCTACGAGGATTGTAGTTTAATAGCCTAGCTAATCTTAAAACAGATTCACGTCTTTCTGCAAGTTCTAAGAAGTTTTCTCTAGCGTTTAAGTCTATTCTAAATGATAAGTTTTGCCCGAGGAAAGCAATTAAGTCAATTAGTGCAAGATATTCACTAGATTCAATGTAATCGTTAAAATCTTCAGGATAATTAGTCCTGAGATATTCTATCATTGTTCTTCTTAAGTTATCAAAATCGTAACTTTGAAAATCGGCATTACGGAAAGATTGGTAGACTTTCTTCCAATCTTCTGCAACTAATAATCTGTTTTGTCTATCGGTAGCTGACATCTATTTTCCTCGTATAACGTATTTATTATAATGTGTTAAGTACGTGTTTAATTCTTTACGCAAGAAGCCCTGCTTCTCTATCAAACTGTAGTCTCATAGATTCAGCTATACTGTAGTTCAAGTATATTAATGTACACTCAATTTGTATTCCACTTTCATAAGTATCAACTACTACATTGTCTACTAGAACTCTAGGATCATAGTTTATGATCTGTTCAACATTTTCTACAATAGCAGATTTTAATGCTTCTGTAAGAGGATCAAAAAGAACATCCCATATTATTGTACCGAATTCAGGATTTTCTAGTTTTTCGCCTTGACGTATATGAAAATGATTTATTACGTCTTGCTTAATAACCGCAAGATCGTATAATCTAAAACCATCATTAGCAGGGTTTACTGTGCTAATGGACCTATAAGCCGCACTACTTGCAGGTTTCTTTTGTACTTTTTGACTTGATACATTTACTCTTTTGTAAATATTTTTTTCTAACGTGCTCATATCTATATTTACCCCCTATGCAAGTCCTGATTCTCGTGCATTTCTGACCGCTGCAACTAACTCTGTAGTGCTTATTAATGACCTGTTTAATCCATCACCTGCATAATAACTTTCTCCAGGATTTACAATACGTGATGCACCTTGTGTTCTTTGTGTAACTGGTAAACTTGCCCATTCTTGTGCAATAGCTTTTAAAAATGCTGACTCTGAAAGAGATCCTGCAACGTATCTGTCAAGTCCTCTGCCTTGTAGCAATCGTCTAGCCATAGCATCTTGTGTAGTAGGATCAAATTTATCTGTTCTAGATGCAACACCTAACTGATCTACTAGGTAGACTAAGGTTCTTTTAATAATTTGATACCTACCTGCAGCAGAGCTCGCAGAGCCTGCATCTACTGATGCTGTCTGCCAGTCGATAACTTCTTGTATAGTAAGCTGTGTTAGACTTTTTCCATAAAGTGTTTCAGGAGTAATCCTGCTTCCGCCAAATACAGTATTGTAACCTGCGCCTTCTGCTCTACTAATCATATCTAATAAATTACCGTCTGGGCCAACTGTTGAGAATGATTGTGGTGGTGTTAGAGTATCTCCGCCGGATCCTCCTTGTTCTGTAACTGGATTAACTCCACTAGTGTTAGGATCTAAGTTTGGATTAGTGCCGCCACGTGTTCCGTCTCCTGCGGCTCCTGCTGCTGTTGCTCCTGATCCTCCAGAAAAACTCTTTCTAAACGTATCTGCTGAACTTCTATATTGTGCAACACTAAGAACAACAGGATTAGTAATATCTGTTCTTTCGCTTTTTACCATTATTGGATCTAAATTTTCATGTTGATAATATGGCTCGTGTGTCGGCATTCTTTTTACGAAAGTAGAAATATCTGAGGATATGTCTGTTCCGGGTGATGTTTTTGGAACTGTCCAATTTTTAAGATAGATAAAATCTACAGCATCTTCTGCGTCAGTTGCCGCTGTTCCGTTTGTTGCTATATCACTATTAAGATATACATTTGCACCATCTACGTTAACATCTGCTGATGCATTTAAATCTATTAAACCATCTGTTGCTGTTAATTTTCCTACTTTACCAACTAGGTGTAAAGTTTCATCTGTGTTAACGTGTAAATCTTCTACTGTGCGGACATGACCTTGGGCATCTGCTAACACATATAAATTTGCATTTGTGTGATGATGTATATCTCCTTCTACAAGTGTTTTTTGATATCCAGTAACTTTAGTTTCTTGATATCCTTTTACATTTACAAGCATATTTTGTTCTGAAAGCATTTTTGTATCAAACTTACTTTCAATTTGTACGTTACCGCTACCTCCGTTACTTTGAAAGCCAGTATACCTAGCACTTGCTCTTACATTAACATTTCTGCCGCCTTCAATATTAACATCTCTATCTGCTGTTAAATTTATATCCGAGTCACTATGAATAGAAATACTGTCTAATCCGTAAACATCAATTTTACCATCACTAGTTAATTCAACCCATGCTGTTCCCCTACTGTTAGCAATATAGATAAAGTCTTCTGCATTATGCATTAATATCTGATGACCGGTTCGAGTTCTAAATCTCATTACCTCATTATGGGGTATAGTTTTATCCCCAAATAATTCACCGCCTTCTACGTTTGCATATATAGGAGGTCCTGCTGATGCATGAGATACTCTTAGTAATTTGTCATCACCGTCGTCCATAACAAAACTAGAGCCGCCTAAGCGATTAACAAATGCCGAGTATTTTAGTCCTGCTTCACCTTGTAATCCTCTTGGTGCGCCTGAACGCTTGTCAATTGGTCCTGGGGTGCTAATACCAAAAACAGAACTCGGAGCTTCTCTTCTAGCACTAGAAGTTGTTGTTCCTCTGTTTTCATCTCTAATTAAACCTTGTATTTCTAAAGTTTGTGAAAAATCTTTATTATATGGTTTAGGATATCTTGTTGGGTCTCTGCCAGAGCCTCGTTCAACTTTTTTATTATATTCGCCTACAGGTAATTTTAATCCTTGTAGATTGTCGGGTGTTGCTGCGGTAGTTATTTCAGTTGATGCTCTTCCATCAGGAACCATGAAATTCATAAACTTATCTTGAACACATCCTATCCAAAATCCGTTTGATATATCACCTTCTGCAAAAATAACTAGAACACGTGATCCAATATCAGGAGGAACAAACCACATACCATAACTTTTTTGAGTACTTGCATAACCGTCATTTGCCGTTGCTGTATCTAATGATGTTACTCCGTAAAACGGAGACAGATACCTAACCTCAATAGACGTTCCAATTTTTTCAGGTAAACTACCCGAAGTATTATTTTTCAAAACATCTACTTTAAGACTACCCATATAGGTAGGGTCAAGGTTACTTACAACTATAGCCTCGTAAGGACCAGTTCCTATATCATCTAAGTTTCTATAATTTGTACGTCTACTTTGTGGCAATTTTTAACCTCTAGATTTCAATTTCGTCACCAAATTCATCATATGTTGAAACAGGTGTGCTACTACTTACAGCTACTTCGTCGCCGAATTCATTATACGTTACACCACTACTAGTAGTTGTAACAGGTGTACTTACTTCTACACCCTGATTAGTATAAAAATTTGCTATAGCTCTAATTTTATTTCCTGCTTTTACATCATATAAGTTATCTAGTGCATCTGTAGGGAAATAAGGACGCAATGTGGATTCACCAAATTGTCCTGATTGGAATTGTTGCTCTCTTAATGCAAAATCGTTAGCAACCGAATTTACTCCGCTAACTCTAGAACCAGATGCTGCTACAAAACTTGCTTTAGGAGTTCCATCTGGGTTATGAGTTGCGGCATATCTACGATCCCAAGTTTCTTGTGCATTTTGTCCTGATGCAGGTCTTCTTCTTACTGTTTCAGATGATGGTTGAGGTTGTCTTTGTTCTGGCTCAGAAGGTGCTGTCTCTGGAGCATCTTCCGGTACACGTTGACCACTTTCCGGTGTGCCTGGTATTAAACCATTTCTAGGCCAATCTAATTGACCGCCTTCTCGTTTTGCCGCACTAAAATGCATCGCATCAATCGAGCTTCGCCAGTCTCCTCCCCAACCTAATCCGTATTTTTCAGCAAGTGCTTTCATTTGCGACCCTGTGCCGCCTTCTGGCATATCTGTGTATGGTTCAGGAGCATCTTCAGGTCTAGGTCTAATCATAGGGTTTTGTGTAGCGTTTATATCAATGGCCAAGCCACTTGCATGGTAACTAGGACTTGTACTTCCTCTAGCGTTTCTTTGAACATAACCGCCGAGTGATCTAATTTCGTATCCGTAGTCATTTTCTAGTTCGTCAATAAGTCCTTGAAAATTTTCTGCATAGATTGCCGCAACCTGTGTTGTTTTACCTGTAGAAGATCTTATAGTTGCAAGGGCTCCGTTTGAACCACTTGGTGGAACAATTTCGCTGTCTCTTACCGTTGTATTTTCTTGCGGATCAGTACCTACTTCTTCAGTTGGTTCGCCGTCTGCTGTATTAACACCCTCGCATGCAGGTAACTCTACAAGAGCTTGATCGTTACTTATACCTTCTGTACTTTGATTTCGTCTTCTTACCAATTCAAGGGTTTGAGTAAACTTATTTCCACTTATTCTACTATTAACAGTTATGACCTGGTATACTCCGCTAAAACTATCTACAGCAATAGTTTGTCCTGGAAAAAACATAGTACCATTATTGTTATAGTCTATAGGAGTTCTAAAGTTTATAATAACATCTATTTCATTTCTTTGATGATCTATAGAGCCGGTTGCTGTAATATTTTTTGAGCCTCCTCTCGGTGCTGTCCAGTTACCTACTCCGCTATCAGGTATAAAATACGGATCACCCCAAATTTCTAATTCTGCTGTTATAAGATCTGCTTTACTATTCAACAATGCATTATGAAACATCTTAGCAACAGCTTCGCCGTATTGTTTATTGTAACTACCGCCATTAAAATTACCGGCCCTCATTACACTCCTTGTTCTACCTTCAGGCACAGTTTGTCCTGGTGTAGGTCTACCTAGTGCAGGATCTCTTGGAGTAACAGTAATACTTTCTCTATCATTAACAACATCAGATGCTTGTAATTGGCCCATATCCATGCGTATTGCTTGGAAGAATGCTGCATTAAATTTTATTTCAAATCCTAACACATCTTCATTTTGTCCGCTGTAAATGTAATTGTATGTTTTTACACAATGCCTTGCTTTTTGTATCAATCCAGAATTTGCTTGGCTAGGAGCACTAAATCTACTTGCATCAACTTTGTAAGGTACTACATCAAATACATATATTTTTGGTGATTCACCTGTTTCTGTCTCGTGTGCTGAATCTGGTACTACATAACATTTAGCTTCAATTTTAAACCAATCTATTTCGCCCTTGTTGTCTACTCGTTGTAATGCAGATCTACCGTATTCACTAACAAGCACCATTTCTTCTATGACTTTAGTAATTGGTGTTCCTTGTGTAAATTTAAACGTTCTGTTAGTATCGCTAATTGTCATTTCTACACCGTTACGTTTGTAGACATTAGCTTCCTCGTCATATGTATATAATCCTAAGCCAAAAGGACTATCTCCGCCTGCGGTAAATTCTGATATCATAGAACTAGCACCAATAGCATTAAGATTAGTTATACTATCTCCTTTAAGTGACTGTAGCAAAGAATTGCTGCTTGTATCTATACCAATATTTCTAAAAAATGTTGTAAGGCCGTCTTCTTCAACTTCGGCAGCTTGCTCTCCTCGTCTAGAAGATAATGCTTCAGCATCACTAATAGTAGCTCTGTTTTCTGTTGCTGTTGGACTTATATTTCCAATATCTCCTGCTCTTGTAGTTGGAAATCTAATCAAATAATAATCTGAAGCCGGTGAACAAGTGTCTTCGGCAATTTGTTTTAATTTGTCATTTATAATTGTAGACAGTCCTTGCTCTCCTGTAGACAAACATTCTACAAGATCATTTCCTGTAATACTAACAGTATCTTGAAGTGTCATTACATCATCTTGAAATGTTTGTTCATTCCATGGAATGCAATTTACTTGATATGTACTACCGCCCGACTCTACATCAAATTCAACAGTTGTTAGTTTAAAAGGCAATTTTCTATTACTGTACGATACTGGTTTGCCGCCGTCGTCGTCCCAGCCTACAAAATCTAATTCTAACAAATACGGTGCTTGTAAATAGTTTTGAAATCCTGCATCAAAAGCCGCACTTTGTAAAGATTGTAAAAATAACCCCATAGAGTATGGCTCTTTTACACTAAAACTAAAATTAATAGCCTGTGAAGTACCTGTTCTGTTATTAGGAGATATTATAGATGTCATTTCAAAATCATCTATAAAATATTCTAAGTTACCTGCTTCCTCTCCTATAGAATCATAATAAGTTTGTATACGTTTATTATCTATACCGCCGCCACCGGATCTTAGTATAGTAAAATCTGCACCACGCTTAATATACGTCTCTGATGGATTATTTGCACTGTCTGCTGTTAATACACCTAAACTAAAAATACAGTTGTAACTTTGAAATTGTCTTAGCGGATTTTTTATTGTAACACCTGGTGCAGAAGGCTCTCTTTCTGGAGCACTTAGACTTCCTCTAGCAGACTCTGTAAATTTTTCTACAAATTGTTCAACTTCTTGTTCTACAGACTGTAGTGTTAGACTATTGATTTGACTTTCTAGATCTGCAACAGCCGAGTCTATTCCATTTGCTAAACTTCCTGTTAACGGAACTACTTGATCTACTAAATTCTGTGCTTTGCTTGCTAATGAATTGCCAAAGCCGTTTGCAAACTGATTTAAACTAGGAGGAAAAATAGCACTAGGATCGTCAATATTTGCCAAAGACGGTATGCTGTTTCCAAGACTTGCTATTCTATTTTGTAACCCAGCTGTGTCAAGACCAATGCTATCTGGAAGTTGTATGTTAATCTTAGACGATGCATCAAACACATTGCGTGAAACTAAATCAAATTGTTCAGTTAACGCTGCGGTATCGACGCTTTCAACAGCTTCGCCTAGACTACTTGCTAATGTCTGAGCTTTGTTTGAAATAATTGCACTAGGATTAATCATTTATATTCCTAACACTCTTTTTAAACTATCTGGTTTTGGCAGGTATATAGTTGTTCCTGCAACCATATCAAATACAGGATCTTTTAAAATATTCATATTGCGCTGTGCAAATACCCACCATAGTTTAGGACTACCATAATAGTCATATGCAAGTAAATCTGGTCTGTAAGTATACTGTGTTTCTATTGTATATTGTACATCATCTGAAGATGACGGAATTGGACGTATTCGTAATACATCTAATGCACCTGTTCTTGTATAGCCTGTTTTATGCCAAGGACTAGAACTTTTATAATTAGCCATTAAATAAAGCCCTCCCCGCCGTTAACATATCCACCGTTAACAAACTTTTGTAAATTAAATTCACTAACACGTCTTCTTGAAAATGTAGGTTTGAGTGTTATACTTATTTGTGAGTTTGATGGCGCCCAAGTTGTTGCACCATTTTCTGCTCCTTGCAAATCAACAGCAATATAATCAACATCTGCTGGTAAGTCTACTGTAAAGTTTGAAATAACTACAGGAACATTGTTAAAAACATAATCTCCGTATCCGTTTAATCTAACAACAGGAGGAGGTGCTCCTGCGTTTTCAGAACTTTCACCATAAAACATTTTTGTAACTGTTCTTAGATAATGTATAACAGCTACCCAATATCTTCCTTCGTCTGCATTTTCTACAGGAAATTCGCCTGTAATAATAATATCGTCTGCTTGACTGTTTTCGTAAACCTGGAATGGATAGTTTGTATGCACAGGCTGTAAAGTATTGTAATTTGCACTGTGGCTTATAATAATAGTAGGCGTTAAAGGAAAACATAGCCCGCCTGTTGCAGCTAAAGGAGACAGTAGTTTAGCATCTTTTACATTTGGAGAAGTTGGCATTGATAGTTTTACACGCCAATCAGCATCTTTTGCTGTAGCAGAAAAACTTTTACTAACATTTGATTCTACACGACCTGTCTCAGCTGACGGTAAATTTATACTTCTTATAAGTTTGTTAAATCCAGTAGCGCCAAAGGCAAACGATGCTGCATCTTTAATTGCATTATCAATGAATCCTACACCTGTGTTGAGTTTATCTCCAATAAAGTTTTGTACTGACGCTTCTGCATCATTTTGTAGTTGAGTCAGGGCTCTATTAGCCTGTGTCCTGACCGCTCTGCCTATACTGTCAAAGGGATTAGTTGCCATTCAGTTCTCCTATATGTATTATTTAGTTGACATAATTAAGTATGTAGTTTATAATATGACTATTAAACTTGGAGAAACATGTGCGATCTAGAAATTATTTAAACAACAAGGATATCTTATCAGAAATCCACAAATCAAAGAATACGTTTAATAGCTATATAGACCCAGAATACCATCAGTACGATATTATTCTTACAGATATAGAAAAGGTAAACAGATTAACTATTGCAGAAGCAAAAAGAAACAAAGCAAAGCGTCTAAGCAATGCAGACTACGAAACCCGCAAAATGGCCGGTGAAAAGGTAAAACAAGCAGATTGCGAAGTTGACTGGAAAAAGATTACAAAAGAAGAACTAATCTTCCGTATTATGACATTTGATCATATTCCAGATGAACCTGGAAGAAAGAAAAATCCTAAAACTATAGCAGATCACAAGGTAAAATTAAATTTTCCTCCATTTCAACACTATAAATTTAACGAAAATGATGAACTAGTGTGTGTAGGCAAAAGTCATTGGCAAGGCGGCATGGAAAACGGACATTTTGATCATAAACACGGTAAAGCAACTAACAAACTAGCAACTATGTGGTTAAAATTAGTTGATAGGTATGCAACTAGAGGTAACGTTAGAGGTTATACTTACAACGACGAAATGAAGGGGCAAGCAATACTACAACTAGCACAGATAGGACTACAGTTCGATGAATCTAAAAGTAATAATCCTTTTGCTTACTATACCGCTGCTGTTACTAATTCATTTGTTCGTGTCATTAATATAGAAAAACGTAATCAAAATATTAGAGACGATATTTTAGAGATGAACGACTTAAACCCATCATACACACGACAAGCACAAGGTGAATGGGAAGCCGCTGTAAAAAGAAATGAAGAACTAAAAACTTCAATTTTCCAAGAAAGAAAAGTGGTTGACAAAGATTAACTTTTGTTATATTATAAACTAAAAGCCTTACGGAGGACTCAGTTTGTTTAAAAAAGCCGCTGTGTTTACTGATATACACTTTGGTCTAAAAAGTAACAGTCGCGTTCACAATGACGATTGCGAAGAATTTATAGATTGGTATATCAAAACAGCAAAAGAAAACGGATGTGAAACTGGTATTTTCTGTGGAGATTGGCATCACAATCGAAACAGTCTTAACCTCACGACCATGGATGCTACTATTAGAAGTATGGAAAAACTTGGTAAAGCATTTGACAAGTTTATATTCTTCGATGGCAACCATGATTTGTACTACAAAGATAAAAGAGATGTAAACTCTACAGCGTTTGCAAAACACATACCAGGAATTACATTTATCGATGAATTAACTGTAGAAGACGATGTTGCTATTGTCCCATGGCTTGTAGCAGACGAATGGAAAAAAATACAAAAATGTAAGGCAAAATACATGTTTGGACATTTTGAACTTCCAAGTTTTTACATGAATGCTATGGTTAAAATGCCTGATCACGGTGGTGACTTAAACAAAGAACACTTTGCTAATCAAGACTATGTCTTTAGTGGACATTTTCATAAGCGTCAAAATCAAGGCAAAATACATTATATCGGTAATGCTTTCCCTCACAACTATGCAGATGCATGGGATGACGAACGTGGTATGATGATTCTTGACAAAGAAAACAACAAAGAACCAGAGTACATCAATTGGCCGGATTGTCCTAAGTATAGAACTGTTAAACTTTCTAAACTAATCGACGAACAAGACACACTTATAAAAAGCAAAATGTACCTGCGAGTAGAACTTGACATTGATATCAGTTATGAAGAAGCAAGTTTTATAAAAGAAACATTTATCAATCAGTATAACTGTAGAGAAATTACACTTATACCTAAATCACATATTGAAGAAATTAGCACAGACTTAGACATTAGTTCATTTGTTAGTGTTGATCAAATCGTTGCAAGTGAGATATCTGAACTAGACACAGACTCATTTGATAAGAAAAAACTTTTGGAGATATACAACGGATTAACGCATGATTAAAATTAAGGACCTAACCGTTAAAAATTTTATGAGTGTTGGCAACCAAACACAAGCGGTTGACTTTGATAAACAACAACTCACACTAGTACTAGGCGAAAACTTAGATCAAGGAGGTGACGATTCTGGCTCCCGTAATGGTACTGGTAAAACAACTATAATTAATGCGTTAAGTTATGCTCTTTACGGCAACGCTCTTACGAACATAAGAAAAAACAATTTAATTAACAAGACTAATTCTAAAGGAATGTTAGTTACACTTGCTTTTGAAAAAGACAGTGTTCAGTACCGAATTGAGAGAGGTAGATCGCCAAATGTTTTAAAGTTCTATGTCAACAACGAAGAGCAAGTTGACATAGACGAATCTCAAGGTGATAGTCGTAAAACACAGGAATCGATTGATTCTTTATTAGGTATGAGTCACGACATGTTCAAACATGTTGTAGCACTTAACACTTATACAGAACCGTTCTTAAGCATGCGAACAAACGATCAACGTGCTATTATAGAACAGTTACTCGGAATAACTATACTTTCTGAAAAAGCAGATCTTTTAAAAGAAGAAGTACGAAAATCTAAAGACGAACTTACGCAAGAAACTATGCGTATTGATGCAATACAATCTGCTAATTCTAAAATTGACGAAACTATAGAAGGTCTTAAAAGCAAGCAAAAAGCATGGCTTTCAAAACGCACTACAGATGTTGTAAAGCTAAAGGAATCTATCGAAGAACTTGAACACCTTGATATTGATGCAGAACTCGAATCGCACGAAAAACTAGCAAACTGGACTGAGCTAAACAATGCTATTTTGGCTCTTAATAAAGAAAAAAGCACACTCGAGACAGCACAGTTACGTGCCAGTAAGTCTGTTAAAAAAGTCGAAAAAGACATCTTAGAACTAGATAGTGCTACTTGTTATACATGCGGACAGTCTTTACATGCAGACAAAAAAGCAGAAATTTTAGATAAAAAATCTAAAGAATTAGTTGATGCAGACGCATATCTTACAGAAATTACAGACAAACTAAACAGTGTTGAAAAAGAGCTCGGCGATATAGGTGATATCAACGGACGTCCGAACACGTACTACGAAACGTCTAAAGAAGCATATGATCATAGAAACAATGTAGACACTTTAAAAAATGCTTACGAAAACAGAAAAGATGAAGTTGACCCGTATCAGGAACAGATTGACGATCTTGAAGCTAGTGCAAAACAAGATATTGATTGGTCAACAGTTAACGATATAACATCTACAAAAGAGCACCAAGAATTCTTGTTAAAACTTCTAACAAACAAAGACAGTTTTATACGTAAAAAAATTATCGATCAAAATCTAGCATATCTAAACAATAGATTAACATACTATCTAGATAAACTAGGTTTGCCGCACACCGTAACATTCTTAAATGACCTTTCTGTTGAAATTACACAGTTAGGTCAAGACTTAGACTTTGATAATCTATCACGTGGTGAACGTAATAGACTTATACTAGGACTAAGTTTTGCCTTCCGTGACGTTTGGGAAAGTTTATATCAAAATGTTAACTTACTATTCATTGACGAACTTATAGACAGCGGTATGGATTCCAACGGTGTTGAAAACAGTCTTGCTGTACTTAAGAAAATGGGCAGAGAAAGAGAAAAAAATATCTACTTAATCAGTCATAAAGATGAACTTATTGGCAGAGTTAACAACGTTCTTAAAGTTGTAAAAGAAAATGGATTTACCAGTTACGAAAACGATATTGATGTAGTTGAATAATGGATGATACTCACGATAAACTTGTAAAAGCATATTTAGAATATTTTGAAGAGAACGAAAAATTTGAATCTCGTAATTCTGTGCGAACACACGGAAGTGCAAGACGTGCATTACGTAACATACGTACACTTGCAAAATTACGCATGGATGAAATACACGAAAAACACTTAAACAAGGAAAAAAGTCAAAACGAACCTAGCGACGATTAAATGCTAGGTAAGTACCTACATGGAGTGGACTTATAAAGGCAAAAAAATTGAAACCATACCAGAAGAATTTGAAGGCTTCGTATATCTAATAACGAATAAAAAAACAGGGCAAAAATATATAGGCAAAAAACTAGCAAAGTTTAAAACTACAAAGCCACCTCTTAAAGGCAAAAAGAATAAACGTAGAGGCTATAAAGAAAGCGACTGGAAAACCTATTGGGGTAGTTCTGATAGATTAAATGCAGACGTTAAAGCACTAGGCGAAAAAAACTTTACAAGAGAAATATTATACCTATGCAGAGGCAGGGGCGAAATGTCCTACATTGAGGCAAGAGAGCAATTTGACCGCCGTGTATTAGAGAGCGACGAGTATTACAATGGAATTATTAATGTTAGAGTTGGCGGTTCCGATAAATTGCGCAAGGCTTTGCTAGAACACACCATCAAGGCAAAACAATCCAACACCTAAGGTTGGCGGGCCAGTTTGAAAATACCGCTGTGGAAAAAGCATCCTTGATCGGAGCACACGTAACATACTGATTGACACACCAGAGTGTGGAAGCCATCAAACAAATTGGGCTCACTAGTTGGTATAGATAGATTGTTGGCTGTCGAAAAACTGTACATTACACATAAAAACCCCTTAGCACTAGGAACGAAGCGGGGGATAATGTACTGTATAGAAAGCATAAAAGCGTTTTACGCACTCTATATAGTACATGATGTCGACGTAGGTTGGGAAAGGTCAGAGCCCATTGTGTAGCAGATA